TCACTCTCCATCAAATATTATAACCACAATGTCAATAATCCACGCAACCGCTCTTCTGAATTCCGAAACGACCTGCCCTCTTTTATATGCAATCTCATCCATTCTCTCATGCTTAGGAAGCATGAATACGAATACAGGTGTCATAACAAATCCTAACATTCCACCAAGCGTGTTACATATAAGGTCATCCACTTCAAAAAATCTGTACGGATATGGATATTAATAAAAGAACATCTGAATTATTAATTAATAAGATGCTTAACGCACAAAATCCGAACTCAAAGAGTTCGGATTTTGCATCAAAAATGGACCAGAGGGGAGTCGAATTCTTCGCTCCGCTCCGGTCGGCGCAAAGCCGAGGTCCACCGGACCTCGTGCGCCCCTGTCCAAAAACCCGGCTACGCCATGTTTTATCCATTAATAAGACTCCCCTCTGGTCCATAGGAAAAAGGGAGCGAAGAAGCTCACGCTTCCTCACTCCCTTTTCCCTATGGACCAGAGGGGAGTCGAACCTTTCGTCAAACTCTTGTATCCCTTGATTTTACTGACTTCCCAATGTATTATTTTGTTTTGACGACACTTTGACGACACTATTTAGCAAACTTTTACCATATTCATTGCTATTGCTTCTTGCTCTTTAATTACATGAATATACTTATTATATGTGATGGTTATATTAGCATGTCCTAATAGCTTACTTACAACTTCAATTCCTACACCATTTCTTAATAATGTTGAACCAAATGTGTGTCTTAAAGTGTGTAATGTTATATGTTCGTCCGATTTAATATTTCGTGTTAATCTATCAAGACTACGTTGAAGATTCCTTGCACATTGTCTTGTGTTATTTTTACAACAACAAAAATAATCACTATTTATGTTGTTTCTTTTGTCGTATTGTTTTAGTTCTTGAATATAATACAAAGTATTTTCGTTAAGTTTTAGATATCTTTCACCTGCAACAGTTTTTGTGGAATTTTTTAAAGCTAAACTCTGTTTTTTACATTGCGAATCTAATGCAACTTTTGTCTGTATTGTTTTATTAATTTTAACTATATTATTTTTAAAATTAAAATCATCCCATGTTAATGCAAGTACCTCGCCTGTTCTCAACCCTAGATTCAACATAATAATTAAAACTAAGAAGTCTCTTCCTTTATATTCATCTATCGTTTTGTATTTGGATACAGCTTCTTTTTTAAATTGTTCTAACTGGTTATCTGTTAGAGAAAACTGTTCTTTAGTTTTAATAACAAGATAACTTTCTGTCGGTAGTTTAATGTCACTACATGGATTGTTAAATATAATTTTTTCTTTAATTGCTGTTTCGAAACATGGGTTTAATAATTGTATGATTTTTTTTAATCCAGACAAAGCCAATGGTTTTTTTCCTGATTTTAATGGAGGATTGGCAAATTCCTTAATAAAAACATCTATGTCTTGTGATGTAATATCACAGATATATTTATTGCCGATATAAGGTTTAATTTGATGTTGATAAACACTGTATAACCTAGTGTAACTAGAGCCTTCAATTGTTCCAAATTTATAATTACTTAGCCAATATTCTACATAATCATTCAGCTTGATTTTTTTTGTTTCTTTAAACCCATTATTAATTTTTTGAAGATAGGATTTAACCTTATTTTTTACTTCTACTTTTGTATTACCATAAAAGCTTTTTCTAATACCATTGATTGTAATTTTAGCCTCAAACCTATCATCTTTTCGTTGCATTATATTCATATTATTAATAGTTGCCGATATATTGATACTATTTATAATTATCACACCTTTCTTTTACATCAATATAAGGGCAGTACAATTATGAGTTAATCATAATATGTCTGCCCTATTTTTTCAATGATTAATAATATATTTCTTCATTGATATGTTCCTTGATCCATTCTTCTAATATAGAAAATGTTGTTATATAATCATTGCCAATTTTCATTAATGGTAATTCTCCTGATTTTATTAGTTGTTTTATCTTAGTTTTTCCAAAAGGAAGAATGTCATATAAATCTTTTTGGCTTAAAACCTTATTTTCCATATTTATGCCTTTCCTGAACTACCAAAGCCACCATTTCCTCTAACTGTATCACTGAGATTTTCTTTCACATTAAATCCAAACTGTTCTACTGGCTGAATAATAATCTGTGCAATTCTATCACCTTCAGATACCGTTCTTACTTCATTACTCTGATTATATAGTGCAACCATAATATTACCTCGATAGTCTGAATCAATCACTCCGACCTTATTGGCAGGAGCTAATCCCTGCTTGCAAGATAAACCACTTCTAGCATAAACAAGACCGACATATCCATTAGGTATTTCCATCACAATTCCTGTGTCAATAAAAGCTGTTTCGCCAGGAAGAATCTCCACTCTATTTTCTTCATTATGTATTACTGCATATAAGTCTGCACCTGCTGCAAATTCACTACCATATGTAGGGATCTTTGCATTCTTATCTGTTTTCTTAATATTAATTATTTTCATACGCTTTTAAAATTCCCTTCTTTATAAGTTTAATAATCTCAGTGTTAATATTCTCTGTTATTACCCTATTCACTTCGCTATTTTTTTCATTGTAGTATGGATAATATGTAGAACCTTCTGACTGAATATCATAAGTAAAAATATTCTCTTCCATATTTATATAAAAATACACATATATGGTTGTTTTATCGTTCCATTTATATATAGGAACATATAATCTATAATCACCATTTTCCTTATATCTAAATCCGTAATCAAGCAACTTATTTTTGGTTACAGATTTATTCACTTTAATTCTTCTTACTTCACCCATCATTACATCTCCTTAATTTCATTCTCAAGATATTTGAGATATTCGTCCCATTTGCCAATCATGTAGATATACTCCTTGCCTTTGACACATTTAAGTCTCATATCTGATTTAATATTCTCCCAATTGTTTTTCTTTGTAACCAAAGTTTGTAAATAAGAATGTGTTATTCTGCTTAAGGTTAAAAGCTTCTCAGGAGGAATTTTAGACACGATTTCTTTGTACTGTGTCAATTTATCATCTGGGATTTTAAAATTAGATTTTGGAAGATTTTTGGATGAAAAAGGACTTATCTGAGAGCCTGATGTTCTTGGTTTTAGTAAAGGAATAACCTTGTCTGAATTGACATATTTGAACTTAAATAGAATTTCAGAATCCGTTTCTTCAATGTCAAATATAAGAGACGGATCAGATTGCTGAATTATTTTAATAATATTATGTCCTCTTATTAAAGAAGGAATATATGCTTGTAAAGTATTATGTCCATAATAGAATACCTTGTTGCCATATTGACAAGATATATAACAATCAATATCTTCTAATGTGCCATTGAGCTTACGATTAAAATCGTTTGTATCTTTATTTACAGGACACAAGATTCTATATTTTCCTTTAAACTTATCATATAAATATCCTATAGTTGTTCACCTCTCTTATTAATACTCTTCATATTCTTGTTCATCACTTACTTTAGGGGCGTTCTTTTCTGCTTCTAAGACAGTATCTAAACACTCTTGTTTTGTCTTAAATATTGTCTTATCCAGCTTATTGTAAGAAAATAGATAAGCATGTTTATCACGCTTATCTGTTCCAACGAAGTAATCATCTCTAACTGTCCTTACATATAGGTCACATACTTCATATATTCCTACTGGCTTAAGCATTCGAGCATAATAGACCATTTTACCTTTTTGAATATCTGTTTTGTTCATTATTCTTCCTTACCACCATTTTTTACAAATTCTAAGGCGTTATAAATACCTACTACGTATCCTTTAATACGGTCAAACTGCAAAGGATTTTCTTTAACGGCTCTTTTCTCTACATCTTCGGCAAGCTTTAACTCTTTTTTCAATCTTTTAATAACCCTTTTATGGTTTTCAAGTGACTGTATTGCTGATTCAATAGCTTCAATATGTTCACCTGTAGTTCCTTGTATATAACATAAATCGCAGTTGTCACATTTCTTATTATTACAATCTTCATGAATACCCTTAACTTGTCTTTTCTGGCATTTAAGATATGCTTTTAATTTTTCTAATGCTTCTTTATCATTCATAATTATTCCTTAATTACTCGCAATACAAAACCATTTTGTTCTGAGCAAGAGATTGTTTTACATCAATAACTCTTTGGTTTTTCGAACCCCTCCACCTTAATGTAAGGTCTTTTTGCTCATCTATATATTCTCCGTCAACCACGATATTACATAACTTAATGATTTCTCTGCGTTTAAAATTATTTAATCCTTCTTGAGATAAACATAACGATTGTTCTCGAAAGATTTCTGAATAAGAATACCCTGTATACAACCAGATAGTTTTCTTAGGAAAAGAATTGCGGACTTGTTTGATTAAAGATAAGATTTCATCGAGATTCTGTTCAGCTAAACACTCGCCACCGAGGAAAGATATTCGCTTGATATATGGTCTATTAATAAGTTTCATGAATTTGTTTTTTGTTTTTTCTGTCCATTCCTTACCGCCATTAAAGTCCCATGTATCAGAATTAAAACAACCAAAACAGTGAAATGGACAACCTTGAACGAAGAGGGAGACTCCTACTCCCTCTCCATTTGAAATATCAAGGTTACGCATACTTGAATATCTCATATTATTCCTCCTCAATGTCGTCAAGATGTGGTACTCTATCATGAATATCACCAAGTCTACCTTGATTCCATCCATTGCGTGCCGTACCTTTGTATCCACAAGTTCTACGAGTAATATCCATAGTTCTTACATCTCTATTGCCACAATTAGGACACTCCCAAATTAACTTACCACCTTCATCAATAAGTTTGATTTCTTTACTCCATCCACATTTCTGACAATAATCACTCTTAGTATTTAATTCAGCATACATATTATTGTTATAAATGAATTTCATTACTTCAAGTACAGCAGGAATATTATTCTCCATATTTGGACATTCGATATATGAAATACTTCCACCTGGACTTAATCTTTGGAATTTAGCTTCAATACGAAGCTTCGCAAAGGCATCAATATGTATAAATACTGGGATATGATAAGAATTTGTGATGTATGTACGATCTGTAACTCCCTCAATAATGCCAAATCTCTCTTTAAGTTTTTTTGCAAACTTTTCCGTAGTCGCCTCCAATGGAGTTCCGTATAAGCTGTAATCAATATTTTCATCTATTTTCCATTGAGAGCATTTATCATTCAATGCTTGCATTACTTCAAGACCGAATTTTTCTCCAATACCTTCATCACAATGATAATGTCCAGTCATATACTTAACACATTCAGCAAGCCCTGCATAACCAAGGGATAAAGTTGAATAGCCACCAAAAAGTAGTTTGTCAATAGGTTCACCCTTTTTAAGTCTTGCAAATGCTCCGTGTTGCCAAAGAATAGGAGCAACATCTGACTTTGTTCCACGTAATCTCTGATGTCTAATCTTTAATGCTTTGTGACATAACTCTGTACGTTCGTCAAATATACGCCAAAATTCATTGAAATCTCCACCTGATGATAATGCAATATCTGGTAATGATACAGTTACAACACCAGAATTGAAACGTCCATAGAATTTTGGTTTACCATTTTCATCATGCCATACTGTTAAAGCACTTCTACATCCCATTACAGGATAACAGTTACCATCTTTCATCTCTTTCATAATTTTTTCTGAGATATAATCAGGAGTTAATCTTTTCATAGAACATTTAGCTGCCATCTCAGTAAGATACCAATACTTATCTTCTTCATGAATATTGTCCTCCTGAAGAACATAAATAACTTTTGGAAATGCAGGTGTAATATAGACACCTTCTTCATTCTTTACACCAAGATAACTTTGGCGAAGTTCCTCTTCAATTAACATGGCTAAATCATCTTTTTCTCTCTGATTATGCGCTTCATTGAGATACATAAATAATGTAATAAATGGAGCTTGCCCGTTAGTTGTCATGAGCGTTGTGATTTGATACTGAATTGTCTGAATACCTTTTTCAATCTCTTTTTTCAAGCGTTCTTCCGCAATTTTATTTATTACGTTCTCTAATTCTTTTCCTTCTAAAAAAGTATTAGCAATGTCACATAACTCATGTTCTACTTCTTTTTTAATTTTCTGTCTTGAAATATCTACGAATGGAGCAAGATGTGCTAAAGATATACTCTGTCCACCATACTGACTTGAAGCGACCTGTGCAATAATTTGTGTTGCAACTGTACATGCTGTAGAAAAACTATGTGGTTTTTCAATCAATGTTTCGCTAATTACTGTACCGTTTTGTAACATATCCTCAAGATTAATAAGACAGCAGTTGTTCATATACTGAATAAGATAATCAAGATCGTGTACATGAATCAATCCATCATCATGAGCTTGTACTATCTCAGGTGGTAGGATATACCTTCTTGATGCATCCTTACTTACAATTCCTGCTAAATAATCTCTCTGCGTTGTATTAAGTCTTGGGTTTTTATTAGAGTTTTCGTTATTCCAATAGTCACTTTCTCCACTCAACAATTCTGTGATTTCTGTATCAATTGTATTCTCATTTTCTCTCTGAAATTCACGAATACTTCTATATCCTTCATATGCTTTTGCAGTAAGTCTCTGTTTCTTTGTAATCAATTTATCATAAACCATTGATTCAATATCAGAAATACTTACTTCGTCTTTACCTTTACACTCTTCTTCAATCTCATTTGCAATGTCTTTCGCAATCTTTGGTTTTACAATACCCGAACCATTTTTCATAGCTTTAAGAATTGCCGTTGAGATTTTTGATTTGTCAAAATTAACTTCTGAACAATCTCTTTTAATTACCTTCAATATTTATTCCTCCTCAAATCCAATAACATTACCATCATTAATAACGACTCTTGTATTCTTACATTCAAACAATTCAATGCAATCACCAGTAGTAATATTATCCATGTTAATTTCTGTAGTCTCTCTTAACATAATTAATCCTCCAATTCTGCTTTATATATCTGATGAATCATATTCCAATCCCAACAATGCTTGCCATTCCATTCTTTATTCCAAGAATAAATTTCACCAAAGCAAATCTTTGTTTCTGCGTTAGAAGTCTCAAGATTATGTGCAGAATCATCAATAAATAAGCCACCATTCATATCTATATGAGATTTATCTTTATATTCTTTAAGATTAACTCCTATAAACTGACAAAACGGAAGATGTTCTTTACACCACTTTTCCTTCGCCCTGAGATTGGGATTATAACCAGAAGAGACAATGATAACTTCACCTTTTAAAGCAAATTTTCTTAGTGTTTCATAAGCTAATGGCATAAATTTTAACCTATCAAAGAATCGCTGTTGATTGAAATATGTATTTATATATTCTCTACTCGCACAATTAAGTTCTTCAAAATCCCAAGTCTTAATCTGTTCTGGAAGGATATATTTGTAATCGCTATAATACCTAAAATCTTCATTATATAAATCACATATTGCAGCAATTGTATCTACAATAACTCCGTCAAAATCACAATAAAGTTTTATATGTTGTCACCCCAATCTAATAATATATTTGGACATTTATTATTCTTGTCCATTTTATAATTCTCTCTTAAAATTAATACATTATATGGAATATTCTTATAATACCTTACACATTCCATATAAGGACAAGTCCTATTACTGCAATAGATCTTGTCCTTCTGATTTTTCTCTGTTATTCTTTTCTTTGATTTCATCCAGCTCCTTACATATTAAGGCTGTCTCAAAAGCTGTTCTATTTTCGTTATGTACAATATAATCAACTTTCTTAGATATATGTCTAAAATCCTTTTTGTCAGCCTTATACCTTCTTTTAGATTCAGTTTTATCAACATCTCTATTCAGCATTCTTCGTTTAATTTCTCTATTGGACACTTTAATATAAATAATCGTTACATTCTCATTAATTTTACTCATTACCTTATCTAAAGCATCAGGTGTAAGAATAATAACAGAGTGTGGCTTACTATAATCTTCAAGTAAAGAACCATAATACCAAGCTCCTGAGACAGTTTCATATATTCTGTATTCCGCAAAACTGCCACAGTTAATCTTGGTTAAGAAATTCATCTTATTTAAAAAATGATATTCTCTTCCATCAATCTCTCCTGGTCTTGGTGGTCGTGTAGTACAGGTTATAATTTTGTTGTAACCCATCTTCGCTAATTCCTTAACCACCGTATCTTTTCCAGAACAACTCTTTCCAACAAGTATTATCATATTTTTTCAAATCCTTTCATATCATCAACAAATCTTTTTACTACAGATGAATCATCGCAATATAGACACACGTTAATTGGTTCAAGTAAGTTTAACGAAAATATTGCCATGATTGATTTTGCATTGACTTCATACCTGTGTGACTTAATTGTTATTTCTTCATCATACTTCGTAACTATTTCAACAAAATTCTTAACTCGTTGAATAGTGTCTAAAGTAATAACCGCTGTTGTCTCTAACATAATTACTACTCCTTTTCATAAATTCTTATATAAGCTATTTCACCTTCAAATCCATCTATCTTAGATACATCTCCTGTATTGCCCCAACGATTTGAGATATTAGGAATGAGTGTGCTTGTGTGTACTATAAACTCAACAATTGAACCATTTGCAACTGTATACTGGTTAAGAGAATCTGTATGTTCATCGTCTTTAACATCAGCTAAGACACATGGAATAACTTCTCCGCTCTCTAAGACAATATCAAACTCAGTTCCTATATCAGTTGAATAAAATGAGCCTAATGCACAAGCATATCTATTACCAATCATATATATTCCCGTGCTATAATCAAGAAGAAATGTTGATTTCATAGCATATTGCTTTGAGCTTTTATCCTTAATAGTTTCAGCGTCCATATAGGATTTAAAGGGCTTATTATCTGGAACAGAATAATCTGTATATTTTTTCAAATATTCTTCAATTTCGCTCTCTAAACTCTCATATTCCCTAGCGATAATTTGTTCCATAGCTTCTTTTTCTTCTAACTCTTTTCGAGTCTTTTCTTTTTCAAGATTCTTCTTTAAATCAGTAAATACTCTTGAATATATGTACTGACCTTCCTGTGCTGCTTTAGCAGTTTGTATATTATTTTGTCCCCATAAGGGGACTATACAAGTTAAAGCTGAAGCAGTTAATAGCGATCCTGCTACTAATCTTCTTACCTTACTTATCTTTATCACCTGCTTTCTTTTAGTATGAGATTGATTAATCTCAATAGAATATTCTCTGATTACTGAATCATTTTTAAAAAATCTTCTTCTGAAATAATTGGGATATTAAGCGATTTTGCTTTCTGATTTTTAGACGATGTAGAATTTATATCATTATTAATAAGATAAGATGTTTTAGAACTTACAGAACCTACAACTGTGCCACCATGAACAACTATATCAGCTTTTAGTTCATCACGATTTTTATAATGGTTGACAGAACCAGTTACAACAAATGTTTTACCTTGTAATGTTTTTGGAGTTTCATCTAAGACTATATTAGGCTTATCAAATATAAACTCGTTTGCTAATTGGATTATTTCTGAGTAGTGTTCTTTCCAATAAGTATTAAGTGAATTTATTAATGTATCTCCAATACCTGGTAAATATCTAAAATATTCTGCACCTTTGATTGTCATTTCATCAATAAATGTATCGAAATCACAATCAACTGCTTCTGCAATCATTTTACTTGCTGACTTGCCCAATAATGGAATTGATAAAGCATAAAGAAAACGCTCAAGATTTGTATTACGAGACTCTTCAATAGAGTTAAGAAGTTTTTCAATAGACCTTTTACCAAAACCATCAAGTACAATCATATGGTTTTTATAGTCTGATAAATGATAAATATCTTTAATAGAAGTTACCCAACCAAACTTAATTAATCTATTGAGAGTAGATTCTGATAACCCCGAAATATCAAAAGCTGATTTAGATACGGCGTGTGTAAGTTTGCCAAGTAATCGTCCTTTACAGTCTTCGTTAGTACAGTAAAGAACTTCTGAATCGTTATCCTTAATAATTCTTGTAGAAGCTCCGCATATTGGACAAACAGATGGTATATCAAGAAATTGTTTATTAGAACTATTCTGATTATCATAATCTAATTGTTCTGCCCATCTTACTGCTGGTATAATTAAATTTGCCTTATAAATACCAATTTTTTGCCCAATCCAAGGACTATCCATAATTTCTTCCATTATACTAATATTATGTAATGATGCACGACTTACTTCACTACCATCAATGTCTACCGTATTGAAAATTGCTACAGGTGTTAAAATTCCAGTCTTACCACAACTCCATTCAATATCTTTTAATATTGTTTCTACTGAATCATTAAACACTTTATAGGCAATACCATTTCTAAAATGATGACTTGTATTTCCAAGAGACTTCCCATATTCAACATCATCAAACTTAAATACCACACCATCTTGAGGAAGATTATATTCTTTTGCTTTATCAAAACAATACTCAATAACTTCTTCTATATCCATTTCTGAATATCCTAGATTAACATTAGGAACAACATCTAATCCCAATTCTTCTGCTTCTATAAGTGAAAATGTAAATGACTTGCTTTCTTTAGCACCTTCTACGACTTCCCAAGCATACCAAGATAATTTTCTATCTTTTACAACTGATGTATCAAGACTTGATAATGTACCTGCTGCTAAATTACGGCTATTCTTATATTCTCCGTTTTTGTTAATCTCTGCAAAATCATCTAATTTAATTAATGCTTCACCATCAATTATATAAGTTCCTTCCTTATTAATATGTAATGGAACATTAGTAAACTGTTTAACGTGTTCTGTCACATCAGATCCAACTACACCATTTCCTCTTGATTCTGCTAAAACTAAATTACCATTTTTATAAGTAAGACGTACAGTTAAACCATCGAGCTTTACAGAAGCTACAAGATTATGATTATTTGCAAATTTAATAATCTCTTCTGTGCTGTGACACTTTTCAAGTGAAAGCATTGGTGTTTTATGAGTAACTTCTTTGATATTATCTAATACTGTTGCACCAACGTTATGAGTAGGACTATTAGATAACACAATACCCGTTTCTTCTTCCCACTGTTTGAGTTCTTCTAACTTTTGATCAAACTCATAATCACTCATAATCTGTTGTCCAGTATTGTAGTAAGCCTCTGATGCTCTGTTGAGTTCTCTAACTCTGGCTGCAATATCGAATTTATTCATTCATATCCTCCTATTTTTTCTTATACCACCTCTTATATAACCTCTGTCCACACCTATCACAATAATTTTGTCGAGGTACGCAATTATCAACCACATAATTACATACAGGGCAATATAATTTTTCATATTCAAGTAATTTTCTCATTGGTTTATTTTTCTTTTTTAATTCCTTATATTCCTTATATTCTTTTTCCGAAATAATATAAAAAGATGCCATAGTAATCACATCTTCCTCTCTGGTTTTCTTCCACATGATTTAGCTTCGGTACAATATCCAACCTCGTCACATTTTGCATGAAAAAGATTATCTACAATCCACTTCCATTCATCTGAATATCCTCTCAAAGCATTACAAATATCTCTAAAAAGCTCTCTGTATTCCCAATATGCTCTACTGCACATACGTTGCCTACTCATATCAACAAGATTTCTAAGATTACGCTTGTCTACCATTTTTGATGAGTATGCTAATGGTAACGCCATAGTTGCATCTTCTACTGGTACTCCATTGTCAATCATTGTTTTTATAGTTCTGTTGATAGTATCCATTAATGCCTTCCATACAGGATAATATCCGTTTTTATCAATAGAACTTGGAGTAGTATATGTAAAACCATCACCTTTTGAATAATTAATATATCTTGTACTTGCCTGTAATCTTGTTGGTGCTCCACCAATATGTGTATAATATTCTCTTAAAACTTTAGCGGAATATCCATTAATAATCATTTCTACATTGACATATTCCATAACACGTCCATGCCCTGACTTAATACAGTCTAATCCACGCTTATAATTCTTTTCATTGTCAGAAACATTTGCTCCCCAACACACTCCTGCCCTTTGCCCCATTAATGTAATAGGATTCTTAGTTGTTTCTGGTAAAATTGTAATTATTCCCATTTAATCCTCCTATAATAATTCTCCTATAATTTCTATATCTATTCTATTTCTTACTTTTTAAAATCCATATTCCGTTATTGTCCTTTTCGCAGAAATCTTCATAGTCTTCTTCATAATAATCATTTTTACAATTTATACAAATATGTTTATGTTTTAACCCAAATCTTACAATATGCATACTGCCACCAAATCCTCTATTAATAGCACACGCTGGACAATAATATTCTTCTGGAAACAATGTTGGACAAAAAAATGCACTTTTACTCATATTTCCTCCTATTATAACTTCCAATGAAAGTCCAATTTTTTACTTTGAATTTATTTAAAATAACATCTTCAATTTTTCAATAAATGATTTATCTGATTTCACTTTTACAATCCTAACCCCGTAAACAGATTTTTCATTTAACTGTTCTAAAATTTTATTAAGTGTATTTGTATCTTTGACTCTAATCGTGACAAGTGGATAAATTGAAAACTGCTTTTGTTTCGTTTTAATAACTTCTACATTGTTTTTGGCTAATACTCCAAAAATATTCTTATCGTCAGACATACAATCTGTATACTGTAAAATTACTTTCATTCTCTGCCTCCTAATCTCCACATGAAATAATGGATTCTTGTTACTTCAATAGCATATAAATCGCCCAAGGATAATAGATATAATCTAATACCACATTAAAAAGCAATTGGAATCTGTGAAACTTAAAATTTTCAATATTGTAACTAAAAGCTGTTTTTACTTCTGACAGGTTTACACCCAATGACCATAAGCAAGTAAATACCTGCAATGCAGACATTACAATAAACTCAGTTGTTCCAATTTTGTTTCCTAACACTATGTAAAAGATAATTAAGAATAACTCCATAAAGAATACAGTCAATATTGCACCCCCTTGTAGCGTATCGCTCGGTGGCTCTCCATTATTATTCTCTTTATTTTTTGCAAGCTGCTTAATCATTCTCTTTCGCCACAATGTTTTACTTAATGCGCTTGGTGTACCGTTAATTCTGAAAAACATCAAAATAAATAAAATTGTTAAAGCTAAAATCTTCATGTTATGTTATCCTCCTTATCTTCTACATCTCACACTTCCACCAGCATCTATATCACCTGATACGTTACCACAAGTTACAGAGCCACCTGCATCTATATTCCCTTTAACATCTCCACTGACTTCACAACTGCCACCGCAATCAATACTTCCTGAATTGCCGTGAACTTCTACTGATCCATCACAATCAATTTTGTTTACATCTCCTTCGATAGTGACTTTAATATCACCACTATTACACTCTTGAATTGTTTTACCATCTACAATAATTCTTCCATTATTGACGACTACATTAGTTCCTGAACATGTGATTGTTTTACCATTAATAGTCATTCTGTTCATTTTTCCTCCTTAATTTCCACAAGAAACTGTCGTTTCTTGTTTATTACTTTTCATATAATCCAAATATTCTTTGTGGTACACATCTATGTCTTTTAGTAATTCTTTACAATTTTCTGCGTACTGAATATATGTATCAGCCAAATGTCGTCTGCTTTCTTCTGAATCATCGACTAGCTTATATTTCCATTTATTAGCTTTTAATAAGTCTGCATTATGGTTATAAGTTTCAATATTTTCAGCATATTCTCTCTTTTTCTTTTCATATGTTTCATCATCAATAATCAGATATCCAAGTAATTTAGGAAAATCAAAACCTAGCTGTGTTCTTAATATTCCATTATCTTCTGCATATTTGATATGCCATGCAATATCGTCCCAAGCCATACCTCCCAGAAGTGATTTATTATCCTCTTGCTGCATATATGAAAAATACTCATATAATTCCTTTTTTATTTCTTTCTTTGATTTGCTCATAAATTCACCCCACGAGATCAGTTTATTCTTGCTACTGTATTATTCTCTGTTCTTTACAAAACTTCATCTACAATTCCGTACTTAACCGCTTTATCAGAATGAATATAAAAATCCTTCCTCTTTCTATCTTACTTCAAAGTCTTAACAAACTTCATAAGTTCAGATTTCTTACTTGATGGAATACTAACTGTTACATCTTCCCATACATCAAGATTATTAAAATACTCTTTAATTTCTTTCTGCTCTGAGTTCCAATCAAGATTATTTTCCTTATACAATTCTTCTAATTCCCATTCAAGATAATCCCCATCATGTTTGGCATCGCCAACCTTTGAGTATTCTTCATCTGTGTGCCAATCATCTTGAATCTCAACATTACCCATTACTTCACTAAATTTACCATCTAATTCCCCACAACCAATTTTTGTCGGAAAAATATCTTTTAATTTTTCATATGAAGACTTCTTAATCCAAATATTATCTTCATAAGTTGATCCGCTATAATATCCTTCTGCAAATAAACATACATTTACTAATTCCATTTTTTGTTCTCCTTTCTTTTTTCAAAAATATGTGGGTAGGGATTTTCACCCTACATGATTCTGCTCACACTACTTACTTTCCTATACCAGATTCGTTGATAAAAACAACTACTACAGAATCCTTCCCTGTGTGTCTACATATTCCACCACCACATATTTTGATAGACGAGAAATCCGTCTTTCCTTGGCTTTTTGAGTCTCCAAAACGCCCTATTTATGGGCATTCCAAGACCTCAATTTTCTCAAATATGAAAATACTGTTCATTGTTTCAATGAATACTGCACTTGCTGTACTGATTATTGATACAACGCTACTTGTTCGCAAACACATATTGCTATAATCTGAACCATCAGCATTTTTAAGATAATTTATAATCATTGGTTTTCCAAGTTTAACATTATCCAAATCTAGCTCTACAGTTCTTCCAATTCTCATCGGATATCTGCCATCGGTTCTGTCTTGACCTCTTTCACCCTTTGTTCCTGAATGAGTTATTTTTGTTATTTTATATTCCATGTAATTCCTCCCACTGCATTATTCTCTTAAAATACTAACTTTGGATGAGCTGTATCATACAAACACTGCTGTAAGTGAGTCTGTTTCTTACTTACGCCCTCTTTACTGATAGCCATTCTCAAAGCACCAGTTTGAGCAACCAAATCACATTTTTTCTTTGCTCTTGTAATTCCTGTATATAATAATTCTCTTGTTAAAAGGGAATATGATGAAAAATCAATGCCGAAAATAACATGATCGAACTGAGAACCTTGAGACTTGTGAACTGTAATCGCATAACCAAGTTCAATACTATTAACTTGTGTTCCTTCTACGTATACCTCTCCAATACCCATAAATGAAATAAGCACTGCTTTATCTTCTGGAAATACCTTTTTAATAATACCAAGATTACCATTAAAGATAGGTGGATTGGTTTTGTATGTATTCTGTGTATTGATAACTTTGTCTCCTTCTCGAAGAATTGTTACTTTGCCCTGTGATACAACCTCAATCTGTTCTTTATTGTCGTTTTCTGGATTATATAAATCCTGAATCGTATTATTGATGTTATAAGTGCAAGCATCACCTTGTTTTTTAACGGGAACAAGTATCTGAGTTTCCATAACATTGAAGTTCTCTGTGTTCATTACTTCTGAAAATCTCTGCATTATTTTATAGAAAGTATTACTCTTATCTGAATAACAATCTAATGATAAATCCTGCAATTCTCCTCTTGTCTCTGTACCAACCCAGTCTTTTTCTACAATCTGTATTCCTTTACGAATACGCCTTGCTTCTGTAACAATGGCTGATGCTGCTGCTTGTCTATGTACTTGACTAAGATATACCGTAGGAATCTCAGGAGAATTGATCATATCAAACGCAATGTTACCACACCCAATTGACTCTAACTGTCCCATATCTCCAAGACAGATAAGCTTTGCCCCTGAAGGGATTGCTCTTAAAAGATAATAAAAAAGATAAGCATCAACCATTGAAATCTCATCTACGATTACAATGTCAACATCCAATGGGTTTTCATCATGATATGTAAAGCCATTCTTCCCCCCTTCATCAGTACAAGGATATTTAAGCAATCTATGAATTGTATATCCTTCTTCTCCTGTGATCTCAGCCATTCGAGAACTTGCACGACCAGATAAAGCACACTGTACATATACATAATCTTTCAATGCTTCAAGAAAAGCAGACACGGATGAACTCTTACCTGTTCCAGCTTCACCATGAATAACAACTACATTGTTTTCAAGTGCTTCTTTTACACCCATTCGCTGTTCTTCTGTAAACTGCCAACCATTCCTATGCTCGACATGCTTGATTGTATCTTCCCAATCACCATATGTAATCTCTGATTTTGCATCTCTTAATCGGATTAATTCTTTGGCAATTTTATCTTCAATATTGTAGAATTTTCTAAGACCAATCTGTGTCTTATCTTCATTCCACCACAGCTCATCACCCATATCATGAATTGCTTCTGTAATATTCATATCGGGTACATCTTCGCCAAGTTCATCAATAATTGCCCCCATTAACTCATCAGGTGTAATCCATGAACAACCATTCTGACCAGAATCTTCAAGGTATTTGTAGATAAAGGCACTAATACGTTGAGAACAAAATTCTTCCATTCCACTATCAAGTGCTATTTTATCTGCTGTTTTCCAACCGATTCCTTTTACTTCGTTACATAAGATATATGGATTATTTTTAACCTTTTCAACAACTAAATCAGGTGAATTATATCGTTCCATTAATCTATTCACCATATTGTTCGTAAGGTTATACTGTTCCAACTCTGAGAAGATTTTTGCTAAATGGATATTCCGATTAAATCTTTCAATCCATCGTGCAGCCGTGTCTAGTCCACAACCTCTGACCTTTACTAAATCTTCTGCCTTGTTATTCTTCAAAGAATCAAATGGATCATCCAATGCGTCATACATATTTTCAATCTGAAGTGGAGTGAATAAAGTGGACAAGAATTTCTTCTGTCCAACTTTGTCATTCTCATTAAAGGTAATGGCACTATAGATTGATATGATATTGTATTGTCCTCCCCATTTAGGATCTTCTACATAATCTGCCACTAATACATATGGATTACCTTCAACCAACTGTGGCATTGTACCTTTGATTATGATTTGATTGAATCTATCGGTCTTAGGTTTACCCTCTTTGACCTTATCTACTGAGACAACAGCAATTCCAAATTCGTTTTTATAAAATCGTATTGTCTCTACACTACATATAATTTTTATTCTATTTTCTGATGCCATTAATCCTCACTTTCCTTTTAATCAACTTTTGTTCTTTCAGATTGAAGTAACAATGTACCATCTAAATGTATCTCTTGAACTTTATTTACCGTGTGCTGGTAAATTGTGTCTTTGTAAATCATTGGTCTGAAACTATCATCCCTTCTGATTCCTGCCACAACAATCTTTGAACCTCTACTTAACCAGCTTCTTTCAAGTACAGTCTTCTTATCACTATTCGGATCAAGCTTTGCTGAAATTTGTTTATTATAAAATGCATAGTGACCTTTATTAAACTTCACATGTACTGCACCATATTTTGTAAGAAGTGTAACCATACAATGCAAATTATCAGCATTGATAACTGTTCCTGCTATTCTTGAAATCTTAAATTTAGGCATTTTCTTTGGTGAACCATCAATATAGCGAGTGTAATAATCGTAAGGTTCTGGTTCTTCTGGTAAATCGAAGAAATTAACTATGCCATATAGTTCTTCATTAATATTCTCCAATTCATGCTCACCATCATAGAAACTTAATGCTTGCATAGACCAAGAAGGTAATGTACCATCAGCATATTGATTCCAAACAGTTTTAAATAAAGCTTCATTATAGAGATTCAATGTATCAGTATTGTCAAACCAATCCTTTAATGGCTGAATGTATTTATCTACCTCTTTAGTAAACAATTTTTCTGATACGATATAATATTCTCCTTTTATTTTAACTACTGAGTCTTCTGTGAAATGTTCCTTGAAAAAGGGCTGAGAATTGTTGTCGAGAATATAATAACCATCATGATATCCTCTTTTTGGTACTTTCTTTCCTTCATCTATATGCTTTTCATACAATCCTTCATCATCTAAAACATATTTTTTGAAATTAACCATACGTTTTGCCAAATCTAATGATTCAGGAATAATACCCAATTCTGTCATTTTTGCGAACTGTTGCATTGTAATTTTGTCACTTGGAGTAAAAGCATAGTTTTTTAAATACCAACGCATTGTTTCTTTTCTATCTGATGAGTGTAATTCTGTAAAGCAACCAGCTTTAATTAATTGAACCATTTTTGACTTGGTAATAAGCTTTGTATCAAGCATTTTACGAGCGAAATCTTCCATAGAATTAAATGGTCTGTTCTGAATAATTGCTTGTACAATATCATCGCCTATACCATTGATACCCTTTAATCCAAAAATGATACGATTGTTCTCAACATCTGCTTTAAAACCAAAGTCTGCTGAGTTGATAAGTGGAAGTTCTACTTTAACATTCTCTTTTTGAACAGCCGCTATTGCTATTGCCATCTTTCCATAATTGGTAGAATCACCTGCATTTTCATCTACTGCACCAGAATCTACAATTAAATTCGCTGTTTGCCAGTAAATCGGGCTGTATTTATAACACAAATTCAACTCTTGAAGACCTATAATCGAGTAGGCTAGTGTATGACTTTTATTGAATCCATACCCTCGCTGGGTACAAATAAGCACATTCCACACATAGTTCGTTAAATTCTTTGATAAATTCTTCTCTTTCGCATTAGCAAAGAACTCTTCTTGTAATTGTAAGAACTCTTTTGGTTTCTTCTTTGCAACCGCTTTTCTTAACCTATCACCCCAAGCTAGTGAGAAACCACCAATCTTCGGATGCATTGTTAAAAGTACCAAATACTCCTGGGCTTCACAGATACCAAATGATACTCCAATAATATCTTTCAGAATATCTTGTTCTTCTTGTGTCAGACCATATTCAGTCATTTCATCGTACCAATACTGGATATTTTCTCTAAAACGAGCATATTTCTGTAATGGTGTTTCAGCACCTTTTTCCTGTGCCATAAGTCGCAATACTGAGTTAATGGTTGCTAATTCATCGACAGAAGCAGGTTTTGCTAATGCAACCGCCTGTACACCACTCTCTTTCTCCATCTGAAAGAATGACATTACTTTGTGATTCCAAAGCATTTCCCACATATCTTTAGCATTACGTTCCAAAGTATATACACCAATATATTTTTCATAAGTAGCTTTCAATGAACCTTGCCATTCTATTACATTATTCTCCAAAAGCAGTTCCAACTCTGCTTGCATTTTATCCAAAGCATCAATACAAAGCAGATCGACCTTAATAAGAGAACAATCTTCACACATATGTAAATCAAACTGAGTAATAACATCACCTGAATTTGTTTTCATAAGTGCTGTTGTATCTGTAAATGGTCTATCAACTAAGATAATTCCACCTGCATGTGAACCTACACCATTGACAAGTCCTTCTATCTTCTGTGCAGCTTCCCATAATTCAGGATATTTATTCATTTCTGTAACAAATTCTTGTACAGGTGGGTTATCATCATCACCATAATACATTTGTGATAAAGTTCTTAATTGACCTCTATCGGCTACAATCAATGAACTAATATACTGAGCTATATCATTGTCAATCTTCAAACCACGAGCTGCTGTTAAGATAGCACTTCTACTCTTTTCAGTTGATAGTGTCATAACCTTGCTAACTCTATCTTCTCCATATGTATCTTTCATAGCTTGAATAACTGCTTCACGCTTTGAACCACATATATCAATATCAATATCCAAAACAGAAGCACGTTCTGGATTCAAGAATCTCCAAGGATACGTCTTTGTTTTTTCTCTTAATGGATTAATCTGTGTGATACCAAGAATATTTAATAGACAGAAACCTACACCAGAACCTCGACCAGCCCCTACTAATGTACCTGCACTCCAAGCAATCTGTACATCAATAGCAATCTGAAGAAGATATTTAGACCAACGAACCTTCATTTTTTCGGATGAATCCTTTATATAATGAAGACATTCGTTTATTTTTTCATAAGCTTCGTCTGTTTGGTAATAAGGATCTGTGTCAATATAAGCAACAATATCTCTTACTAAATGCCTATCACAATCGTATTCGGAATGATAAAACTCACTTAATAAGGGGATTTGATTCTTAAACTTTTCATACAATTCTTTGTTCGGTTCAGAGGTATTTAATGGAATGTACGGAATATCGAGGTCTTTTGTGAGTTTGTAATACTCTGCTTTTCCATATATAAGCATTGTATTGTCTAATCCCTTTTGAACTACATCGTGACCATAGTATTCATCCATATACTCATGAATTTCATCTTCACTCATAATATAAGTAGTAGAATAAAAATCATCCACCTCTCTGTCGCCCTCTTGAGATTCCAAAAAGATTTTATGTATCTGTCTATCTTCTTTTTTAAGATAATGAGCATCTGTTGTAATGATATATGGTGTACCTGTCTCTTCTGATAACTGAATTAACTTATGATTGACATAGATTTGCTCCATCATATGAGAAGGTTGCAACTCTAAAAAGAAGTATCCTTCACCAAATATCTCATTCATATATGCAATCCAATCTTTACAAGATTGCCATATTTTTTCATATTCTCTTGGATTTGCTCTTTCTAAATCATGAAATTGTAAAAGTCTGTGTGGTAAAGCTCCCCCAAGACAAGCCGAGCTTCCAATAATATCTCCTTTATAGTTTTCCATCATTTCTTCAAGATCACTATAATAAGTAGGAACTCGCATCATGACATGCATAAAAGAGTTCTTAGTCCAAGCTTTTGTGCTTAATTCTCTAATGCCTTGATGCCCATGAGCATTTAATGCTACTAAAATAAAATGAGGATATCTATTATTAAATTTATTCTCGGCAGTTACATCTTCTGTACACAAATATATCTCATTACCAAGAACAACTTTAAAATTCTCCCATCCTTCTAAATCCTTGTGACTATCATAGTATTTAAGTGCATCTAAAGAGGAAGTGATAGACTCATGTTCCGTAAAGCAAATGCCAGCATGACCTAATGAGTGAGCATACTCAATCATTTCAGGCACTTTATTTATAGAATCTCGAAGTCTTAAATTACTTCCCTCTGCACTATGGTTATGTACTCCAAAAAAACTCACTCAAATCCTCCTCTTATAACTGTTTTAATAAACTTCTGACTGGTTCTCTTCCATAATTCTCTTTCAACCAATCAATGTATCCTTTATCCTTTTGTGCTACTTCCACAAGACATTCATCCTTATACTTACCAAAATTCAACACATAAGTATCTAAAGGTGGTAACTCAGGTTTCTTCCACTCATCAAACTCCATGTCTAACGGCTTTCGTGAAGCAAGATAATCAGCCAAATGAACGATCTCCTGATATTTATTTGATGGTTTTGGAAGCACAATTCCAGCATCTTTTGGTTTGTTTGAGGTTGTCCATTGTCCCATATGAGATTCAATCGCATTAGCAATCAACTCAATTTCTTTATCTGAAATAACTGCATCTTCTTTGTGCTTTCTAACCGCTTCTGCCATTAACAACGGATGATCAAATACTGTAAACCCTTCCTTTACATCATCACTTGCACCTGATTTTCTGCCATCATGCACTAAACCAGCACATCTTAATAAATCTCTTTCTCTGTCAGTGAATTTGTTCTGATACTGCTCAAGACTGAAAAACCAATTAAGGAATCGTACAACTGCAATACTGTGTCTCATCAATCCACCATCGCCTAATGCATATGCAGGATGGTACTTGCCTGTAGACGAGGCAGGTACATCCCACCAATATAAAGGAAGTTCTGATACCAAGAGTTTACAGAAATCTTTAATATCTTCATTTTCAAACGAGTCATAAATAGGCTCAATCATTTTCAGTTTTTCTTCTGTCATTAAAATACCAACTTTCTTTTCTTCTCTGTATTATTATTCTCCAAAGCATTCCACTTTTTATTGACTTCAAATGTCTTTTGAGTTGGTGTCCACTTTGAATAATATTCACATTCATTTTTATAAATAGTTGCTTCTGGATTTGTTGTGCAGAAATTGCACCAATGACATAATGGAGTGGGCTTCGGAATAAACAGATTTTTATTCTCACTTGCTTCAATATCACCAAACACTTTATCAAGTGCTTTAATTAAACGCTTTTCCCATCCTTTTGTAAGAGCATATTGTTCATCATCTATAAGGATAAATCTATACTGCGATTCAATAGGCAGCTCACCAAATTCGTTTAAAATTGCCAAAGCATAAATTCCAAACTGTAATGAGGTTGCCAATTTATTCTGATCGTATATTTTCTTGGAAGTCTTATAATCAACCGTTCTATACTGACCATCTTTTACATCAATTCGGTCAATAAAACCTTTTAAAATAACTTTGTTATCCCATACAATTTCAAAAGGTTTTTCAAAATATGTAGGCTGCCAAGTAGTATCTTCCATTTCTTCGTGTAACACTTTATCAAATAGTTTTATTTTTTCTTCATATGAAGCACCACTCGCATTATCAGCTTCGTGCCATACTTCAAAATATTTTCTTCTTAGCTGTGCTACACCTAATAATTCTTCTTTTGTTTTTTCGTCTGTTTCGGTCACTCCATTCTGTAGAATATTATTTAACTTGTCATAATCTACTGCTTGACCAGAAGCAATCATCCTGCCCTTCTGTTCCAAAACATAATGACACAGACTACCCAACTCAAGTGCAATTGAAGTATCCTGTGAATACTTCTTATCCATATATTTAAACTTATACTGAAGAGGACAGTTTTTAAAAACCTCAATTTTACTATATGAAAATGTAGGTAAACCTTTGTCCTTATCAGTTACAGGTCTTACTCTATCTTTTAATTCTTGCAATTACTTCTCCTTCTTTGATTCTTTCAACACTCTATTAACTTCATCCATTGTGATAACAATCTTCTCATCTAATAATTCCAACAATGTTTCTTTCCCCATATCTGTAGGACTGGCTTTATAAGGCAATCTATTCTCACTGTCTAACAACAAACAAACTTTGCAATATGGCACTAATCCTGCTACTTTTTTTACAAGTTTGTTATAATAAATCTCTGCCTCGAAAGAATGTGCATCCTGGTATTCTCTATCAAAAGCCACAATCACTTCTTCACATTTGAGATATTGCAATAATAATTTTTGCTGGGTGACAGTAATATTACTTCCGCAAGTTGCTACTGCAAATGAATCTTCTCCAAAGTACGAATAATTTTGCATACATCCTTTTTCTGACTCAAGCAGCATTGCTTTTCGTATTGAATTAATTTTGTTTTGGGTAACATTGATTCCGTATAGATTTGAACCTAATTGATGACTAAGAAACTTCCCACTTATTTGAAGCGGAACATACTTTCCTACTCTTTCAATATCAGATTCATCAAGATAACGACCTCTAATTCCAATCAACCGATTATCTTTATCTCGATGTGGAATTACGATTTGGTTGGTCAATCCATAATAACCAATCTCATATCTGCTCAAAGCTTCACGAGAAATGTTATCATTTAACCAATCTTCATGAGGTGCATAGTAGAATGTGTCTAAGATATTTTCACTAATTTCAGATAATGTAGGTACTTCACGTCTATTCTTTTTTACTGACTTCAAACGATTAATCCATTCAAAATCATTAATACGATTTTTTTCTTTCTCAATCTCATCAGCACTTGTAACAGCCAACTTTCCTGTAAGCAGCCCAATAAAATGTAACGCTTTATACCATGTAACTGTCTTTCCTTTGACTCTATTGGCTCTAATTACTAACTCAACAACGTTAAAACTATCTGAACATTTAGAGTAACAATGAAAAGTTCTTCCTTTGTACCCTTTATCCTCATTTGGTTCGTGATAATAATACAATTTCCACGAATCTGATCCGTGACATACCGACTGGAATATTAAATCACCATTACTATCTGTTTTTGGATAACTAGAGCCAAAATAAGTAACAATTTTTATTATATCTTCTTTAGTAAGTGAGTTAAGAATTACATCCTTGTCTAAATACATACCCTCACCTCACTTACCAATTTCCCCAACTCTTCTTATCAGTTGGTTCTTCTTCCTGTTCTTCATCAATCGGATTATCAGGTACTTGAGATAACAATACGGAATGTTCCTTAATCTTCTCTTCTACCTGCTCAATCTTTGTAAAGTCCATATCAATTAACTCGAAATCATAATTCGTTACAAACAAACACTGTTCCGTCATAGTACCTAAATCAATTTTTGTCCAAATAATGATTCGTGTTAATCTTCCTCGTCTGACTTTGTATACCCAATGACACATATTAGGTACAGGCATATTAACCATTTTGTGCAACACTGATTCAATTTTCTTTTTTTCAGCTTTAGTGGGAGCCATTGAGATAACACCCATATCCAGTTTATTCGCTAATGCCTTTGAACCAGCTAACAAGTTCTGATCCTTATACTGTGCATTTTGTGCTTCACCATTTAACTGAGAAGCCGTGTAAATAAACACATCTAACTGTTGAGCGATTGTCTTTAACTCAGTTGCAAATACCAATAATAACTGATGTTCTTTTAATCCCATTCCAGATTTACTATTTACTTCTGCCATCAAACGCAATGAGGTGTGAATATAGTCAAAGAAAAAATATCTAACAGAAAACTCTCTATTATATTTCTTTATTTGATTCTTAATATCTTCAATGGAAAAATCAGGAATGTGTACGATATATAATGGACTAGATTCGATATAAGAAATGGCTTGTTGAACTCTTTCTAATTCTCCTTGTTCATATGTACCATATAGAATATGTTCCTCATTTACTTTACTAACGGCTGCAATTAATAATGTCTGTATTTCATCTACTGGCATCTCAGTTGAGAAAATAGTAGTTGGCTCACAATTCCCTGTATACACATACTGCTTTGATGCAACATCATAAAAATACGGAACAGCAATTTTGCAAGCATCGCCAGCAGCCATACGAGTTTTACCACCACCTTGAGGACACGATCTCATAAATAAACATCCTAATCTCGCACCTCTTGATACAGTATTCAATCCCTCGTTATTCAAAGCCAAACCAACATCAGGAACTTCCATCAATTCATTTACCAAATCTGTCATGCCGTCACCAGCCTGAACATCTGTACTTAGTGTATTGGTACAATATTTCATATTGGGATTAATAACAAATGTCGCTTCAACCATTTCAATGATGTCTTGCTCAGTATAATTATCAAACTTAATTTGTTCAGCTTCCATCTTTGAGGTATCTGCAATGGTACTGTCAAAAATAAATCTTGTATCAAGACCTTTTTGCTCATAATATCTAAGCAATGCGTATTTTCTTAATCTGTGATAATAATAATCATAGTTCTCAATGGTAGCCATATCTCTTGCATTTGAAAGATATTCTATACCTTGATTCTCCTGAAAAATTGAATACTGTTCTTTGTAATTGCTTAGATATGAATCTATACTAAATTCATCAATTGTGGTGCAACCTTGCATATGTAGATTGTAAATTGCAACAAATAGCAATTCATAGAAGTTCTCTGTATTAAAATCAGTTCTATCTAATGGTCTATCAATATCATCTATTAAGGAAGAATCTTGTATTAAACAACCAATCGTATTCAAATATGCTCTTTTATCTACAAGTCCTTCATGTGCCATTATTTCACCTCTTTCCCAATTGACTGAATATCAATCTGTTTTATTTTTCTCTTTTTAGGTTGAACAATAATGGTTTTTTCTTTGTACATATTTGAAATATCCATACTTTCATTATGTTCTTCCAATTTATCAACCAACTCATAATACTGCATTGCTTCTGTGTGATAATATGGGACAATTCCAATTACATCACCAGTTAAATCTTTTTCAATGATTTCATGCAGATAAACCAGAGTCTTATACATGCTTTCGTATGTAAAACCATAATGCTTGATATAATCTTCTGTTAAGGCATATACTTTTGTACTTAATTCTTCTCCTTCGATGAGACTTCTTAAATACGTATAATACTGTTGCTTTTTTTCATATTCTTCTTCGGACAATGCTTCTTTCAATTCAGCTTGAGGTCTAGCCTTTCTTCCGATTTTTTTCTTTGTAGCAACCTTATCTATCTGTTCAGTTTTATCTTTCTGCAATGTCTTGATTGCAATATTAAAACATTTTTTATGAGCATAGCGTCCCTTGTATGGAACGCCATCCTCATCTACAATTGGCTCATTGCATATTACGCATTTTCTTCGAGCTACCATGTATCAACCTCTTATAAGTTATTCTCCTCAATGAAACTCTCAATATCATAAATGATTGCTTCAATAAGCTGTTCCTGACCTTTCTTCAGATCACTAGCCTTCTTGCCTTCGCCTAACTGATTTGCAACGATTGTCTGTAAATCCTCAAGATATCCATTATCAGCAAGCTTTTCTCCAAGTTTCTGTAGCTCGTCCATGAGGTCATCATATGATTTAACATCAACTGTTCTCTGTGCTTTCTGCTCCTCATATGTAACTGCTGTGATTCCTTCTTCTCTCTCCTGAATCTCAATAGCCTTAATAATTACATCTTCAAGAGCTTCAGCAGTGAACTCCTCAATATAAGTAGTAGGAAGATAATCAAAACGAGAACGAGCAAAAAACTCATCTGTCTGTGCTAAGAAACCAGAAGACTTAACAACCTTACCGTCTTTATCAATACCGTTAGAACGAACATAAACACATAAGTCTGTATTATTGATGATAGGTGCTAACGCTCTCTTATCAGCCTTTGGTGAAATGTATCCATCCTTCTCCTGTGCATGTGCAATAAAGTAACAGCAATATCCAGCACCAAGTAACTTGTTAATCTGCTTCCAGAACTCAGTCTCATACTCTTTCCAAAGTCCATATCCACCATTTCCTTCTCCAATTGAAGGAGCTTTATACTTCTGGCAAATAAATTCCTGACAGTAATTTGCAGCCGCTTCAATCTCATCGAAGATAATTGTTGAATACATCTCTCTTGCCTTCTCTACTGTTGCGGGATCTGTAAGCTGCTTGTTAATCTTAATAAAGTCAGACCACTTTGTAATAGGACAATATGGAACACCAGGAATGGCATTAAGACCTGCTTCGAATGGAAGATAGAATGGCTTCTTCATACGAGTTGCCTGCTTAGTCTTTCCTAAGTTATTTCCACCATAGACAAGAATAACCTTGCCCTCTAAACCTTTTGCTACTGTGCTGACCTGTGGATTAAAAATATCTAATTCGTTCATGTAATTCTCCTTTATTTTTAAAAATATTTTTTTATAAAAATGGTACATATTTCAAACTATTTCATTCGTACCTACAACAAAGTTAGATTAGAAACCTAAACTTCTACCATGTGCTGCACCACTTGGCTTTGCAGTAGATGCCTTTGCACCGCTCTGAGCTTTAGCTTTTGCTTCCTCAAGACGATTTGCTCTCTCCTGAATTGCAGCCTGAATTGTTTCAGCAACATATGGAACTTCTGGTGTGATACCCTCTTCATAAGGCTCAGAAGCACCAGTAATAATAAGATCGCTCTTGTAATCTACTTTTACCTTTCTTCTTGGCTTACCAATCTTAACCGGAATCTCTGTAACAGTCTCAATTCTGTTATTAATAATGTCTCCATAGAACTCTACTGTCTGTCCTACCTCGAATCCTGAATCAACAGCCTGTCCTACTTCCCCCTCTGCCACAAGGTCGATTGGCTCAATTCCGTTATATGTAGGCATCCATCCGCTTACTACGATTCTTCCTGTCTCAACACCATCATCATCAAGCTCAGGATTGATACCAGAAATGAATACCTCAATTGCGAACTCTGCGTGTGGATCATAATCCTCATCAGCCTTTAATCTATTGAAAAAATTGCTCTTATAAGATACAATTTTCTCACCATTCTTACCTGTGAATGGGCTAATATCGCCAGTTACTCTAACCTTTGTAGCCTCTTCCTCACCAACTTCTGCAATAGACTTGTACTCATTCATTACTGTCTGAATACCTGCATAAGTCTTGTTATCAGCACCTGCCTTAGTCTTCTCATTTACATTGACATTGTACTTAACGAAATTCACATCAGAAGTCTTGACTGTAATGTGACCTGTTACCTTATTCTTTCCATCTTCTGTTACAATCTTCAGATCCTTCTCACTAACCACACCTACTGCTGTTGCCTTTGCATTTGCCTGTCTTAAATTTGTTTCCTTTGTTGTTGTCTCTGCCATTTAAAAATGTCCTCCTTAAAATTTAAAAATTTATGTAAATATTGTTAATAAAACAATCTATATAAACGCCCTTCTCAGGACGGAACATAGAGATTAAATCTATATAAAATCTATCTTCAACAGTGATTTTTGAGCGCAAAAGCCCAAGGGTATGCTGTTCTTCCACCCATTCGTATATTCACTATTCAGTTTTGATTTTTTGGAAATTTTGAACTGAATTGTTCAAGACTAATCTAAGATATTTCCTGTTACTTCATACATTTCTAAATCGTTTAATTCACACCATGATTCAAAATTATCTCTCTGAACGTACCAACCAACATTCATTCCAAGAAATTCATTCTCACCATTTCCATAAGATACTACATTATATAATTCTCCGTTTAGTATGTCGTTTTCAAAGATTAACTTGCCATTTTTATCATGGCTACCAGTACATCTACACAATGTCTTTGGATCTACTTCTTCAAAACCATCGGTTTCACCATGAGAATAGAATACTGTTGCTGGTTCAAATATTATATGAATTTCTTTACCATACATATCTAAACCTTTTACATAATATCCACAAACCCATTGACCACTATTAATGCTCTTTGCTTTACATAGCTGCGTATCCATTTCTCACCTCCTCAAAACCCGAATGAAACAGTGATTTCTTGCTATTCTTATATTCTCTGTTTCTTGATATTGATACTGTAAAACCCTTGATTTATAAGGGTTTTCAGCACCTCGTTTTTATTATTCTCTAAAAATCATTGAAAATTAGGGATTTTTGCTCGATTTGAGCATTTTTGAAATTTTTGACCTCTGAAACCCTTATAAACACTAGGTTTGTAAAGCCAAAGAAATGTCAGTTTCCTTCGACTCTATTTCTTCACCGTTACATTGAAAACTGACCTTAAAATACAGATAATCAACCAAATACCAGTTGCAATAGACCATTTAAATGTTATTCCAAAGCACATCGTAATAAGTTTGATAATTCCACATGTGACAATCCAACTAAGTCCATAGCACGCAGCTAAAATTGTAATGACAATAACTGCTGTTGTGCCACCTTTTGTTAATTTTTCCTTCAAATTGCTCATATGTACCTCTCTTTCTTTACTTTTATATTCTCTCTTATTAATATAATTTCATACTTAATTCAGAAACTTGTTCTTTAATTTCATCCACTTCTGTTAAACCATTTATATGTTCTAACTTGTGATTGATATCATTTATGTCAGATTCAATCTCGTCAATTATTTGAATAACAACACTTTTGGGAATAAATTCTTCCCTATCATCAAATTCATAATCAGTTAAATCACCATACTGATATGCTTCCTTGTCTATTTGTTCTCTATAATTTGTATTTTTATATGCCATTATCTTTACCTCCTCGCATGAAATCGAAATTTCTTGGTACTTTTATCGCTATATATAGCGTATATTCATTTAGCGCACACTATATATAGTATCTTATTTTACTCTACCACGTCCCAATCTTCTGCAAGCATATCTGTCTGACTTGCAAGCCATCCAATAACTAATTTATTGTCTGCTGTCTTCATATCAATATGTGGGCAAATTTCAATTTCGTCCATGCCTTTATCTTTACAAAAACTTCTTAAATAATTTGCTATTTCTGGTTTCATTTCATCTAAATGAACAACACTTCCTGTTGTCATATACAAAAACATGCCCTTACCATTCCATCCAACTCTTGCTACCTTTTTACCGTTCTTTAAAGCTTCAATTGCCTGTCCAAAATTCATCATTTTAAAATCTCCTTTACTTCGTTATCTCCAACTGATACTGTAATATGGTTCATTGTACTGAGTACCAGTCTCGACTTTATAACCAAGTTCTTCTAATTTCTTTCGTGTTTCAGGTTTCAAAGAACCATCTTCACTAATTGAAAATTTGCCATCTGCAATCGCATCTCTAATTAATTTAGATAATTCTGCTAATTGTTGCGTAGTGCAGTTATCAATTGCGTTATTTGTCATCTTATTTGCTTCTGATGCAGACGGAATAACATTCTTTGGTGACTGAACTTCTGGCATAGGAATGTTGGAAGTAATAGCATCTTCACAACAATCTGCATCGCTACATCCTAAACAAAATTTATAACTTCTGTTAGTTATTGGGTACTTACAAGTCATTTATTCATCCTCCTTTTAAACCTGTTTATATAACTGATTTTGGAGCTTCCCTAATACCTTATTAACAGCAACCTTGCCCATTTCTTTATTCCATATTTCACCTTGTCTAACCCTTGCAAAGAATAAAGCATATTCTGAAATATTATTTTCCACATCTTCGTAAAATTTTTCGTCCTCTTCACTATCATCAAATTCAGATTTACATGAACTAATAATCATCACAGCTAAAAAATCTTTTGCAACCTGTATTAATCCGTCTGATGTCTTGATTTGATCATTTAGAAAATCATTTGTTTCTATTGTTGATTTTTCTGGTACAGAAAAATAATATAACTGCTTAAAATCTTGCTCTTTTGTGTCTTCAATATGAATTCCCATATATTCTAATGTAAGTATAGTTTTAAGATTTTCTTCAATCTGTTTTGAATTATTCTCTAATTCTATTGGTATCACCTCCTACATTCCAACATATTCAGGAAATTTTTCATAGATTTTATTCCACTCTTCAATAATTCTTCTATTCATAATTTCCTGATCAATCAATTCTTCTACGATTTTTGCAGTAGCACACTGCGTCTGACTTCTAAGAATTTTACAAGCATTTTTCTTATACTCTTCTAAATCTTCTATAGAAACACTTGACAGCATTGTATTTTCATTTGTTAATCCTTGCATTACTGATGGTGTTATCATTCGTTTCACCTCCACACGAAACCGATATTACTTATTTTTTGATTCAAATTCTTCAAATGCTTTATAAAACTCACTGCCTTTTATCTCTTCAAAACCATTTTCATAAGGAGTTAATGAATTATAGCGATTAGTACTCATACGTAAGTATTGTTTTCCATTGTATTCAAAACTTGTTCTTGAATAGCCACCCATTTCCGTTTCTTCGAAGTAGTCTCCACACCTCAAAGGATAAGCATTAATAACTATCTCCTTTTTAATACATTCATCTTGAAATTGCTTTAATATTTTGCAACCTTTTTTAAACTTTCTCATACTTTGACCTTCAAACATTTTAGGTTTGTTTAATTGATTACCAAATTTTTCACTATTTTCCTGCACATCATCAATATACAATTCAATATTACTTTTTGTGTTTTCCTTAAACGCAACATTAACATTACCATCTCCACGCATATAATAATGATTTCCACTTATTCCTATGCGATTGAAAAAATCTTTGATAAATTCTCTTCTGTTTTTTTCTATTACTTCATCACGATGTAACCCTTTTAAAAAATCTTCATTTGTTACAATATAAAATTTCTCCATTTTTTACCTCCATATTTCCAAAAGAACGAATCTTTCTTGTTCTCAGTTCACATCATTATGTGTTTCACCATCTGAGTAATAAATATTCCAATCCTTGAATAACTCAATCAATTTATCATTATCCCAATCATATTCATTACAATGTGTAATGGTGATTGATTTTTTATCTCCAAAGTTTCCTATATCATTAGAGCATCTACTATATAATTCTCCTAAATCCAGTGTTCCATATCTCAATGTATCCTGGAATGGATTTGGCACATTTGTTTTATCAAACATATATTCGTTGATAAATCTCTTATTACATTCAGATGGGAATTTACCAGCACCATGTCTTGTTAAATAAGTACGCGATACATAACAAGTTTCAATATTTATCTCATCATTCCATTCAACATTTTCAATTATTCTCTTGGGATTTTTAATACCTGTATTAGACGGTGTTAGATGTGGAAAATATTCTGTGTTGTTCTGATCAAGCAATAAACCTTGTGCAGCTTCAAATACAATATTGTCAAATTGATTTAAGAAATAATTATCTGATATAGCCAATGAGTGATTATTCATAAAATCCCAATCATCTAAAAAGTGTTCAAATATACCATTATCAAGGAATATTTTTGACCATTCATCTGTTAATATAATATTCTCTCTTTCAAATTGTTCTAAGTAGTATTCCCTGATATGATTATCTACATCAGTTATGCCAGCTTTATATCTTTTGATAGTTTCAAAAATTCCCAAGCCACAACTACCATGTTTATTTTTTCCACGATTTTCTTCTATAATCTGATTTGCCATCATATCAAAAGGTGTAGTCAACATACAATTTTGATTGATATAAACATTCGTAATATATCCTAATTTCATCAATTCATCATATTCCTGCTTAAAGATAATTGGATTAACAATAAAATCCTCAGATAAATATGTACTTGCATGATTGAATGTTCCAGATCCAAAATGATGAAAGACATGTCTGATTCCATCAGGCGTTGTTACGGTATGTCCTCTCTGAGCACCACCATTTGAACAAACAACAATACTATTAGGTTTCTGTGAGAAATAATCTGTCATTAATCCCTTTCCACAATCTCCAAAGTTAGCACCTATTACAATCTTAATGTCTTTCATCTCTTAAATCTCCTATCCTACCAAGTAATTCCTTCTGAGTTAGAAGGTGTAGTAACTGTATCTGTAACATTATTCTCTGCTTCACTAACAATAATATCTACAATCTCATTTGTAATACTATCCATAGTTACTCTTCTAAAGTGTGTATCATCAAGATACTTCTTGTAGGACTTCTCAATTTCTTCTTCATCCCATCTGTGACCGTGATTTACATCTAAATGATAAATGTTAAACTTCTGAGAAGCCTCTTCGTATAAATCCTTAGTCTCTACATCAGACTGAAGGTTATCACCTGTCACCTCTGATAAGCCATGACCTCTACTCTTAAATGGAAGATATGGATTTAACTGCTCATCACCCATTGTAATAATAATTCCTTTTCTTCTACGGTTTAAGCAATCAAGCTTTGTGTGACGAGAACCGAAATACCATGCTGCTGTGTAGGATTCATAACTATTTCCACCACCGCCAAATTCAAAATAAATCTTGTCAAGCTGTTCAGCAATACGAATATCTGACTCAAACTGTGAAGCCTGAATTGGATAGCTATCACAAGCTAAATCACCAATACCCATGATAAGGAACTCAACATCTGTAACCTTTTCATATAACTTAGTCATAATTACATTTAACTTCTTTGCCACTTCAACGGCAGCCTGTCCCATAGAACCAGTTACATCAAGTGCAAGAATAACAGGAATTGTGTTTGGATGTTCCTCTGTATCGCAACACTCTCTAATAACATTCTTAGGATCAAGTGCAGAATCAATATTTCTTGCCTTAAACATGTCCTGATTAGAATAAGAACCTCTAATCATACCATCCGTTGAAACACTCATACCCTTTGTTGTTGAATAACTTACATAACTATCTCTTGTCCATGAACCGCATCCCATATTATGCCTCCTCCTCTTCATCTACTTCTGTATCATCGTCATCATTGCTACTCATATCAAAGTCGAACATTCCGTCAAACATATCACCCATATTTCCACCCATCATCATAAGTGGTAACATAGAACTCATTCCACCATTGCCATTCATCATGCCAGCAGAACCATTATCACTTTTCATCATCTGAGAAAGCATCATGTACTTAAAGATATTATTTGTACCTTTCTTACCTTTAATAACATCACTTCCAAACATCGAAACAATCTTTCCATAAAAATATGTATTGCCCATAAATACATGTCTTTCAGGAAGCACGGTTTCAATTGTTGAGTCCTCATAATTGATTACTGTAATCTTTGTCTTATCGGCTTCAATAACACATCTTGGCTTACCATTTACAAGAATGATGTCACCCTTCTCTACCTTATTAGTTGGAATAATAAAGAAGAATTCCTCTCCAATATCAAATACAAAGTTACTACAGTTTGTGAGCTTGCCAGTCTTGATGTTATATGTCTTATAACCACCATTTGTCTTAACTGCAATTCCACCATTCATAGAAAGTCTACACATTCCACTTCCTACCTTACCAAACATGCCATTTAAAAAATTGTTCATCATATTTATTTCCTCCTATGATATAAAATTATTGTTTACAATTACTTATTCTCTTAACTGCGACATTCTCATCAATTCTTCTTTGTCTGCTTCTGATAATGTCAATCCTGCTTTAATCCAAGCCTCTGTCTGTTCATCAATTTTCTTCTTATATCCACCTTGAATTATCCCATTTTCACTTAGCAACCTCTTACAATTCTCATACTGAATATCATTTGTCTCATGTGCATTTCTAAGATTACTTTCTAAGCAGCGAATAATATCAATCAGCTCATCTTTTGTCATAGACTTTAATGTACTATCTGAATATGTTCTTCTTCCATCACCTATCGCCATGTTCAACCTGCTTAAACAATCTAGCTGGAAATTCGTCTATATCGCCATCTTTATAAGCCTGTTCTTCACCAACCCAAACAATTTCAATTTTATTAGGATTAAAATTTGATCTACCAATAAAATAAGCCTTCTTACCTTTTTTATAAAATGTTGTATCCTCAATTAATTCAATAATATCTCCTCTTTTCATTCTTTTTCCTCCGATTTTTCATAATACTGTTTTATTAATTAGCTGTCCTATATAATTATTCTCCTATAACTATTTAAAACATCATTTATCTTATCAACTAATATTGTTGGATCACTTGACATACGACATACAAATTCATCATTACAATAAACTTCATATACATCATCATATTCTGGTCTTCCCCAACAATCACATCCATTTACAACTTCAGTTTTCTCTATACGAAATATATTAATCACCTCCCAAGAAAGAAAAATTTCTTTCTATGATTCAAACTGATAATCCTTGTTACTTACAAATTTGTCAATTTTTCCATCTTTGAAAAATACAAATTCTGCATAAAAATCATCTGTATTTTCTGACATTGCACACGAAACATACTCATCAGATTCCTCGTCATATTTTTCAAACCATCTCTCAACGCCATCATCAACTGTTGTATTTTTAAAAACAAAATATGGAAATTCATTTTCGTCAATTGACAAAATATCATTTGCTATTTCGGTAAATCTTTCAATAATATGTTCTCTTTTTAATACTGGGATATTATCTTCTTCTGATACATCATAAGTATCATTTTGTTTTAAGAATTGCATAATAGAATTTGAAATAATCTGTTTATCAGATGTATGAAAAATCTGTTGATTTGACATCTCCCAACAAATCCTATCAGGTGTGTTATCGCACTCATTAATGGATTTGTTAGTTCTTGTCCATACATCGTTTCCGTCCATTCCAATAATTCCCTTTTTAAAACCAAATGGTGTTTGAATGTAATCATGAATATATTTATCTGGTAAGACGCTCCAAATTATAGGAGAAAACCACCATGAGTTTTTATATTCAAATATTTCTTCTCCTGTATAGTCTTTTCTTATTCCATAAATACTACTACTGCTCATTTATTCTCCTTTCTTATCCTTAATCTAACCACCTATTATCCAAATAATAGAACCCAAATACCATTCCTCCGATTAAAATAACCCAAAAGATCCAGAAAATAATAATTGGAAAATCAGATTCTAACCTTTCTATCGTCTCGTCAATAGTCGAATTATTATAAAATGATGTGTTATCAGAAATGGTTTTATCTCTCAAATCTGTAAAAATTGTTCCTTTATATTCAGTACCAACGCCATAATATTTATACCTTATATGACTTGATTCCTTGATAGTGTCAATATAATCAGTACCAGGTAAATCAATTTTATTACTTGTGAAATTTACTCCACAAAATGATACTTCTTTACACTTAATATCTTCACTTCCGACTCTATCCCAAGTCCAATATGTTTCTGTTGTATAATAAGTTTGTGATTTGCCATTAACAGTTCTTGTATGAGCTACTTGTCTTGTATGCATTGTGTATTGCTCTTTGACTTTTTCTACATACATATATTCTCCATCAATTTCAGGATATGTAACTGTATCTACTGTTTTCAAATCACCATATACAAACGCATTACCAACATTTGTATCCATTCCATATTGGAACATTTCTTGACTTTCTATCTTAACAGCTTTGTTATAAATTTCATTTTTATCCATTTGATATTCTGAAATCTTAGAAGAAATCAGAATACCAAACAGAATCATAACTGCAATGATAGAAATACTAGCCAAGATTTCACGTTTTGTTATTTCAAAATTGCCAAAATCAAAACCTTTTCTACCATATCTCATAGACTAATCCTCTTTAAACAAATCCTGCGGAGCATCAACTGGTGCATTGTAATCCAAATACTCATATTCCTGTACTTCATATCCAAGCAATCCAAGAAACTGTCTTGTAGGGAACTTTCTCACATATCGTTTGTATTCCTTAATCTGTTTATTGTAATTGCTGCGATATTCTGCAATCATATTCTCTGTCATAGATAACTCATTCATAAGAGTCTTATAGTTCTCATTGGACTTCAACTCAGGATATGCTTCTGCAACTGCTGTAATAGCTGTTGTTACATTCTCAATATCCCCTGTTGATCCACGACCATCTGCAACCGCTGTCAATGTATCAGCTTCATGTTTGTCATACTGTTTTACACAATCAGCAAGGTTATATACAAGATCAACTCTTCGCTTTTCCTGTACCTTAATATCTGATGACGCTGTATTTACCTGCTCTTCAAGTGCAATAGCCTTATTCTGTGAACTCTGTACACCAAATACAATCATCAAAATAACTGCTAATACTCCTACGCCAATAATTACTGGCACTTTCCAATTTGTGTTCTTCATTTAAAATCTCCTTTATATGTAATATTTTTATTAGTTACACTGTAATATTCTCTTATTTGTTGGGATTCCCATAGCCGAATGGCTTAGATATGATTAAAAATTTTCCAATGAAAGATTGGTTTACTGCGAAACCACTACTTACTCTTCTTTACAGAAGTATTATTAACTGACTTCTGAATATTCTTCATAAGCTGAATATTGTCGTTAATCATAAGTGCTAATGCCTGATCCTCTGTAAATCCAACATTTATATATGCATCAAACATATTTTTCTTAGTTCTCGCCTGAATTGCAGGATACTCAGTATTCTCAGAATAATCCTTTGCAATGATCATAAGTTCCTTCAGAACATCATATATAGGCTCTTTATACTTTGTAATGTATGTCTTTACTACCTCTCCTAAACTTTCTGGGTTCTCTGCTAATAATCTTAAAATTGTTTCCATGTTTAATATTCTCCTTTATAAATTTTTTGTTATTCTCCAAACTCACAAGTATCACATGTTGAAAAATACTTATCGTGGTCTATGCAGCATTGTGGTCTGCTATCATCTTCATATTTTTCTTTCTTAAAATTTATATAAAATTGTTCACATCTACAAGTCAACATAGACGCAATAGACATTCCGTGAATAATAGCCATTTTACACTGATTGTTATCTTTAAACACCGTGGAATCAACCATTTTATCAAATTCTTCTGAAGCGATATAATCCAATACTTTCTGTTGTAGTTCGGTTGAATCAATAAGTACTTTATAATTATCCATTTAGCACCTCTTTTCATAAAATCCAACGATATGTTGCTTTCTTATGAAATAACTAATTGCAATATTTCTCAATACCTTGTTTCATAATATCTCTTAATTCATCTTCCTCATATGTAGTACCAAACTGCGACCAACTACAACTATGTTCTGTATCATTGTGTACTAATGCAAGTTTAAATACACTGCCACCATAATTCCTATATGTATCTAATTTGATAGCGTTGATATGAGGAATTTCTAAATACCAATTATGCTCTTTGTATTCAAAGTAAATATTAGTAGCTTGACCAAAATTAAAGTCAATGAATTTAACATCATTCATATACTCAATATCAAGAAGCTTTTTAATATAATTAACATACCAATCATATGTTTCCTTTTCTTTATATTTCTTTCTTTTATCAAGCTTGTTGCCATCAGTATCCTGATTTTTTGATAACATATTTAGCCATTCTCTACACATTTTAATTGTGGACGGCTGATCAAGCAGCATATACTGGATGTTCTCTTTATAAGTGCGAAATGCCTGTTGTTCAATAAGATCACATTCATTCTTCATATCATCCAATGCCTGCTTCTTTGCAGACAATCTTCTTTCTGCTTGTGCAAATTTATTTAATGAACTCATTTCGTATTCACCATCATAGTTGTATGTCCCATTTTTATATGTTAAAGACATTAATCGTTCACCTCTTTTATCTTTCCTAATTATAAAAATCATTGATTTTATTCTTGCTTTAATATTCTCTACTCGATGGTCAATTTCATGTTGCTTCCATGATTTCTCCAATTACCTTCTTGCTTTTCCTCTTTGATTAGTGGAAACTTCAAATCAACCTTTCTAACAATATCTGTCAACTTTTTATTGCCTTTTAAAACTGAAATAGAATGGCTTCTTCGATATGTATTAATTTTCAAAGCTCTTTCTAAAATTTTTTCATCTGATTCATAATCACTATTATATACATAAGCAAAACAGTACCCTTCTTTTATATTAGTATTACCATAATTAAAATCTTCGAAAATTACTTTTTTCTTACCAAGATATAAATACATTTCCCCTTGAGTTGATTTGTAAATTCCACCCACTTCTAATTTACTTAACGGAATTGTTTTTAAATTTGCTTTTCGCTCTCGATCTTCTACTTCTTTCTGAAGGAGTATATTTATTTTATCTCTAATTTCCAACTCCTTTTTCGTTGGATTTTCGATCAGATATGTATTGCTTGTACAACTTTTATTAATATATTCTTCGCTATATCCTAAATAAACAACTGAGCTACCTTGAAAAACTCCAATATGCATTCCTGGTGAATTTCTACCTATTGCCATTCCAATACACATATCACCATCTTTAATCTCTCTACCTAAAATGTCTTTCAAATTTTCACCTCCATATTATAACCAAAAAACCTGAATTTACTTGCCTCTACTTTCTATTAATCCATTCCTTAAACTCGTTAAAATCATCTTTTGTAAGCACAATATCAGAATAATAAAAATCCTTATTCCTAATAATCGCCCAAATTTTCTTCAACTTTTCAAAGAATGATCTTTGCTGAGTATAAAAATTGCCATTCGTATAGGTCAAAAAAGCGTAATCTCCATCTTCATAATCGGCGATTTTAAAATGGATACCCTCATCACAACCGCATTTACAGCTTACGATTAATTCATCATCTTTAAAATTTTTAAATACTGCCATAACAATCTCCTTTACTTACAATTCCCAAGTCCAACTTTGTAATCACCCTTGACATCAATACTTACTTCTCTCTGAAATTTTCCTTCTTTGTCATACAAAGATAAGTAATATCTATTACCACGTTGTTCTAATACGACATCTTCATTCTCGAATAACTGTACTCGCTTCTGTTTCTGTACTGATTTATTCTCTACTTTTAAGTTATTCATTTCTTCCTTTGAATCGACAAAGATTGGTGATTTTAATTCTTCAAGGATACACCTAATATCATCATCAAGATTGCCATATCTGCTTGTGTGCCTATCAACTGCTTTAATAACATCATTCTCAAGTAATAATCTGTTTCCCATTTTAATATTCTCCTTTCCACTCTCCCAACTCATAAAAATCATTAATCTGGTCATCTAATTTTCTAACTTGCTTTCTTAAATCATACTCTTCTTTCTTACTATCTGTTCTCTGACACTTCTTCCGTAATTCATCACGCTGCTTAGTCAGTTCATCATACTTTTCAGATACATCAATCTCATCCAAGACTTCAATCTCAATCTTCTCACCACAATGAGGACAAAACTGAATTGGATAATTGTCTGTCTGTACCCATTCGTCTTCATATGATGTAATAACTTCTGTATATGAAGTACAGAATCTCGGAATATATCTTTCATCATCCCGACAATCATCACTATAAATTAAATCTTCATCTGTGAAAATGATGGCTTTATCATTCTGTATTTCATCACAACAATGCGTAAATGGCTTGTACTTGTATGAATGTGCATCATTGAATTTTAACTTGATTAGCTCTATCTTCATATTTATTCTCCTAGCTAAATTTCCACCAAAAATCATAAATTTTATGAATATGTTGATAACCTTTGTGTAATTCACCCTTATATCTGCGAATCGCTTTATTGGACTGTCGCTTCAAATAACTGCTTCTTTTACCTCTATACCATCTTTTATAATATGGTTTTGGATTTTCAACATATCCCAAACCTTTAATCAATATCTTATCTTTATATGTTACAGCATAAGGATATCTACACGACACTCTTTCTAAATATTTGAGATGATTTTGATGCCTTAAATATCTCTCACGCTTATTCATTCTCTTTTTCTTGGAATGATTCTTATGCTTTTCTTCATCGTGTTCATACCAATCACTACAATGATCAAAAGAATAAACCTTGCCACCAACTTTATCGCACCAAACACAGTTCTCAATATCTTCTTCGTCAATGTATGATTTATATTTTTCAAAGTCTTCATATCCATAAAGGCAATCTTTACATTTCATCAAATCACCTCTTTTATTTTATTCTCCTAATTTCCTTCCACACCAAGGACAATACGAAATATATTCTTTCTGATGAACAAATCCATCGTCATATTCATCCCATTCAGAAGTTTCAATATCCAAATAATATTCATTTGTCAGTGGATCAACATATATCTGATTGTCAGGTGAATCATAATTACAACGGTTACACATACACTTACCTCGCTCTATCACATTCGTTAAAATCTAAAAGCATCTTATATTTATATTCTCCAAATCTTTCTTTCCAACGCTGCTTTGCTTTATCAGTATCCCAACTAAAAGGCATCATATGGTAATTGATGAGGAAACATGTATCTAAAACAACATCAGAATTAACATGATACATAGCTGTCATGTATTGATATGAACCGTAACAATGATGCTGATAATAATGAGCTATCCCATCTTCATCAAATGTTTGTGTACTCAATTTGCCTAAATCGTGATACAAAGCACCTATTCTGAATCTTGCAGGATAAGCATATTTTGTGGAAAATAATCTTGATGCATATTTGCAGTGTTCAAATAAATTCATTGTATGATGCGGACTTTTCTGATCAAATCCTCTCATATCTGGAATATCATTTGGTTCGTAATCATTTAATAAATTATGAATAATAATCTCATCGAATCCTTCCTCGTAGAACGGAATCTGAAATTTTCTAATCTGCTTATCCAACACAAAGTCAGGTACAGGATGTTCTCTATGTAGATTATCTTTTTTGCACTGTTCAAATGGCTTTGGAATAATTACACATACTTTTCTGACATTTAAACCATTTACTTTCATCATAATTGCTCTGCGAGATTTCATAGTCAGATTAGTCGCATCTGCGATTACATTCTTTTTATTCTCCAAATTCTTACGGATTCTATCATGAAAAATTTTGAATACTTCTTCATTATGTTCTTGATTTTCGTAATTACCAGTCAATTCCTCACGAATTGCATCGGATGATACGATTATTGTATTTGGATTCTCATTGGCAATCTGAGTGGCAATGGTTGACTTGCCACTACCACTCAAACCACACATAATATACAATGTAGGTTTATTCATTTAAAGTCTCCTCGAATAACTCTTCAGCTTCTTCCATATCAGGCACATCAGATGTATCTTTAGCAATCCCCTCAATTACCTTAAATTCAAACACCTTATCCTTATAAGCTGTGAATGTTGCTCTATTATCAATACGAACAACTACACCTTCAGCAACATGTGTCTTACCGATTTCATCTGCTGGCATACCATCAAGATATTTATTTACTCTTTCTTTCAAATCTTCTGGTGTAGTAAAAATAAACTTCTCTAAATCAGGTACATGCTTAACGCCCAACTTGTCACACCATACTTCTACAGTTTCCCAAGGCACTTCAACAACTGTTCCGTCTGCTGTTGTCATTGTCATTCGATATACATACATCTCATTTTCGCCTTGTTCACAGCCATATGAGAATGTTGTGGTGTCACCAAATTTCTTAGTAAATTCTTTTTCCTTAACTCCCTTATTAGATACTGAACCCATAATTGGTGTTGTTTCATTTACATATCCGACAATTTCATAGAAAATTTCAGCACCTTCAGGAAGCTTGTCTTTTAATAAATCGTGGTACTTCTTTCTAAATCCATTATCAGAATAATATCCATCATTCTTTGTCATATCCTTTAACACAACTCTTCTGCTACCAGATACAACAGAAACTTCTCTTATAACCTTTGGTTTCATATGTAAAAACTTTCTCAGCTTACTATTCTTCTTTGTAACCTTAACAGTCTTCATAGTACGAGCCGATGTTCCGTGGAGCTTACGAGTAATATAAATTGTATCTCCTGGCTTAAATGCTGATATATTATATGCAAGCTGTGCAGTATCTTTATGCTCCTCAAAAAATGGATATGATACTGTTTCTTTCTGAAACTTATTTTTCTTCTTTAAATTATTTCCATTACCTCTTGAACGATTTTTTCCTCTTGGAATATATTTTTGACAAATCTCATGACCACCAAGAACTGTAATCTGATCGCCATCTTTTAATTTTGAAATATCTGTATACTTAGAAAGTGTTTCAACAGGTAATACAAGTCCTTCTGACTTCTCACCTCTAAGTCTAATAGCGGTTACATTTCTCTTCTCAGCATCCATATAACCACCAATGTTGTTTCCATTCTTATCTTTCTTTCTGACAAGGTTATTATCTGCTGCATACTCAAGTGATAACTGACCGTCAGATGGGAAGAATACTACTTTCTGTCCTTCCTGATAATTCAAATCTACAATTACATTCTGTCCAAATACCTCTACACACTGTAACCTATCAGCGTTACTATGTTTTCTTAATCCTTTTAATGTTGTGATATAAGCACAATACATAAGTTCCTCTTACCTTAGTAAGTAGTGCGCACTTTATCCTATAGGAACTTTTCTATTTTCCCTTTCTTCTTTAATCTTCTAATTTGTTACCTTTTGCTTCATTACAAAGCTTACACATTGTTTGATAGTTACTAATATCATCAATACCACCTTTTGAGCGTGGCATAATATGATCTTTTGTCATTAAAATTTCATCACCATTATCATCAACTGCATACAAATTTAGATGATAACTTTTATCCTGTAAATGTCTTTCTTTTGCAAAATATTTTCCTTCAATTCCACAAACTACGCATTTACAACCTTTAGTAAAAAATGTTTGGTATCTTTGGCTATTGCCCTTAATCAAATCTCCATCAAAATCAACTTTTGCAAGTTTTTTATCTTTCTCAAATAAAACATCCTTTACTTTATCTCTGACTTCTTCTATTGAATAGATTTCTTTCCTAAGTAATTTTGTAGGATTAAAATCTTTTAAAAGCGTTTTTACTTCACCTAATTTAAAACATTTTTCAAATAGCGGTTGCTTGTGCCAAGTTACGGATAATAATTCCGTATCGTTTGTAGGTGACATTGGATTATTATTCTTAGGGAAATCGGTTTCTAAAAAATCCCGTATTGTCTCAAACCTCAAAGACAATACCTTATCATCGACTTTGTATTGGATTTTAAATTTTTTATCTTTTCTTCGCATAAAACATATCTCCTTATAATTTAATGTCGTCACCTATGTATTCTCTCTTATTTTTCCAAAACTCCAAAGAAAATGCTTCTTTCCTCTAACCATGAATATTCATATAAGGATATTTAACTCCCTTATATTCCTTATAACCCTTTGTTAATAATCTAAAATTCACATTCTGTTTATAATATCCTTTGTATTTCTTTACTAAAAACAAATGAGTACACCCACATTGAACACAAAATTTGCTATTTCGTTTGGCTTCATTTTTTGAATAATAATATCCTTGAATTCCACTACAACAAGGGCAGGTTGATACCCATACTTCTCTTGTTAAGTTGTGTATTTCTTCAAATGGAATTTCATGAAATATTAGACCTTCAGGAGTTACAAGATAATATTTCTTTTCACTAACATCTATACTTTCTGACTCAACTTGACTAATCATTTATTCTCCCATCTGATCTACAATGCTTTGTAACTTATCAACATATATCTGAGCATCCTTTTTATGTCTAAGCTGCTTAATATCAGCAGGTACAAAAGTCAATATTGCTTCACCAAAAACTTTATTGTCAGCGTATAAATTCATAAACTGACACATAGTCTCGACATCAATCCAATTTAAATCTGGCTGAAAACAAATCACATCACCCTTCTGTGGATGCAGTTTTCTAACCTTAATAAGTGTCTGTTTAAATAATTTCTTTCTCTGTCTCTTGTTCATATTGTTATTCTCCAATTTCTATATATTCCAATATCCAACTGTCGTATTTATTTTCTTTGATCAACTGCTGATATAAATTTATCCATCCTTGTGCTGAAAGACCTTCGTACTTCCAAACGCATTCTTTCCAATGTCTGTGTACAAAATGACCTCTTGTTTTTAACTCAATGCATTTCACACATTTATCGTATAATTTCTTGGAATACCAATTCGATCTACTTCTATTCCAGCCCTCTATAAATGCTTCAGTCGGATCATACCTACTTCTCATATCAGTAAGAGTTCTGTCATACAACTCAGTCTTTGCATTGTATAAACAATGAAGCAGAAAGTAGATGTCTTCATAATTATTTTCAAACTCCCATTCTCCAATATTTAAATCAAAATACATTATTCTCACCTACTTTCACAACCATAAGAAACGTGGTTTTCAATGGATTTTTTAACCTCTAAAAGCCTTGATTTTAGGGCATTTCAGAGATTGCTTTAAGTCGATAATAGAGATTACTTACAAATCCTTCTATCTCATTATGAATATTTGCCGTATCATCTTTCATATACTCAACATATAAGTAAGATAATGTATCTTCTTTATCTAATAAGAACTCTTCAAATTTGTCTGATATAATATTCTCTGAAAAATAGTTAATAATTTCTTCTTTAATGCAATACTCATATGAATATTGTTTTAATAGTTTCTCACTTGATAAGTCAGAATTGGTGACTAAATCACCAATCCAACTATTCATCTCTTCATTTAATCTTTGCGTTAGTTTATCCATTTTAGTTTACTTTCACCTGTATAACCCTTTTCAAACTCGTACCACGCATAAGCGACCGCACTACCACCACCTGCTCTCATCTCATCAAAAAGAGCATTTTTTGCACATAAAATACGACTACTTGAAACATAAACGCATTTTGGTGGATACTTCTTAAATAATTCCTTACGAGCTTTTCCTTCAAGGAACTGAACTTTAAGAAACATAAATACTCTGCAACCATCAGGAATTAATGTCATTGCATGTTCAATAAATTCTTTTGCATATTTGTATGGGGGATTTGTTAAGATATCGCCATTCCAAGGCTGATTATATGTAAGAAAATCAATTCCACCTTCGCCATAACCTCTATCAATTAGATCGGTGGAACGAACTTCATAACCGAAGCTCTTTAATCTTTCAGATAAATGTCCCTCGCCACAGGAACATTCCCAGATAGGTTTGTCAAATGTGACATTACCATCTTTCAATAAAACATCAATTGCAATAGGATCTGTCGCATAATAATCTTCATTCTGTCTTTCCTTATCAGTATGATTACTTGCACCTAAAGTCTTAAAAATACTATTCTTATTGCCTGTCCAATCTTTTTCTGTATTATTACTCAATTTTTGTTCACCATTAGTAGCTGCGCAGCTTTACTCACATGTGAACGTTTTTCCTTTCCTTAATTGTAATTACGTTATTATATTCTCTGTTATTTCTTTCTTATGTCCCATAAATAAGGGCTACTACATCCACAATTATGAATACCATCACCCAATACACATCTTCTACAGTCTTCATATTCTGCATGAGTTTTACAATATTCTTTTACAGTATTAATAGCTTTTATGATATTTTCATCGACTGATTCTGGTGGAATATATTCTCTTAGTTCTACTCTCAAGTTTTCACCTCGCTACCTTCAAATGAAAGGTTTCTTTCAATGTATTATTTGAACTCTATCTTGTTTCTTTTTAATACCTTAACTGCCTTGTCATAATCGGTTTCAGCTACTTTGATATTTTTCATCTTAGTAGGCTTTGGTTTTATCCAATGGCGACATTCTGTAATATCTTCGTCATACCACATCAAACCACCTTCGCAATATTTATGATACTGGCAGTCATTGTTACCACATCTACTCATTTATGTATCCTCTTACTCTCTTGCTCCTTTCAATGTATTATTCTCTTAATAGATCTCTGTCCATTCACTAATTTCTACTTTATTATCAGGATATCCAGATAAGCTCCATTCATTGTTGTTATATACTACTTTCCACATAGCATTTTCTCCATGTGGATTACCTTTAATCTTGCCATAATATAATCCTGAACATGGTGGTAATTCTTCTTCTGTTTTTCTCCAAATTGGTTTCTCATATACTTTATTAATATCATCTACTGCTTTTGCCAAATTTGTCGTAATTGTATCGAAATATCCTTTTTCTAAATCAATCATTTCAAGTATGTAAGTATGATCGATCTTAAAAGAAATCCCAAGCCCAATAAGTACTCCTATACAAATCCCTAATAATCCAATTAATACTGTTAAATAAATATCCATATCTTACCTCACTTTCTTATCATCCGAAGGAAACTTCGGTTTACTGTGGTTTATTTTCCATCATACAATTTAACTGTTCCATCTGAATTGTAGATAGGAGTGATTGCCATTGAGTTGTTTCCATAAACACATAAATACATTACCTTTGTATTCTCGTCATAAGCAACTACACTTCCATCATTCTTATCATAAATTTCATGCATTTTTATATATTTGTTATTAACATTTGAAAAATTACTATCTCCATCTTTAATATAAGCTCCACATCCAGTCAATCCAAAGCACAATGTTAATCCTAATACAACCACTAAAATTTTCTTCTTCATATGATTTATTCTCCTATCTACCATACATAATATATTCATCACCAAGTTCAAGATTCATTTTGTAATTTCCATTGTTATAAACCTGAACTCTCATATTGTAAAATTTACTATCCTGCTCATGAGAATTTGGATCATAAGGATAACTAAAACCTGCTCTTGTTAGATGTCTAAGAACACGTCTCTCTGTTGTCGCACGACTACATCTTTCTTCAAAAGCTAATTGTCCATTGTCGAGATTTACCAAACTACAATATGTTGATGTACTGTCACCACCATATTTGTTTTTATTATCTCTGAACGAAATCACTAAATAAACACCTATTACATTGTTATTTTCTTTCTGCACTACGACTGCACCATTTGTTAATTTGATATTTCTGTCTAAGTCTACACAATCGCAAACTCCTTTAATACTAATATTCTGCATTTATTTACACCTCTTGTTATATTATTCTCTATTATTTCTGCCACCAATGTTTCTTTTTATTTTCTTTATAAACATTACAAACATTTGGATAATTACAACTTTTGGTTTCTTCATTGTAATATTCGCAAAAATATCCATCTTCACAACCAATATCGCATTCCATTTCAGTATATATTCTCATAAAACCCTCCTAAACTCCTCAAGAAATCTATGTTTCTTGGTAAAAATATTACTATATATAGTGTCTATATTTTGCACAGACACTATATATAGTATTTCATTTACGCCTGATACATAAAACTTGGCATTGGCTGTAATTTAAACAGATTTTTCTCATGCATTGAATCAATCTTAGCTTTTACTTCCTCATTTGGCTCAATTCCATCTCTGATATATGCATCTAATTCAGCATAAGTAAATCCAAGGTTATCTTCATCAGTCTTTCCGCAAAGACCATCGGTAGGTGTCTTATCAACTAATTCTGACGGAAGCCCCAACTCACGACCAATAGCTTTAACCTCTGTTACTGTAAGCTGAGATAACGGACTGAAATCACCAGCAGCGTCACCATATTTCGTGGCGTAACCCACCCAATCTTCGGAAAGATTACACGTATTTGCAACTCGACCATTTACTGTCTGTGATACTGCATAAAGCGTAGTCATACGAATACGAGCAGGAAGATTTGTTGTTGTCTGAATTGATAACTCTTCATCTAATGATGTTTTAATTTCATATTCAGTAACATTCACAATTGTTCCGACTGGAATAATAGTACGTGGAATGTCTAAAAAACTGCAAAGTTTACGACTATATTCGATATCTCTTTGTCTTCCCTGTGGCATCATCACACCAAAAACTCTATCCTTACCAAGAGCTTCTACACATAATGCAGCTACAACACTTGAATCCTTACCGCCAGAAATTCCCACTACTGCCATACAATCTTTACCATTCTGTTCAAACCAATTTCTGATCCACTCTACGATTTCATTTTTTACTTTCTTAGCATCAAACATTTATATATTCTCCTTCCTACATTCGATTCATCACATCATAGAACCGAATTAAATACTCATATACATTTCTAGGAACTAATTCTTTTACCTTTTCAAATTCACTCTTTTCACATAAATCTCTAACCAAACTTGAAGAAGTATGATTTTCTGGTATCTGAATTTCTGTGAAGTGATCTTTATATTCCATAAGATTTGCTTCTCTTAAAGCAGTCTCAAGATTCTGACCTTCTCTCACACATGCTACAAAATTATATTCCTCAACAAACGGTTTCCAATTATACCAAGTTGTAAGTGTTTCAATATTATCCATTCCTAAACAAATATAGTATTCGTTGAAGATATAATCTTTTTCATTCATATCTCTTATCTGAGTAATAGTATTGTATGTCCTCTGTGGAAAGAAGCTGGTTGTTTCAACTTCGGATGCCCACATATTATTTTCATCACAATTTGGCATTGAATTAATTAGCGATACTCGACAATATCCAGGTATCAAAGTCTTTTTCTTCGCAACATATGTATCATGTGCAGGAATAAACAATATAGCATCGGCATTAACCGCTTTTTTAGCAGTCAATGCCATATCAACATGGGCGTTGGTAATTGGATTAAAACTTCCTGGTATAAGTAAAATTTTATTCATGATCCATTCTCCAATTAATACATCTCTTTAGATAATCAACATAATCAGGGTTTTTACACATGCCTTTGCCTTCTACATCAGACACTTTTGCAACATCCATACCATTACATTTAGTGGTTTTCATTACAATATTTAAAGCAGGAACATCTGTGTCATTACTCAAATAAGTACCAATTCCAAATGCAACGTTTACTCTATCATGGAAGTGTCTAAATAACTTATCAGCTCTTTCAAAATCAAGACTGTCACTAAACAGAAGTGTCTTTGTCTTAGGATTGATACCAAGTGACTCATAATGATTAATCATTTTTTCACCCCATTCAATCGGATCGCCACTATCATGTCTTACACCACTGAATAATGTTGCATATGTCAACTGAAAATCTTTCAAGAAACAATCAGTTGTAATTGTATCTGTGAGCGCAATACCATTTAACACACCATACTCTCTAACCCATGCGTCTAGGGCATACCAGTTTGAATATGCTGGATTGTGCTTGTGATTACCCTGACCAGAACACATAATCCATTCATGAGCCATAGTTCCAACAGGTGTAAGGTTATATTTCTTTGCAAGATATACATTAGAAGTGCCAACAAACTTAGATGGACTATGCAATGTATCATTCAAATGTGAAAACTTCTCAACAACTAATTCCTGTGCTTCAGCAGAAAGTCTTCTTCTAAGACCAAATTCAGAAAATGTACCAGCATACCAATGACCGCTTCTGAGATTTTCATACTTTTCATCTAATCTCTTTTTGAAACTATTAAGTAATTCCTCATAGTTATATGCCATTCTGAAATATACTTCGTTTACAATCGCAAGTGTAGGAATCTCATACATAGATGTATTAAGCCATGTACCAAATGTTTCGATAGAAAGACCGCAATCTGAATCTGTTGTAATTTCAAAATCCTCATATCTTGGCTGCCATAATCTCAGAAAATCAACATACGAACCTTTCATCCATTTGATATTATCAATATAAGTAAGTTCATCTTCTGTGAATCTCAAACCACAATATAATTTAATCTGTCTGCGAATCTCTTCTACCATTTCTGGTGTAAAATGAACATCCTTATTACGACACTTAAAACTCCAAGTGGTTTTATAATCACTAAACTGATGATAAATAGCCTGTCCCATTGACAATTTGTAAGCATCTGTCTCCAATAAACTTGTAATAATCTGTTTCATATTATTTTCCTTCTTTCTTGATTTGATTAAATATTGTTCTAATATCATATTCTCTGTTTTCGTACTCATAAAACAGATTAATATACTTATCAATAAAAGTTATGTCATTTGGATGCATTGCAATTGGCTTACTTTTCTTAGATTTCCACCATTTTAATTCCTTCTCAAAATTAAACGATTTACCATAATATGCTCTACCTGCTCCAAGATAATCACAAAACATTTCTTTTTTATACTTCGTTGGCATTTCAATAGGATTCCCACCATTATCAAAATTGTCCTGCCAATATTCGTAATGGTGCTTGTTTCTTCCTTTATGGTGCATCCAAGCTGCTGACCAACCATTCTCTTTCTTACAAGCATCTATTGGACTTGAAGTACCTTGATAATACTTAACACTCTCCCAAAATTCTGTTGGAGAAAATTTAGATAAATCATGTACTAACCCTTGAAATGGAATTCCCACTTTACAGCAATAGTAGAACACCCAATGTTTATGCGTACAGACTTTCTTAAAATGTCTAAAAGTATTAATGATATAATTCTTATACTTCATTATTCTCTCCAATCACTTCGATCTGACACATCTTCATAGTTGCTAATGCAGCCTTATGAGTATTAGGTGTGACACCCGCACAACAACTTGCGTCTACTGTAATATCAATTTCAGGATAATTTGCTCTAATAATAAGTGCATTTGAAACCACACAGATGTCGGTACATAATCCGCAAATCTCAACACTTTCAAATTTAAAATCATCCCAATGAGTCCATCCAAAAGTAATTTTGTCAATCAGAATGTCATTATCAATATCAAAATCTAACTTATCTGAAATCTGCCAACCAACAGTATTCTTTACACAGTGAATAACAGGAAGATGTACACCTTCATATGTCTCTAAATAATTCTCAGGGTGTGTGTCTCTTGTAAAGATTATCTGTTTACCAGCATCCTTGTACTCCTTAATTTTCTTTGCTACATTTGATACAATCGCCTGTGCTTCCTTTGTACCAAGTGTTCCATCAATAAAATCATTCTGCATATCTACAACAATTAATGTTTCTCTCATTTTGCTACCTCTTTTCTTTTTTTATATGTATTTATTCTCTGAAACTCAGAAGAAATTCCGCTTTCCTGCGAACTTCATATTATGTTATTCTCTATTTAATATTCCCAATCATCATTCCTAACTTGGAATACATCGCCACACTCTTCAATATCTGGATAATTATATGTGGCAACATTCATAGCATATTTATCTATTTCGTATGCTTTATATGTAATATTTGTAAATCCCATTTTCTCCAAACAATACCTGCCAGTAGCAATACCATCATACAAACTTAGAACTTCAATAGGATAATCTCGTGGAACATTCTTCAATCCATGATTTAAAATGTGAATAATTACTTCTGCCGTCCATCCATTGCCAATTTGTTTATATCTCTGAGTAGCACTGTTTTTTGGTGCTGCTGTATAATTATCTGGTAATGTCTGTAGTCTTTCACATTCTAATGGTGTTAATTTACGGATAAGATAATATCCATCTTTTAGTTTTATTGGGTATAATCCATCTTTATAGCCAATAAGACCGTCTTTAACAAGATAGATCATTTTCCCATCAACAGATAAATTTCCATTCTCATACCATTCAATCTTTTTATATTTGCTTAAATCAATTACTTCTATCTCTTCACACATAACATTGTATGGAACACCTTTATGCAGATTTGCCAATAGACACTGAGACTTGTCTTTGTTAGATACTTGAATATATCCAAAATCAAAATGATTTCTTCCACCTGCTACAGTTCTGACCATATATTCCATTTCTTTTTCACTGAGATGTTTAAAACTGTCTTCTGTAATGGAAATTGGTGTCATATACAAACCAGTTTTTGCACCTTGACCACCACCGTTACTTGTAAGATTTACACTTTTCCCATCTGAACTATATACTCTATGAGCCTGAGCAGTTGTGTCTATATCACCAATACGAATAGGTTCATCACTTTCTGCAATATTAACAGGTGTAAAAGCTACTTGAGTATGATGTTTTTTTAAATAATCTCGTGCATTTCCTGCTTGATGTTTTAAACAATAGGCTTTCTCTTTATCAACAATTCCATATTCAAGTACGTCTTTTAAAAAGATATGTCGATCTTCTGGTTGTGGAACATTTGAAATATTTGTACAATAAATTCTCTTCCTCTGTTGTGCTGATACCAAAGCACTATTAATATGTAATAGTGGATAACCCAATTCTTCACTAATCTGACTCTTTATTTCTTCCGCAGCGGATTCATTGTTTTCGTACAAAAAGATATCTGGTTTCCACCTTTCTTTCGCCACCACATAATTTAAGAATAATTCCCATCCTTCTCCCTCTGCTTTTGTCTCACGATTTTTTCTTTGTGCAATAGACCAATGAGTGCATGGCGAACCACCTATTAACAAACGTAATGGTTGTCCATTAAGTTCACAATAAGTATTTTTTTCTTTATTCTCTGTCAAAATCCTTTAATCTACAGAGATTGCGCAATCATTTATCCTAGAATTTACTGTTAAATCCTTTCTTCTTAATTATTTTGTTATAAAATCCTATGGACTTTGCACGTCTGCAAAAACCATAAAAAAAAAATATTTCTTGTTACTTTTATTTGGAAAATTTGGCTGAATCGCCAAGATAGAAATTTCTATATTTGATTATTTACTCATAAATTGTTACTGTTTTTGCCTCTTTTTGTCTTACATGAAATCCTTGAATTGGAATAATTTCATATGGTGCAATATCCATAACTTGTTTAATATTAGGAAATTCTGTTCCTCTAACCTGAACCCATCTGCCATGTCCTCTCATTGCTTCTATTGTTGTCATACATCCGCTTAACTTATGAAAATATTCCTCTTCACATAGAAAATATTTTCTATCATAACTGCAACTTCCAACATCCTCATAACTTTTCATAGTCACTACAACCATAGGGATATTATTATCCAAAACAACATCTCCTATTTGTGGAATATACTTTTTACTCATTCATTTCACCTCTCTTATTTATTAATAGAAAAATTTGGCTGATCAGCCGTGAATAGAATTACTTCTATATTAGATTATTCTCTACTTTTCAAATGGCTTATCCATGATACAATTATTAACCATATCTCTAAATGCAAAAGGGGAATCAATTACTCTATCTGAATATTTGAAATGTTTTAGAAACTCAAGTACCTCATGTGCATCTCTATGTGATAATGGGATAAACTTCACATATTCAGGATGTCCTTTAATACACACAACTGCCCAAGAATGATCATCAGAATAAAAACCAATATCCGTTCCAACATCTATCATCGAGTTCATCATTTTGTGACAATCATCAATTAATTTATAAGAATTTTTATATGTAACGGTTGCGTCAGATAATTGAATATTGGCATATCTATATCTTTCCTCTGCATCTTTGCATTTTTCTATTGCATCTTTATATGATTTCTTGGCTGCTTCCACTTGAAACAAATCATCCTCCAATAACCAATGTCTTAATTTATCTCGTATTTTGTCCTTTAATTTCACTTTTTCACCTCTTACATACTAAAATCTCAACATCCGTATCCGCAAAAATGCTTTTAATCTGTTCTGAGACATCGTTCCAATTCAGCCTATCTAAACCACAACCAATTACAGGCATTGCAATCTTTTTGATATTATTATCCAAACAAATCTGTTTCATCTTTTCAAGTGCAAATTTCATTGTGATAATTGTTGGCTTGTGAAAATATCTCTCTTTTGTAATAAGATTAAATACTCTACCCTCTAATAGACAGTCACCACCAATTTTCTTATGAGTATACTGGTTAATATAATCTGGATATTTTGTCTGTAATTTTCGTTTCATATCAAATCTTTTATTGAATTCAACTACAATTCCTTTACCCATTCCAAAATCTGCACTGATACAATGTGCTAAATTGTAATCTTCTGAAACTGTAAACAAGTCTTTATTCTCTTCACTGTATGTCATTTATTTCACCTCACTTATTCGTAATCATATCCAAAAACAACAACTCATCTTTCTTCAATGTAATATCATAATCTTTCCATTTTTCCATCAGTTCTCTTATATCAAATCCATGCTCTGCAATTACCGCATAGCCATGAGGAGTTTTATGGCAGTCATTGTGAATACCTAATAATCCCAAATCTGTTCTAAATTGACCAAGTAATTCTTTGTCATCCACATCAAAATCAAACAGCCACTTACTCTCATCACGATTTTGTACCTGTAGTGCAACGGATGCCAATGTGCGATTAAGCTGTGTCACACTTGGCTTATCTCTCAACAGACGGATAATAAATTCTTCTCTGATTTTCTCTTCATTCCTAGAATTAACTGATCTATATAATCTTGTCTGTTCACCAGGAACTCCTTTAGCTGCAAAATTCTTAAAAGCTTCAATTACTTTATCTTCGTTCTCTTTATATTCAAGGATTGTTTCGGCTCGCCCCTTAAAACTTGGAATATCCTTATTGTCTTTATTTCGAGAACGAATTAAATATACATATAAGTTTGACATTGTATTATTCTCCTAAAATAAATTTCCTTGACTATCTACCATACCTTTGTAACCACACCATTTACATTTACAATGCATGGAAGCACCATCGAAACTTTCTAAAATATAATCTTTTTGATGACAATGCCATCCTATTTTGCAAAAGAACTTTTGTAATGGTTTAATATAATCTGCTAACATGTATGTTACAAATAGCAAAATTAATAAAACTATTACAATTAAAATAACAACATATTTCATGTTTACCTCTTTACCTCACTTATCTTCTTTCCAATCAACCATAATAAATGATAAAAATCCCAAACATGGCTCTATTAATAAAATTTTCCATAATTCAACTGGTTCAGGAAAAATAAAATTCATTAATAAATTTAATGTCATAAGCCATATTAAAAATCTTATTGTAGATTTATACATGCTATTCTCCTCTTACTTATTCAAAACAATCAGAATGTTACTTAGATATAAAGCATAGAAGACTAAATACCCACCACCTGCCAAGAATAATAATTTGAACACAAAGTTGACAACATTCTTTTTCGTCCATGTTATCCCAACAATAAGGTTAAAAAATTCCCATAATTAATAAAATAATGTTTAAAATATTCATATTTCACCTCCAAAATTCCTGAAGAAATGTGCGTTTCTTTTTAATGTAAAATATACACCATATATAGTATATACTACTTATTTTTAATACTATATATGGTGTATTTGTAACGATTACTCGCTTAACTCTGCAAGTGCCTTATCCAGATCCTCGTCAGACATGTTTTCAAGTGCTGCATCCTGTCTCTTAGCCTTGATTTCAAGCAATCTCTGTCTCATCTCTGCATTCTTCTTAGCGTCTTCTCTCTTCTTCTTTTCGTCAAGCTTCACACCAACAATGTACTTAACAATTTCGATCTTATTAGAAATCTCTTCATCTTCCTTTGACTTAGTATTCAGAAGGCTTTCTTCCTCAGACCTTTTTACTTCTGCATTGAGTGTCTTAAATACTGAGTCCAGATTTGTGAGAGATAAATCCCACAAATCAATTACGTTAATCATTCCTCTGAATGGAAACTGATAGTTTGATCTTGTTGCATTGATAAATAATTCGTTGTTTGTCATAATAATAATCTCCTTTTCTAATTAAAACTTAATCTTCATTACACGCTCTGTTGCACCCTTAACCTTAACAACTAAATCTGCTCTCTTTGTCATAGAGAATCCAATTCCTGAAAGCTGATCATCAGTATCTTCTACATGGCACTTAGCACCTAAAGCCTCAAATACTCTCTTGTGCTTTTCAAGTTCACTCTTCAAGAACTCATTGTAATAGCCATTAGGACTTTCGTTGTTCACACAATCCTTCAGGAAGAAGAATAAATGTCTATGACCAATTCCATCCTGCTCGTCAAAATAGTTTGGACTATAACTGATTACTGATACAGGAACGAACTGATTTGTATTTACACCCCAAATCTCACGGCTTGAAATAGAGGAATTTCCTGCTAATTTTTCCTTAATTGAGAAGTTTCCATTCTCATCGAGTGTTACTTCTGCAACCTGAACCTTTTCATCAGTTCTCATTGACTTATCGTAATCAAACTTGTAAATTTCTCCATTAAATTCAATCTCAGCTCTAAATCCATGCCTTACGCTTCCTGAATACTGATGTACAAAGAACTTATAAACACCTGGTTTCATTCTTGACAGGTCTTCCCAAGTAATATTCTCCACTGCAATCTTTCCATCTGGATTAATAATATCAACATCTAACTGACCGCCCATTATCGAAATTCTTGGTTTTCTACAATTACTAAAGAAGATTTCATTCTTATCTGGTTCAATACAATGTGCGTCAAGGTCGTAGTTATCATGACCATCTTCGTTCCACTGAATAGAAAATCTAAGAACGCCATCAACATTACCGCCAGCCGCTTTGACATTCTGTTTCATATCTGAGTCTGTAATGTTTCCTGAATAAGCCCAAGATAATCCATTGTTCCACTTAAACATTGTCTTAGCATCTGGATTAACTGGTGCAATCATAGATACAAAGTTCTTCTCATGCTTATTCTCTACAAATGCTTCAATCTCCTTTGCAGTTGGAAGCACCTTATCAATAAAATCCTGTGCTGAAATCTCTTCAACCTTAGAGAATTTTTTAGGACTTACAGCAATATCCTTTTCCATCTGACCAAAAATATCATCTGCACCAACCATTCTTCTTGCAGCACTCTTATTTGAGAACAGTACATTATTTACAGTAATATCATTCAGATTAGCAAATCTTCTCTGTAATGAATCCATATATCCAAGTTCTGTAATAGTCTTCTTTGCATCCTCAAGCATTTTCTTTGTAAAAATAGCCTTTGGTCTTTTATAGTTGCTCGGTGCTGTAATCTGCTCATACTTCTTAACTGCTGTGTCAAGATCCATATCCTCGCTTACATTAATAAGAAGTGTTCCAATAGAATGATTTCTAATTCTACCGATAGCCATGCCTGATGTTACCGACTTCTCCCAAGCATATAAGTCCTTTTCAGTATCAGAAGTCAGCTTATCATATTCCTTCTTATACTTCTTGAACTCTGTGAGTACACCTTTCCACTCTTCACCCTTGTAAAGTGTATTTGAATTGATAAGTTCAAGAATTGTATCAAGTGCTTCCATAGTAATCTCATCAAGAGAACGCTTAAATACATTTCTTGTGTCCCTGAACTGTCCCTTAACTTCCTCGTTTGAACGACTACTTCTATTTACGAACTTGCTTGGAAGCTCTAAGAATAAATGATCCCACTGATGAGACTTTCCATTAATTTCCTCAAAGTTAAAATCTGTACCAATCTTAGGGAACTTGGTTGTATAAATATCTGTAACTGTATGAGCTTTTACAAAAGTATCAAGTGCATCACATACTGACTGATATGTTGTATCACCAAGATTCAGTTCCCAGATTGTGTGGATCTGATTATCCTTGATAGTGACAGCAGAACCAATATTCTTAATAAACTGTCTACAACAACTGCAATCATGCTCTCTACGTTCCCTGAAAATCTCATTTGTACCGGCAGGGAAGCTATCAAGATATGTATTCCATAATTCGTCCTTATCTACATTTACCTCAAATAAATGTGTTGCCTCTTTCTGCATTTCATCGAAGTGCTTCTGTAAAGCCTTCTTAAACATCATAAATCCATCCATGTTTTGTACCTCTTCTTTCTTATATTTATTTTTTATTAATTACTTCTATTGTTATATTCTCCGTTTATAATCTAAAGGAAACGAAGTTTTACTGAGGAATTTAATTTTCGTCCTCATCAAAATCCCATGCATCATATAATTTTTCTCCGTTACCCCACCAACTAGGTTTGTCAGAACCCCATTCAGTTTCATTATTAGTCCAACATTCAATTTCTTCACCATCTACATCTACAATTGGTGTAGCCCAATTTGAACAACCATAGACATATCCGTTATAATACTTGCCTTTTGCATAAATAAGACCACTCGTATTATTCCAATCTTCCATAAGTCCAGCGTAAATTATTGAATTAGGATGACTTTCTACAACCTCTTTAACTTTGTTCCAATCCATAAATTTCATTGCACCAATAGGTTTTGTTGCTACTACACTTGCTCCCAAAAATCCCATTGCAAAATCTGTATAGCCTTTCATGTAAATCTCCTTTCTAATTTACCAAAAAATTCCATTTACCGTCTTATCAATAGCTTCCCTCATTACACCACCAGTCATTTTATTCATTGTATCTGCAACAAGACCTTTAAATTCTGCTCTTATTCGCCTATTATGACGAGTACATGTTTTTGAACAATAATTATTCCTTCTACATTTTTCACAGTTGCCATTCAATTTCCACTGTTCATTTTCCTGAATCTGTTCCATAACTTAGCCTCCTCTTCTATCTAAAATCTTCTGAATAGTTTTCTTATCTTTATCAGATAAACTATCCCAATCCAACTTAAAACTTTCACAATTTTTATGCTGATTCCAACCATCATCACAATCATAAGAATAACGATACGCACAATAATCACATGCCATTTATATTCACCTCTCTTCTAAAGAAATCGAACATTCTTCCTACCACAAATCTTCAGATATCATCTGTTTACCAAACATACTTTTATTCTCTCGTTCATCAATAATCTTCTCACATATCTGACCACACATTTTTGCATGTTCGTATGCTTCTTCTCTTGTAAGAAAATTGTTCTTATGATCAATAAAACCTTGTTCAATTTCCTGATATCCTTTTCTTGGTTCAAATCCTAGCTGCTCCAATTGAACGAATACATCACCATGTCTTGCACCACATAAAACAACATCTGAATCAGTTTTATCTATGTGATATTTAATAGCTGCTGCTAAAATCATTTAAGTACCTCCATTTGAATCTAAAACCATTATTTCTCCTTTCTTTAATATTTAATGTGCCATAAGGGACTTGAACCCTCAACATCTTGATTAAAAGTCAAGTGCTCTACCTATTGAGCTAATGGCACACAGCTAGGATGGTGGGATTCGAACCCACGAATGTCAGAATCAAAATCTGATGTGTTGACCGCTTCACCACATCCCATTAGCAAGGCGTAGAATTAACTACGCCCTTATTATTAATTACTTGTCTGTTACAACTGTATTGTTAGTTCCAGAAATAGTAACCCAACCAAATTTATTTCTTGCTTCGGCTTCCTTCATTCTTATAAGCTCATCTGTAATAGAAGAACTTAACTTATTATTCGCCTCTGCCTGTGCTTTGGCTTCGATTAACTGTGCATCAGCCTTTGCTTGTGCTTCTGCCTTAGTTACTTCTGCATCAGCCTTTGCCTTATTAATAGCTGTCTGATTATTAATTTCCTGAGTTTCGGCTGCCTGCTGTGCTGTAATCTTTGCATTAATAGCTTCCATCGTATTTTCATCTACAGTAATATTAATAAGAGATACATTTGTAATATTAATTCCATATGTAGAAAATCTTTTATTAAGATAATCTGTTAATGCTGCATTAACATTTGCTCTTTCAGAACCGAGAATATCAGATACTTTATACTGCGCCACGACTTCTTTTGTCCAAGAAATGATATTAGGCTTAATAAAACTATCTCTTACTTCCTTACCAGATTGTCCTCTAAACCTTGTAAATAAATCAGCGACCTTTTCAGTGTTGTACTGATATGTAAATGTTAAATCTAATGTCATAGCCTTACCTTCAGATGAACTAGCTGAAAAACTATCATCATCTTTAGAGTCTCCGTCCTTACCTGCTGTAAGATATGACTGTTCTAAGCTTACAGAATATAATGTAGTCTTTACTGTGGGTGACTTGAAATGCCATCCCTGTGTTAATACGTCACCTTTGATTCCACCCGACATACTGTACTGGATTGCAACATATCCCGCTGGAACACGAACTGTTGACTTAAATAAAATTATTGCTAAAAATAGTATCACTATGGCAGATACAACGCCACCTACAACTTTCTTCATTGTTGTTTTGTCTCCTTTTCTTCTTCGTTATTTATTTCATCTGTTACAAGATCTTTTATTTTATTAATAGTAGAATTCCCTATTTTTTGAAAAAATCTTGACAGTAGAAACCATATAATCATTAATCCAACTGCAATTAATATAAAAAATACTTCCATTTAATTATTCTCCTTTTTACTTATCATTCCATTCCATTTCCAATAGCTCATCATATGTAGCAGCATTATCAGACAGACTCTTTTCTTTCTCTTCCAATAACTTAATACACATCTCAACAAGCTTCGGTTTAGAATAATTCTGTAATTGTTCTCTTAATTCTTCTTTGTTCATATCGACACCTCGTCTTAATATTATCTATATCACTTATAAGAACATCTCCACCCTTAATTACCCACATACACTGATAATCTTTCTCAGCACAGAGCTTGGTAAAATCAGCATATGATTGATACTTATCTGGCTTTGCCATAGCTCTATAACATTGTTTTCTATTCTGACAACTTTGGCTTGTACACATTGTTATATCCATTAAGCAGCTCCTCCATTTGCATTGACGAAATTATCAAAACTTCTCTTCATATATTTGAAATTGACTTCCTGCGAAGGACTGAGATTCTGCCACTTTCTTGACTGACAATTTTCAATCCATTTTCCTAATTCAACATCTCTATCGCATTTGTAAGCATAAGCAGTTAAAGCCATTAATGCTATAGAACACTGCTTGTATAATTCAGAATCAATGTTTACATATGAATCCATAAAATCCTGATATTCTTCAATATCTTCATTTGATACATCTTTTGAAACATTATTCTGAATAAATTCAAGCGTTGAATCTGATTCACACGACTTTGTATCAGACTCATTTATATTATTCTCTGTTTCTGAATTAGTTTCTTCTGTAATATGTAAATATTCCTTCATAAGCTGTTCGAGCATGTTAAGTTTTGCCTTAACAACTTTCTTATCTTTAGTTCCCTTACCATCATCATAAGTATCGAAACTCTTATTCTCATATTCTACAAATGTCTTGCTATGTAATGTTTTCTGAAACTCTTCAAGAAAATCAATAAATTTAATATCTTCAATTCCAAACTGTGTAAATGTATGAAAAGCAGCGAACCATATAAATGAATTTTTTGAATTAAACAATTTACCTACTGTGTCTTGATCAGTAATCTCATACAACCTATTGAGTTCATTCTCAAATACCTCAAATTCATCTTTCGTTGCATTTTCATTAAGATACAAACTCATTTGTTTTGATTTCTTCCAGTTATCAAGATGAAACATAGTCATAATAGATTCACACACAATTCTGTTAAATACTTCCTTTGTATCTTCTTTTGGATTATAATTTCCACAATCCATAAAGAAACGATTGCTGACGAGTTTTTTTATCTCAGGTGCTATCTTCCAAGCAACCAAAATATTTTTCTGATTTACATTCATACTTGTCTGTCTGTTATATCTTGCAATATGATAGGCTATTTCTTCATCTGTACAATCAAGATGTTTGACTATATCAACAGCATAACTATCGAATTTTTCCTTTAATTCATCTGGTAAATCTTTGTATTTTTTACCTCTAAGATCATATTTAATAACTCCAACTTTTCCATTCTCATCAACTCCTTGATAGTACATAATTGGCATTTCAAGACTCTTCTTAATTTCAAAAGCATTATTCTTAAATGATTCAAGAACAGTTAATCTCTGCAATCCATCAATAAGCCAAAGAATGAACTCTGTCGAGCTTACAATCTGCTCACATATTTTAATGGAATCAATATCCTCTCCTTTGATTATAGTGGCAGCAAGTCCTGACTTTGCCTCATCTGACCATTGATCAGGCTTTCTCTGCAAAGGATGATTCTTATTAATCTGACCTCTTTTAAACTGATTAAGTAATGTTCCTAACATCATCTGATCTTTTTTAACTTTGTCTCTTCCCACCATTGTCATAACTTGTTTCCTCCTAATTAAAATAATAATGATATGTATTCATATTTTCTTAACCCTGATAAACAATCATTGTATTCATTTGCAGTTATATGTAATATTTTCAATATCTCATCTTTTGTATATTGTTGAGATAATAACCTCGCTACCCTTTCCTGTTTTCGTGGTAATTGCTGTAAATATAACTCAACCTTGTCAGTATATTCTTCTGTGAATATTTCTCTTTCTACATTCTCTCTTGAAGGTAAATTCTCTTTAATACTTTTCACCTCATCTGTATTAACATCCAATGAGACATTCATAATAATTTGAGGATTACCCTTTTCATCAAGAATTAGTTTTCCATTTTCGTCCCTTAAGAGATTCTGACGCTTTAACCTATATTTGTTGTCTCTCATCCATGTGCTTGTCTTTCTTGCAATATTACCCGTCAGAAAAGTTTCAAAACGAGATTTATTTTGATCAAATGAGACTACTGCTTCCATAAGACAATCCATTGCCACCTCATATAAATCATCGTATTCACTAACTTCAACTTTTCCATGCCAAATCTTATGACATATTCTTTTTAATTTTTTGTTTTCGTTGTCTGAATAATCATTAATAATTTTCATCATTTCAGGATTATTGTTAATAACCCTCATCATCTCTTCATTAATCATTTCTTCTACCCGCCTTTTGAATTTCTTTATTCATATATTCCCCGAAAGACAATTCAGAATTCATAATTTTAATATGCTTAGTTTCTCTTTTACATTTTGGACACTTACAATATCTATTATGTCGATTTCTTTCTCCTGGTTGAAAACTCATAGTCTCTACCATAGGAATTAAACAGTTTCTACATATCACCATAATTAATCCTCCAATATATCATTAGCCATTTTCCAATATTCCGTTCTTCCTTTGTAATCATCGCTAGTGACTTTACTAAGTTCTAATTTTATCTTCTCGATGTTGTATCCTTTGACTATCGCATCTTGCATAACCTGAACGTACCTTATACATTGCTTTATTCGTTTATGCTTATCTCGTATATCATCAAGTAAATATCCTATCTTTGCTACCTTATGAGCTTGTGGTTTCTTACCATTATGTATTTTCTTATATTTTTCTAATGCATGATTAATATCACTCTCAGCACTATCACACTTTGACAACTCCGTATTTAATAAATTTTTATATGTTATAAGTTGATTGTCGTCCCAACCCACTAATCCCAAAATGGAATTAGCTTCTGATTCAATCTTGTCTAATAAGGCATAATCAAAATTATTTTTATCTCCTATATAGATATCTGCATTTCCTCTATAATAAAGAGATTTATCAGACTTCTGCCCCGTATCCACATCAATAAGATTATATTTCTTAATCCATGAATACTTCTTTCTGCTGTTCTGTACTAATGACCTCGCTTGTTTGTAAGTAAACTCCTTTGCCATAGAACTCGAAGTCGTTATCATATACTCACCTGACTTCATAGGATTCTCCATAACATAATTTTTTCCATCTGTTAGAATAAACAAAAAACATCACTCCTCTCTGATTTTTGACGCACTTTAATAAGCCTTGGGTATACCAAAGAAAAATTAAAATGCTATTAAATTGTTAAAATTTGGAAAAATTCTGCGAATGCATTGATTTTTATATAATTGATATGTATAATTTAAATGCGTACTAGTCTTTTTCCCCCAAGAAATAGATTTTGTATGTTGCTTGACTAGAAAGTTGGTAGCTGGCTAGTCAAGCATTTTTTATTTTCTTTTCCATTATATTACTCCGAACATGTGTTTGTGTCAATATAAATTCGAACAAAAATTCGAGAAATTATCTTAGCAAAATATCATGCATAATTCCCTTCTTAATAATATTTTTTATGTCCTGTTCGACATTAAATAGTTGCATATGAGGAATGTACTCATCCTCATTCACAATTATTGTTTTTGATTTTCTAACTAATAAGCACCCATCATCAGGTGTTGCAATTTTCTTTGAAGAAGTATTATTATCAAAATCCATTGTAAGTATTACTACATTCTTAGGATTTTTCCCTTCAGCTTTCAGCTTTTGTAATCTTTCAATTGCTTCGTCAATTGAGGTATAATCATATGTTTCTGTCTTCATGATATTCTCTCCTCTCCCTTATATCAAAGCCAAACTTATTTTCATCGCTTCCATAACCTTTAAACTATCTTCAGCAGATAATTCACCAATTTTAAATTGAATCCGATCTTTATCAATCGTTGTAATCTGCTCTAATGCCACAACAGAATCATATTTTAGTCCATTAAGCTCATCTTTATGTATTTCTACATGTGTTGGCAATTCTCTTTTAGACTTGGTTGTTATAATGGCAATTATAGTGGTAGGGCTAAACTTATTGCCAATATTGTTTTGCAATATCAGTACCGGTCTTTTACCACTCTGTTCTGAGCCTTTAGAATCGTATTTAGTTATATCAGCGAAATATATTTCACCACGTTTAATTTCCATTATGTTAGCCCTCCTTTCTCTGTTTGTCCCTTTTGATATTTTATATAATACATCATATTATAATATATGTCAACATATATTATTGATTAATATATTATTTTTTACTATAATACAAATAAATAATATATGAAGAGGTGCTATATGTACAAGCTTAATGTAAAAAATCTTTTAGATGCAAAAGGTAAAACACAATATTGGCTTTCTAAACAAACAGGGATATCCGCAAATAATGTAAGCAAAATCTATAATGGAGAAACAATCAATATTAGACTTGATACAATTAATAAATTGTGTGAAGCATTAGAATGTACACCATGCGAATTATTTATTAAGGACGATACAAAATAACTTTGTATCATCCTTTACATATTGTTTAACACATCTTTCATCCCCACTGCACCATTTGCATAATTATTAACTGTTGTATTTACATTACTATGTCCTAACTGCTGCTGTACAAATGCAAGATTTCCATTTCTGTTCATTATACTAGCATAATAATGACGCATCATATGTGGTGTTATACCATTTCCATAATTCTCAAATATCTGTTTGATATTTCTTTCTGTTGTACGAGTTCCATTTTTATTTACAAACACAGCTTCTGTATCAATAATGTTACTTAATGTGCTTCTGTATTCTAACCACTCTCTTATAGCTTTTAAAGCAGATCCGCTAAGATATACCATTCTATTTTGCATTTCTCTGTACACACCTTTACCAAGAATAGTAATATAAGGCATTTCTTCATCCAAATGTAAATCAGACAAATCTAAACCAGCAAGTTCGGACTCTCTTATTCCAGTTCCTCTTAACACTCGAAAAATAGCAATATTCCTATTTCTTACTGGAATATCCTTTTTCCACATTATCTTCTCTTCCATGTCGTTAAGCTGCTTTTCTGTTGGAAGTTTCTTAGTCAAGTTATTCCCAGATGGAATTCCTTTATAAGACACATCTTTAAAGAATCCATCTTTAATTTCAGTTCCCTTTACTCTACTCATATAATCCCAAAAGCTACTTATCATATGCTTTCTGGTTTCCAATGTGGTTGGTGACATACCATTCTGTTCTTTATTTTTCAAATATAATGTAACATCCTCTGCCATAATATCAGTAAAATCCGATGGCTTAATATCTGAAATATTTGTTTTGTCAATAAGTTTTTCTTCAATAAACCAATTGAGTAAATCTACAATAACTCCAAGATAATTCAACGCACCTGCCTTACTCTCTATTCTAACAGTGAAATATTTTCTCATATATATAGGAAGATTTAACTCATCCAACTTGTTATTAAGCTTTTCAGCATTTTTGTTTTGTACTTCTATTTTGTAACACATAATTATCAACCTCGCTTTCATAATCATCTATGTAATAATTCTCTCTTTTTATCTTTGCTGCTTCAAAAATTTCTTCATAAGAATCACAGAATCTTACCTCAATACACTTCGTTACCTCTCCACACTTCAAACAATATAAATCTTTAACATGTTTTCGTTCTCTTTGTCTCTGTCTCTGAATTCCACTGGCTAACATATTTTCATTCATACATTTTAAACATATAAATCTACTTGTATGTTTTGGATTTCCATTCTTATATCTACTCAAAAATTATTCACCTCGTTTTCTGTAATAAAAAAGAAGCAGATTAACTCTGCTTCCCACTAAATTATATTCAATTAAAATTCTAAAACAAGTCCTTGTGATAACGCCTGTGTGCCATCATAACTTGTTTCAGATTCTTCAAATCCATAATTAACAATAGCTGCAAATAATCCATCAGCCTTATCACTTGGATCAAATTTCATATATTCCGTTTTAAAAATTCCACAAAGGAAATCTCTAAAATGTATTTCATCTTTCTGTGCAGCAAGTCTCATAGCTTCTTGTCTTCTTCCTGTTTTAAGAGTCTCACCTTTCATATTCTTAAATACATACCCAAGCCATAAGCCAGATACATAATACCACTCTTCAGCGGTATTAATCTTAAATTCTTTCTTATTTGCTTGCGCTTCAATTCTTTCTAATACATCTTTTATTTGCTTATCAAACATATTTTTTTATTCTCCTTTTTAATATTCCATTACTGGCACATCACATGTTAAGGTTTATCATTAAATGTATTAGAAATAATGTAAATAAATTATAGCAAAATATGTACATTTTGTCTATTTAATTTAGCATTACAATAAGAAAGCAATTTTTCTTTAGGTTTAATATCCCAATTTTTTCATACTTTCTATATTAAATTTCCAATATGTTTCAACAATATTTCCATATCTCTTTATAGCAGCCTGTCTTAACTCATCATTTGTAAAAATTAACCCTGTGTTTTTTAAATCGCTAAATAATTTCTTGCTCATTCTAGGAGTTACTTTGTTGAATCCATGTCCAATTTTTTGTGTTACAATTTGATAACAAGCTCCATTATCAAGTATCAAATCATTTTCACTTATGTCTAATATATTTCTTCCAACTTTTAACTTAACCATAATATCATATCCTTTCTTTTGAAACAATTCTTTCATTGGTTATTCATCTAACATTTTCTCAACTTTATCAAGCTGTGACTGATCCATTGACTTTCCAGTTCTATTGAGCATTAAGAAATATTTTAATACTGCCTTTCTATCTGCTTCTCTTACTTCTCCTTGTACAATATGATGGTTTAAGAAAACATTCTTATCTTTAGCCGATAAGTCATTGTAATAAACTCCATTATATGGAAATCTATTCTCATAAAAATCAATAATTGTGCTTAATCTCTGCTTTCCATCAAGTATTTCATATCCATTACCTGTCTCAGCCCATTTTTTATCATCCAAATGAATAAAAGCAAATTTACCTATATCAATATTATTAAAAATACTATCTATAAGCAACTGTTTGTCTTCTGATTTCCAAACATACCCTCTCTGATATTCAGGATTCATATCTACTCCAAAAGCATAATACTTATGGATAAGAGATTCAATTATTGAATTATTAAAATTAATTTTTACATTCTGATTTTTACTAAACTTTGAATCCCCATTAGTAAGCGGTCTAACGCTAGTCCATCCAGCAACTCGATATACTTCTCTATCATAAGGATTTCCATAATTTTCTTCAGTAGAAATACAATGTAATCCGTACACCTTCCCATCATATAACACTTCTTTTACTGTACAGTCTTTTAATGCACCATATTCTACCTTATCTCCTATTTCAAATCTATAAGTTGGTTCATTCAGATGTGGCACTTCATCTTTAATAAAACTTAATTCATTTTCTCTTTCTTTCTGTAACTGTTCTTCTATGGTTAATTCTTTATTTACTTTCTTTCTCGCCATTTAATCATCTCCTTCTATTTACCAAGAAATCGTCATTTACTACACTGGTTTATATTTTTGACGATTTACTTTCTGTCTTTCTTCAATAATAAGATTCAAAACAATTGTTAGTCTCCTCTTTTCACTTGAGGAATCAGTCTCTCCATATATCTTAGTCAGTTTACCCTCATATTCTTGTTGTAAGCTGCACAATTCTCTTTCATATTCTATCAACTCTTTTAGTGTCATATTTATCATTATATCACCTCGTTTCTTCTGCTCATTAATCAAATCCAATACTTCACATACAAAATTTTTGCCCACATTGAGGACAATATGTATTTGTAGAATATACATTACTACCACAAATACCGCACTGATGTACAATTGTTGATTTTCCAAATAAGCTAAATTCTCTTTTATTATTTGTTGGAAATCTCTTTTGTTTTCTTACACATTCTTCTATGGTATCAATATTAGCCATTAAATCTTCAATATCACCAACTGCAATAACTCCATTTTCATTACTATATGCGATTTTAAATTGTTGTATGGATATCAATGCCGCATTTATTTCTTCTTCATACATTTATATCACCTCAATTTCCTATTAACCAATCTCTTCCATCACAAGATTTGTGTTCTTGGACAATTTCATCAGTTAATTTTATATTTTTAAAAAGTCCACTATCAATTGCTGCACAACCATATGAACAATATTTATCTGTAAACCCAGTTCTTACAACAATAATTGAATTTTCAAGTAATGACTTACCACATTTAGAACACTCCATATATCTTTCCATCAATCACACCTCACTTCATTACTGACACATCAATAACATTTAATCCAGCATCTTCTAAATCCTGTTCAACACAATATCTCAATGTTTCTTCTGATGACTCATCATCATAGAATTCTCCTTCAACTTCTACAATAAGTTTTGCTTTTACCTTATTGGGGTTATTCATTGTTTTTGACATATGTATCACCTCTTATCTTTCAGTTACAATTAAATTTTCTATATCATACCTGCAATCAATCCAATGTTCATATAGTCCAATGTTTTCATCTGTTGGCTTCCTTGTTGCTGATGAAATATAATTATCAAATTTAACGATTGCGTTATACATTTTCTCAAGGTCTTCTTTTGTAATCTCGTCAGTATTTCTAAATTCTTTCACTATATCACCTCTTCCAATCTTCCGAGTAAATCATTCATTCATTGGCTTTTTAATTACAATTTTTCTTCCACAAATCGGACAATAACCAATATTTATCCTTTTGCTAAAAGCATCTTCTGCGAAATCATATCCACAACAAAGTGTTACTCCGTCAATCATTATTGTTCCATTCTGCCAAATTGCTAATGTTTTCTCTTTGTCATCTAAAATTTTTCTTGCCACATCTTCATCGAAATTAGTAACCTTTAATACTTCTTCCACACAGTCTGTAGGATAAGAAGAATAATCTACTGCGAATTTTTCTATTTGGCTTTTTGTCATATTATTACCTCCAAACTAAAGAAATCATCATTCATCATATTGTGGGCGATAGGACTTGAACCTATTCTTACTTCTGTCAGCCTGGTTACTGATTTACGAGACTTGAACTCATTTGCTATCGTCATAGCAGCTCCTATATTAGCTACCCACAATAAAACCAATCTTTTACAACACTTTAAATTTACACATCGCAAATTCAAAAATTGTTCCTTCAGATAATTTACCGGGATTATTCCAATCTCTAAATCTGCATAATATTGGCTGCCATATTCCTACATTTTCTTTTACTCTATAAATACGTCCAAGTGTAAAATTTCCATTATCACTTGAATTATCAATACATTTGCACTGCATATATAATCATCTCCATTCATTCATCTTGTTACTAAACTTTTAATATCTTGCCAAAGCAAACATTCTGCATTTTTGTTCCATCTGACATAGTTGTTGTGGAAAGCTGTGCTATCTGTCCATGATTGCCAATCTCTTCATCAGGAAAAGATTTGTTAATCAAATCAATCAACTCTCTTTTCGTTAATGCCGTATGTACTACTGTTTCAATTACATTTCTATTTTCCATTTATATTACCTCTTCTAATCTTCCTAATAAATCATTTTTCACTTCGATTATTGCATTCAACCTTGATTCAGTTGCAGTAACCTTACAGGCTTCTGCATTATAGGTCATTTGCTTTTCTAGGTCAGATTCAAGTCTGTCAATTTCTGTATCAAGCTCACCGATATATTCTTTTATCTTTTCTCTCATATTAGGCTTATCCTGATTCATATTACCAAAATCTGTTCCCTTAAAATTTTCCTTAGTTAATTTCCTTCCACATTTAGGACAATAGTAAAAACGGTTATTATTATCAATTTGAAATACACTTCCTGATAAAGAAATTACCGCTATATCATCAAATCTTCCTATTTCAGTCATCCTAAAATCATATTTTCCACCACATAATTCGCAATTATTATTCATTATCTTTCACCTCCAAAGGAAAGTTAATTTACTTGGATTTTTGTAATTGCAAAATCAGTTCCAACTCTGCAATTTCCGTTTTCAGTTTCTTCATGTATAACAATGCATTAATGGCATTGTCTTCATAATTTGATTGTTCAATATTTTTCATATCAATTCTGAAATATTCTTGTTGATTTTCCAAATCTCGCTTCTTTGCAGCTAATCGCTGTTCTAATGCTTCTTTCATATTATTCACTCCTTTTCATTCGATAGTAAACTTAGATTTCTTAGTCATTAAATAAGTAATCTCTTGCATATTCATCACCAAATTTCTCATACATCCATCTTCTATAATCCGGTGTACAATTACCTGAATGGTGATACACTTTGACATCATAATCGGTAATTTCATAATCATCATCAATGATAAGTGTGGCATTTGGGTCTTCCTTCAATCTCTCTTCTTCAAATTCAGGAATTTCCACATATCCCTCAAGCCCAATAGAACGTTCATCTCTTGTAATATTTAGTTCATTGATTTTTCCGTCTGAATCAATAAATAAGCCATATATTTCTCTTAATTCTTCATCAGTTAATCTATTTGCATATTTCATAAAATAATTCCTTTCTGTTTCAAAAGAAAACTTGGTTTCTTACTATCTTTCATAATAACTACATGGTGCTTCACATTCTCCAGATGATGTACATGCAGGATTTTTACCACACAATCCATTTCCTACCATATATTTACACCCTTCTTTTCTTGTACCAATATTTCTCGAACCACAATTATTACAATGATATGATTTCTCTTTTTCATCATATCGAATATCCATATTTCCGCAATCTAAACAAATCATATTTTTATTCTCCAATCTTCTAACGAATTTGTTTCAATCTATTTAATTCCAGCTTCCTTACACAATTCTAAAAACTCATCCTGGCTAATTTGCATTTCTGGTTTAATAGTTGTCTCATAATAATGAATTGTATCTGCCGTAAGATCATAATTCTTATCAGACTTTGCAAGATCAACCATTGATTCCAATGTGAATTTTACAATACCTATGTATGTTTTCTTATCTATTTTGTCCATTTATTTTACCTCCAATTTTCCAATGAATCTATTATTTATTGCTCCTTCCATTCTACATAATATCACCCAACAACTCAATTACTTCATTGCGTTTAATTGAATGGCATATAGTCTTCATCCTCTTCACCATTTTCCTTAAAAATATCGTCATCTTCTCCATTATCAATACAAGTATCATAACCATCATTTCCAATTGTAAAATGTTGAAGAAAATCAACTTCAATAAAATTCGCCATTTCTTGAATTTTTCTTGTGATATTAATATCATTTACACTTGCATCTTTTGAACCATTTGGATGATTATGAGCTACAATAAATTTATTCGCACCAGACAATAATAGAAATATTGCAAGCTCTCTCATTTTTATTATAGAAGTATCTGCTGTTCCATGTGATAGTTCAAATACTCCTTGTGGAATCATTTGACAATTAAATGACATAATATAAACATATTCTTCTTCAAGATATTTCGTTTCAAATACTTGATTAAAAAAATCCACCATTTTATCATATGAAGAAAAATCCGAATTCCATTGAATTTTCTCTTTCTCTTTTAACATAGGTAAATTATTCTCTTTATTCCTAAATGTAATATATCTTTTAATCTCCATTATATATTCTCCTTTAAAAAATAGATTTTGCAATTATATTAGCAGCCATATCATTATACTGATTTAAATTATTTTTCAAATATATCTTTGTTGTTTCGGTTCTAGCATGTCCTAATAACTGCTGAACCACATATATATTTTCATCTGTCTTTCCCAACATAATATTTGCAAACGAAGCCCTTAATTTATGAGGTGTTACTGAATATCCAAGAGCTTCCTTTGTATATTTTATAACAATATCAGATAATGATCTTTGTGTCATACGAGTTTTTGATTTTGAAATGAATAACGCATCTTCATTTTTATCTATTATTTTTTCTCGATCACACATCCAATCTAAAATAGCCTTTTCTAATTGAGAACTCATAGTAAAAGTCCTGTCTTTATGCCCCTTCTCAATTACACTTTTAATAATATGATTTTCAAAATCAATATCTTCAACATTGATTTCGCTTAATGCTGTTTCACGTATTCCAGTTTGCATAAATAACATCATAATTGCTCTGTCTCTTGATTTCCATTTATATTGCATAGCAACTGACCTTCTATTTCCTGCTCCACATTCTACAGCCAATAGTACTTCTTTTAAATCATCTTCATCTAAGAATTTTCTATTAACAAAATCTTCTCCACGAACCCTTTTTATTTTATTCATAGGATTTTCAGTTATATAATCATTCTCCGTTAAGAAATCAAAAAAACTTTTTAATACACTATGATAACATTTCCTGTAAGATAATGAAGATTGTTTTTTATTTCCATTATTATCTGTTATATATTCTATTGAATCCAAAAAACGAGTAATGTCAAACTTTGTTATTTCAATAACTTTAATATGTTTAATATCACTCGGATTAATGTAATATAAAAATTTTGCTATTTTTCTTATATATTCTCTACATGCTGTTGGTTGCCTTCCTGATTTAAATTCATAATAATATTCTGTCACATATTGTGGTAATGAAGACAATATTTCTTTTATATTTTTTTCTATTTGTAATGAATGTTCTAATCTACCTTTCATTTTTATCACCGTCCTTTATAGCAGCATATTATTTAATTTTTCAATACTATTTAATAAGTTTTTTAAACTGTTAGTGGCATCTTCAATTGTTTTAGATAAATCTTCTACATCTTCATCTTCTTTTTTATCAGTTTCCTTGTTTAAGCAGTCTTCAAAAACATGACCACCATTTTCAACATACATATTAAACAACATATCACCTGGAACTGTTTCAAATAATTTTCCATTATGATAAATCTCGTAATCAGGTACTTCATTTATAGGTGCTTTAAATCTAAATATACATAAAATAGCAAATTGCGTATCATCATAACTGTCGAAATAATTTTTTTTCTCTGGTTTATCACTTGCAATATAACACCATTCTTTCATTATTTTATCTCCTTTATTTTTCACTTCGTCTATATTTTACTCTTGCCTCCCCCTCATCTATAAATTTATCTTTTAAAGAGTCAGCCATTGGGCGTAAAGTTGTTTCGTAATATAATTTTTGTTTATACCACGTACTATATGGTTCAGCCATATGTTCATAATATTCTTTTACATATTTATGGAAGAATTTATTTATATCATTCATTAAAGCACCTTGACCTAGCATTTGTTCAATTGTTCCATCTGATAGTCGAATAATTTTCTTTGTTTCAGGATCAAATAATACGGAAAATGTTTGTTGACAAATTCCATAGCCAGACCACAAATGTAACATTTTATAATGTTCTTCAGTAAAAATCATAGATCTCTCAACATATAATTTTCCTGCTTTAAAATCCTTATATCTAATTCCAGGGAATTCATCTTTTCTATGTTCATTATCACCATATTTAATGTGCGTTCTATCACTTTCACCACGGAATGCTTTCGCCCTTTCTTCTTGATATTTTTGTTCAACTCTACTGGCTGTAATATTTTGAGTATATCTACCAGTTTGTGCATCTTTAAGCCAAACATCACCATTATAATCTCTCTCAGTTACCATAATATGATTGGTAGACAGGTCTCTTTTGTTCATATTATGATCTAAATAAGTGTTAGTTTCATTGTTTCTGTATCTCGTCTTATGATCATTATCTTCTATAGCATTTTTTACATCATTGACACCTTTACAACCAATTCCAAATATTGTATAAAATAATCCGAATAAACTCATATAATTAACCGCCTTTCTTATCTATGATTAATTCTATCTTTATAATCTTCACCAAAATTTTTTTTCATAAATTCTTCTGCATTTCTTTCTGCATTATTTTTTTCTTCTTTTTTATTATCTATAAATATTGCGATTGCAAACATTAATATTATTATACTTATAGCTGTACCCATAATCCATATCCTCCTATTTAACTATTCACATCTCATTATTACTATTCTAATTCTATCATATAATTTTAAATTTTGCACTATATATCCAAGTATTAAAATGATCCATAGTAATGAATTTTAATACATCCTCAAATCCCTTTATTACATCGGTTGCAAACAAAAATCCTTTACTGTATCCCTCGTAATTATTATTAGGAATAATTGTAAGATATTTTCCTTTCTTATGTACTTCATGACCTCTCTTTTCCATCTCTTTCTTGAATTCTTTATAATCTATCATACTAAACACAACCTTTCTTAATAAAAATAAAAGAAGTGAATAACCATATTGTCATCCACTTCTTTATTCTCCACTATGTATCTATTAAAGAGAAAAATGTTTATTCCCATTCTCCATTTGTTTTAATGTTGTTAATCACAGGTATTGCTATTTCCTGCATAGTTTCTATTTTTTCTGTAGCTATTTCCTTACCTTCTGCAATAGTCATACAAGAACATAATCTTGACCATGCATTATAAGCCGTGTTGAATATCATTACATCATACTTCTGATTGAATGAATTAATTTCCATTCCAGCCGTATATCTATTCACTATACGTATTTTTATTCCATTTACTCTAAAGTTTCTCATTACAATCACAACCTTTCACTGTAAATTATCCATTCCTTTCCATAAAAAATAAGAGACTGGATATTTTTCAATCTTTCCAATCTCTTAAATGTTCTCTCTAAATTATTCAATTATTACAAAATTTCATTTTGCTTTTCTAATAAAATTAATAATGCACTCATTGTCATTTTCTGTATGTATTCATCTTTATCCAATTCTTTTTCAGTTATTGGCTGATCTTCATCAATAAAATCATAATTTACATACAATGTAACTCCTGAATTATCCTTGCACCATACTGCAACAACTTTGTCACCACCAAATTCTACAATATCTTCTTTAAGCTCTTTGATTAATTCCGAACATTCATAACTAATTCCCAAACCTTGTTCATTTATAAATGCCATTATTTATCCCTCCAAAATTTTTATAAATCTAAATCCGTTTGCCGTAGTTTTCTTTTTAGAACCATCCTTACGATAAAACCAATTGCCTTTTATAATACCTTCTTCAATAACTTCTGTTACTACTGGATGTTTTCTAGTACCAGACCATTCTAAGAAAGCACATTCCCATCTTTCTTCTGAAGGCTTAGATTCCATTCTTTTCTCTTTTTTATAATCTAAAAGCAATTCCTCAATTTTATCATCTGTCAAATTTTCTATTCTATTAATATCAAGCGAATAGAATTCTGTTTTATTATAGTGATTACTTGTATGATGCCATGAAGAATATCTCAAGCAAACTTCTTTCAATACTTTTATAGGAAGTCTTCTTAACTTCTCAATTGAACATTTCAATTCAATTTCTGTATCTTTAATTGTATCAAAAATATTTGCCTTTGTCCACTTACTTAATGGTTTCTCACCATCTTCATAAGCTGCAACTGCATTGTTGCTCATCGACCATCCATTATACCCCGCCATATTATCAACCTTCTTTCTTATATATTATATCACACTTTATTTCTCATCCTCAATATCTTCTAAGCTGTCAATTCCTAACTCATCCATAATATCATCACAAAGACAACTTCCATCGCATTCAGCTCCATCATACATAACAGTCATCTCTTCAATATTTAAAACATAACGACTTTCTTTCTGTTGCTTAAATAATTTTAGTACCTGTCTTAATAAATATTCTTTCCTATCCATAAATTTTACCACCTTTCCTTAAACAAATTCAATGACAATTGCCTTATAAAATACTCCATCGACATTCTCAATCAATATTGTTTCATCCTGATCGCCTGTCATTATTATTATATCTTTCACATCTAATTCAATTTCTTCATTATTAAATAATAAGTCTTTAAATCTAATTTTCATATAATTTACTCTCCGAAATGTGCTTTTCATCTAGTTTTATAATTCTAATAAAGAATACGCAACTCTTTCTCTTAATTCATCAATACATTCATTAGGAGTTTTAAATTCTTTAGTTTTTAATCTTGTCCCATTTTTAATTCCACCACTAACAGAATAAAGTTTCTGTCCTGTTTCCAATGTAATGATATTAATGGAAACACTCTCGTTTTTTACTTCAATAAAGTCTGTTCCAAATATATTTATCATATTATTAACCTTCGATTCAATCTTGAAATTTCCGTTTCATCTTTTCTTAAATTTTTTATGTTCTTCTATCAATTCTTCTAAAATATCCAACGGAACAATATTTTTTAAATCATCAACATAAACTCTTATATGTTCAAACTTTCCATTCAGATAATTGTATCCACACTCAATACATGTTCCACAATTAAAGCCTAGTTTATTTTTACATATCGGACATTCCATTTTATCACTCCTATCTAAATTACAATTCCAATACTTACTTATAGTCTCTACATATATCCATTACTGTATCTATTACATTTAGTTTAGAATCAATTCCATAACCACTCATTAAGTCAAAAGAACTGTTATCTTTGGTATAAACTAAATCGCAATAATCAAATACATTTCTTTCATAATTGTTCCTTTTCGTTACTTATTACTCTATTGCTCATTATCTAATTTCTTTTCCAGTAAATCATCGTATCATTGTTTCATCAAATTCAACATTATATTTTTCAGAAATAGATTTTGTAAGTTTCATACTTGTAATAATATTTTCAAACCCATACTCCTCATACAATGCTGTTAATTCATCGAAAAGTAAAGTTCTATCGCTATATTTAAGTCTTCGGAAAGCTACCTCTTCAATTAAGTCTCCATTTTTATCTACTTTATCAAGATATATTTCTATATCAGTTGTAGAAGAAAAACAACCTTTGTATTTTTGTATTTTTATTATGTTTGTTGTTTTGATTTTCTGCTTTTCGATTAATTCTGATTCATACACTTTTTTATTTTCATTGAGAACATTTAAGAATTCTTTAGTTTCCACAATTTTACGATTTACATCATCTAAAAGATTTTTTAATCCATTAATTGTTGCTCCCTGTAATTCTTCTCTTTTAACTGATTTCATAATATTTTCCTCCAATCTTCCAAAGAAACTCTTGTTTCCTTGCCTAGTTTCTTTCATATTTATAATAGCTTCCGAACCATACAAGTTTTGGATTCATAATCGTACCAACATTTTCTTTAACCTGACCACTATCGTTAAATCCTTTTTCAGTCATTTGTTCTGCATGTTTATTACGCTCCTCTTCTGAATCATAATGGTATTGTTCTATCAGCTCTGTATAAGAGGTATGCTCTCCATTTTCATATGAATGTTTCTTGATAATACTTTCTTTTACAATCTGCATACTTCATCACTCCTTTACTTCTACATTTAATGTAATCTCATACTGTTCACCTTCAATCAACCGTTCATTTAACACTTCTGTTTCTAAGGGATAATTCATATCATCAATAGAAACTCCATTCTTATCTACAAAATCATAAACTCCATCTGCCTTATTCCAAAAATCTCTTAATGTTTTTGCCATAATTCATCACTCCATTTCATACTTTGCATTCTTTGTATTCTCTTTCAGTTAATAGTCCTTCATCGCACATATTTTCAAGCGTTCTATATACAGCGTTTGCTCTCCAACTTGCATATGAAAAACCATCAAACTCTCCAATAAGTGCATCTCTGTTTTCTTCACTTTGTTTTTGTAATTTTTCTGCTAATGAAAAATTACGAAAGAAATATGCTTTATACATGGCTGCTTTAATTCTAAGATTCTCAATTTCATATTCCTGAGAAACTAATTTCTCTTGAGATTCTAATAACTGTAATCCCAGATTCCCCAATGAACTTCTTTCGATTCTGTTTCCAAAATAAGTATAATTCATAAATCATCACTCCACTTCTATATTAATTCATCAACTTCAACTACATCAGGATTATCACTAAACCATGAATCATTCTCTGCAATTTCCTTTAACTCAATAAAATCTCTTTCAGAATCAAAGCAATCGTTGTGTTTCAAATAAGCTACTTTCACCTTTTCTCTTGCATCTTCATATGACTCTGCCTTTACAATTCCAACAGCCAATTCTTCAATTCTGTATGCATATAAGTTTGTAATATCTAGCATAATCATCACCTCTTTATAATTTTATCTTTCCATAATCGGGAATCATCTGAATAAATTCATCTGCATTTGTAAACTGTTTATTGATTTCAACCCAATACTGTTCGTTATTTGTATCTGTACAACAAGCTTCTAATTTAAAATCATGCTGTGCGTAAATTGTTAAGCATAATTCTACTTTCTGAATAGATACACCTTCTGGAACTTCTTCAACTGTTGCGTACTCTTCCAAAAAGCTATCAATTTCGCTTTCTTTTAAATCATAATTGTAAAATGCCTGTAATGGCTTGTCTGTGTCATCTAACTCATTGAATGTAATTTTTGTATAATCTAACATATTAAGCACTCCTCCCTATAATAAATCTCTTAATTTTTCCGCAAACTCTTTCAATGCATTTTCTTTATATTCCTCGTTATGTACTAGATCAACTACACCAGGAACACCTTGAAATCCATTTCTCTTTGCTTCTAACATAAGATATGTTTCTTCCTCAACATCAAAGCCATCATAAAGTTCCCACATTTTTTCGTGTAAAGTCTCTATTAATTCTTTCTTTGTCTTTGGATTCTTAATTGTAATTTCAGTACTCCAATCCTCATTGCAAGGGTTATCTCCCTGCATATATAACTCAACTTCACCATTCTTTATTTCTGATATTCTAAAATCAAAATCAGTTCCTTCTGATAACTCATCAAGATACTTTTCTAATTTATCTTTTTTCATATAAATCAACCATCCTTTCCATTTGAAATTGCTATTTCTTATCTCTAATCTTATCCAACTGCTTCTTTAATTTTCCATCGTTAATTTCAACCTCGTATCCTGATAGATAAGAAACAATGTCACTTGCTCTCTTATTACTCCGTGTAATACATACAGGAACACCATCAATTGCAATAACTGTTTTGTATGTACTGTTATATTGTTTTACTCTTGTCTGTGTAATTTTCATTTCCATCACTCCACTCTATGCTTCATAATCAAATTCGCTTAATCCTGTATCAGTTACATATGCCTGTACAGCTTCCACATATGTTCCATCAAAGTTTCCATTCTCTGCATTATAACTACTTGACTCTTCTTCAATTTCACAATCATAATGTAAGAAAATATTCGTGATCAAGTTTTCCATTGATGTTTTTGGCTCATATTTCTGTTCTCTGATCCATGCAGCCATACAATCATAGTCACACCATTTCTCTTTTGGATATGTACTATAATCTTTTTCTTCCGTCCATTTACCTGTCCACTGATCTACCATATTAATTACTCCAATCTTCTAATAACTCATACACTTCATCCTTATTGTCGTACATATACTGATTAAACGCTTCGTAATCTCCATCTTTATCAGGAAATTCTTCAATAAATCTTTCCCACATTGCATCTGACACCACATTTTCATTGAATAATTTTCCCTTGTATTCAAGTTCTGCATCTGACCATTCTCCGTGTGAAATATATCCAATATCTTCAATTCCGCAATAGTTTGGATATTCTTTCATTGGGAAACTTGCTACATCATTTTTTACTACAAAGTCTCTTTCTATTGTGCTTGTCATCTTCTCACCTCTTCAATTTAGATAAATACAAAAACATTACTATTCCTTTCCATTTTGTGTTATAATACTAATATAGGAGCGAGGACTTACACGGCTGTGTCACCAGCCGATGCCTCTTGTGTTAGCAATTCTCTTCTATGTATTCCCATGCTTCTTCTTCAGTTGGAAAAGCATTTGGACAACCTGGTACATAGAAGTCGCCGTACATTTTGTAAGGTTTAATCACTCTAACACCTCCTCATATGTATTTATAGAAAAAGCAGAGATAATTAAATCTCTGCTTTAACTATCACTATTAAGTTATTCTCCATTATCTCTTAATTGACCGCCATTATAGCTGATAATATACTTAAACATTAATATCCTTCCAATCGTTTCCATCCACCATTTTTCTGTTCCCATGCAGTCGGATTTAAGCCATACAAATCCTTTTTGAATAACTCGTCATATCTTTTGTCCATCTGCTCTTTGGTATTAAACAATTCTTCGTGATCTAAGTTTCCTTTATCTGCACCAGACAACTTATATATTCGTAGTTTGTACATTTTAATCACTCTCCTCATCTTCATCTTTAAAGAAAATCTCAAACGAAATATTGTTATCTTCTAATTTACTACCAATCCAATCTGCCATTGTTTCGCTATAAGCATCCTCATCCGTCCAATAAGTTTCTTCTGCTTCCCTTATAATTTTTTCTGCTTTTGAAAAATTTTCGTATATATCAATTACAATCATAAAATCAATCCATGTATTCAAATCTGAATAGACATGAAATCCGCTTGTAGGTTGTACCATTTCAATCACTCTCCTTTCAGATTAGGACATAAACCAAGTCCACCATCAATCTCAGGCACTCTTCTATAAGCGTTTCTGTGAATACAATCTTCCTGATCACATTCAGTACAATCGCACTTTTTGTATTCCTCGTAACTCATTTTATAATTTGTCTCTTTAAATCTCTCTTCTGTCATCATATAAATCACTCCTTTAAACAATCACTATCAACTACTGCAAATAACTTAATCTCTTCACCGGCTTCGCTTTCATCAAGATCCAGATTATCAAGCAATTCTGCAAACGATTCATCAGTAAAATCTTCCTTATATAAATACACATCATGTACTATTGGAGTACACCATAAATGCAATCTAATGAACTCTATTAGTTCAATCCATTCGCATTCATTACATATCCGTCTTGCACACCTTACTAATGACTGAACAAAATCCTGTGTCATAAGTCCGTTACCTTCGAGCTTTTCAATCTGCTCGTCAGTAACCTCTTTTACGTTACTCATACCTTTATCCATAATGTAAGAAATAACTGCATTTCCCATTCGTGAATCGAACTCTTCCTCAATAATCTTTCCTATTTTTGTTTCGTAGTATGTCATATTACGCTACCTCCTAATAATTTTCATCAATACATTCATCTGCTTCACTATAATATTGACCGTCATATCCTTTTTCCATTAATTTTTCCCAACAATCATTACACACTAATCTAAAAGTGATTCCATGACAGTCTCTTGTGAAATTCATATCATTTCTTTCTACTTCCTTATTACATACTGGACAAATTCTAATATCTTTTTCTTTCATAATTATTGTCTCCTATTCTTTGTAAACAGTTCTTTCCTTTGGTTTTATGCAACCTCTTTTATTTCCTTTACTGTTTCTTTCCAACAACTATCAATCAGTCCATAAACTTCATCAATATCATATCCATGCATCTTACATCCCTCTACACAAAAGATTGCATATTTAATAGGAAGTTTAACATCCTTATCCAGTTCTACTTCTAATACAGAACCACCGCCAGACCAAGAATCATATAACCCACACATTGTTTCTTTCCCAAGAACTATATAAGATTTTGATTTTTCATTCTTTCGTGGATCGTATTTCCCCTTTTCGTCATATTCTTTATTCTGTAATTCGATTAAATCAAATAAATCAAATAACGGCATTTTTACAAGAAATGTTACAGTTGCCATATGTGATGGAAGATTTTCAAATTCCTGTATGCAGCTTTCAATAAATTTGTCTTTGTTTTTATCTCTATCTACATAATATCCATCATCCCTATGTACCTGTTTACATGCCTTTCTTAATGCAGTTGCTTTACCTTGCGTCTTTGCTAACCACAGCATAGATGACTCTTTATCAATACTTCCATCTCCTGAATTTCCATACCAATTCAGAACATTATCGCAAACGCAATCGTAATTCCAATTACCACAATCCACCATGATATTTACTTTGACTTCATTATTAAAATCCTCTGCATTGTAATAAAAATATGTATTTTCTTTTACGTATTCCCATATCTCATCAAAATTATCTGTAAAATACTCTTCCTCTTCATCTGTCAGTTCTTTACGAATATCCTTTTCAAGCTCATCTTCTCCGTACTCCATCGCATAATCCATAGCCCAATCAGCTAATTCATCATTAAATGCCTCCTTTGGATTATCATGCTTAAATATCTCTTTTAAGAAACTATCAGAAAGTTCTCTTTCTCTATAGTCAGTATAAATTTCGATGCCACCATCTTCATTTACACCCCACATTTTCTTTAATATTTCATCTATTCTGATTTTTAATATTTCCATTGTCATATCAATCAACCTCGCTTTCTTCCCATAAATCAATCAAACCAGGTAATACATAACCTAAGTCTATCCAGTTAAATTCATCAAACTCTTCAAGTTCTTTCAACTCATCTTCTGTTGGAATTTCAGCACCCATAATTCGCTTTACATCATTTTCTGTTCCACCAGCTTCAAGTATTCTATGTAATGTCATTTCTAATGCTCCAGAAATATCATCACTTCCTTTTACTGTGATTGCATTCCGTGACCAATATTCATTACAAAGATGAAATGTCACAAGTGTCTCATTTTCTTCTAATAAATCTTTTAACTCAATCATTTCGCTTACCTCCTACAATAATTCGTTTACATGTTTCTTTAACCATGCATATGCCTTTACCATTGAATCAAATGGTTCAATTCCAATCCACATCAAAACACCATCTCCAACAACTGCTGTTGTCTTTAAACAATACTCTTCTTTATTAATTTCCCATTTTCCATCGTATCGCTTTTCTACGACATATTTACCTATTCGTGGGGTAATTTCTCCAAAACAATTCCGTGTAATCATCTTTACATTCTCCTTTCTCTAAACTTTTCAATTCATCGTTAGAATATTTCGCCCATTTTCCTGTATAAACACCGTTCATTCTTTCTTCAAAGGTTCTCTTTCTCATTCCGTACATTTCTGTTGCAACTTTATACATGTCATAAACAAGATCCTTTTCCGTATCAATAATCATAAAATCTTTAGGATTTTTCAAATTATCCAATACATACTGCATGAAATCTCTGAATGTAATTAGTTTGTTTGTCGTACACCATACAAGAATTTTGTTTTTGTCTTTGGTGTCTCTTGTTACAAATTTCATCAACTGCATCTCACATTCTCCTTCCCAAATAAATAAGACAGACACATTTGTTTGCGTCTGCCTTATTATTCTCTGTATTAAACCTCAATTACTTCCCAAGTCCATTCATATTCTCCATCGTAAGATGAAAGATATGCTGAACCATCATCACTGATTGTAAAATCAATCGAATCCTTATCTTCTTTATTTGCATTATTCATTTCTTCTTCATAAGTATTCTGTGCATCCTTTTCGAGAAATGCATAAGCATCATCCTCATTATCGAATGCATCATGACTTGCGATTTCTTTTTCGTGTACTGCATAACAAATTACTACATATTTTTTCATATAAATCACCCTTTACCTTTCTAAAATTTCACTGTAAATTACAATTTCCTTTGATTACATTTCTTCATTATTATATGTATAATTGAAATCTCCATATTTTAATTCAGAATTAATAGCGTCTCTTGTTTCCGTTTTCCAATCCTGCCTAAACAACTTCGCTTGCTCTTTTGGAGTATTTTCTTTATCAACTAGCTTAAATTCTCCATCAACATAATCGTATCTTGAAGTGATAGGTTTATATTCCATATTACCTTCTTCAATCTCCTTAGAAATTTTCATTTTTAACTTCAGTTGGGATGTACCAATGAATAAAAGTTCCATGCTGGAATACTCTTTCCATTCATTGCAGCTATGTAAATAATATATTTGCTGTGCCATAGTATCACTCCTTTACATGTGTGTCTGAAAGAATTTCTCTTCCATCAACTTAACTCTTTCTTCAAATGGTAAATCTCTATTGTTGTCCCATATTACATAAAATGGATTCATAACTCCACCATAGCCAATACTAGGAATATCTAACATATATTCACACTTCTGTCTTGTAGTTTTCTGATTCCATTTCTCTAAAAATTCTGCCTTGCTTCGTTCTGCTGTTTTCTTTATCTTTTCCATTGCATCGGCTGGAATATAATCTTCAGGAACATAAAACTTAATTACCCCATGATTAGAAATATGTGCAATAGTTTTATAATCTCCATGTTCATATACTGCTTTATTACATACAGTAGTTCCATTACCCATACAACCCATAAATAATTCAAATTTCTGTGCTGCCATTTGCGTTTTCTCCTATAATCCAAGTACAAAACAATCTCTCTGATGATTCCAAAAATGTGCTTTTAAATCTGCAAGAGATTTTGTTCCATTTTTCAATGCTTCATAATCTGCCTTTACCATGTCTTTTGTATAGTCACCACAACTATAAATAGATGACCGAAATTTTTTACCTTTTTGTGAGTACCATCCTTTACCTTCAGGAAAAGTATTTTTAGCAACTGTACAAAATGTAATTATCATTCCGTTGTAATCAGGTAATTTATGCTCACCACTCAAGTCATGTAGTTCAATTTCCATTCCGTCTGGTGTAACTGCTTTATCAAGAATTTGCATATTAATCACCTCAATTCTTATATCTCTTATATCAGACAATTATCATAATCATAAATATCTGGATAAGTCTCTCTAATTGTATATTTATTGCCTCTATTACTTGCAAATACGATACCTTCCGTTTCCTTGTTGATGAACTTACAAAGATGGTCAACATCCTTTCTGTGATAATTTCTGTTAATAAGCACATCTGCCATATCAGAATATGATTTTTCATAACAGCAATCACAATTATAAAATTCATTTCCTGTTCTCTTCTTTACATAAAGTAACTTATCCCATTTCTCTTTCATAGGAAACTTTTTGATAAGTGCTGCAACCACCTTTTCTCTTGCAGTTCTTTGATCATACATTGTTCCATAAGTCTTATCATCAAACCAATTTCCAAGATACATATAAGACTGAATCCATGCTCTATCCTTTACCCAAGGTGTATCCTGCATTACATAAGGTGAATCAGTACATACAAACTCGTACCACTCAACACCACAATATTCATGTTTATGTTTTACCTTCGTGAACTGATATTTATGACCTAAATACTCAAATTCTGTATCTGGAATAGGTTCATATTCAATTTCCTTTTCTGCCCAACATCCTGTCCAATTTTCGTCATAATCTTTTGCCTTTTCAGGATATAAATCTGGATCTTTATAAGATAACAACCACTGATTTATTTTCATTGTGGTATCTCCGTTCCAACACTCAGCCCAAAAGTTCTTAGTCAAGTCTTCCACATTATACTGAAGCTTTTCCTTTACCTTGTTCCATTCTCTTTTGATTATCGTTTCAAATTTTGGAAGTTTATTTCCATCCGCATTTGAATATCTGATTACTTCATTTCCATTTTCATCACAACAGATAAACATTACATCATCTGCCATTGGTGCATTTAATTCACAGTAACCAAGCGGATCGCATACTGAATACCAAGTTCCCTCATTTCCATATGTATATCTTCCGTAATATCTATGTTTTCCTTCAATTTCTTCAACTGTTTTCCAAAGTTCTACATAATTGTCATCTTCGCCTCTATATAACTGAACTTTAATTTCTCTCATACTAATCAACCTGCCTTTCTAATTTCCTTTAACATATTTGCCTTACACAATATCAGATTTTCTTTCATATCTTCAATTCGCATATCCATAAATTCTTTAAGTGCCTTATCAAACTGTTTTTCTGTAATGTCATGACCATAATTTGCAATCACAACATCCATAACTTCTCTATACGAAAAGCCATTAAATAATGTGTCGTTCTCATGTATTGGTGAGTTATAAGTAAACTCTTTTCCATTCCGTGAATCCGTTTCAGGATCATATAACCATCTACTCATATTAAACCTCCTCTACAATTCCGTTTTTTGCGTTACTCCAATGGTACTTCTTTCCATTCTCCACATTCTCAAAGATTACTGAATATGAAAATGTTTCAAATGGTGTGAACACTTCTCCGTTGCAAGTTGTCGGTGACTTCTCTGTATTCCAATCAATACCAAGCTTTCCATTATCTTCATGAACTGTAAATATAGTTCCATAGTTCCGTGTCTTAATCTCTCTGTTACATGTGTCATACATGTGCACTTTTACTTTGTCATTTACCTTCAACATTCTGTATTCCTCCTTGTAATAAAATAGGCAGCTAGGTATTTATTCTCCTAACTGCCTTTGCGGTTGCTATAAATTTATTGCATTTCCATCTTCATCATATTCAATCGGTGCAACATGAACTGCATAACCGATTTCTTTTTCTTTGTCGTAAATCTCCATTGTGCCACCTGCACAAAATTCAAATGAGAACCGCTTATCATCCGATTCAATCAGCTTAATCAAGTGATCCGTAAGTTCATTTAAGTTCCGTGCATCTTCTTTTGACTTTTCAATACTTGTCATTTTGCTTCACTCCTTTTCATAAATCTCTAATTTATGTAACAAATCAAACATTGCTACATATCTACCCTGATTCCGTTCTTTGAGTTTATCATTGTCGTTCTGCATTGCATCATCATAATCTTTATTTACTTTTCTAAATTCCTCTGCAATAATTTCAAGAATTTCATCCTTTGTCTTTTCACATGTATATCTACTCATTTCCATCACTCCGTTCCCTATAATTTTCAAATCCAATTCCACCACTATAATTAATAATCATTTGTATATAATATGGTAAAAATTCCGTTCCTTTTTCAATCATATGTTCTTTCTCCTTCCATATCAAAAAATCTTAGTTTCATTCTAAATATCTTGTTGCTTCTATATGGTCAAACATTTTAAAAATATCATCGGCTTTTGATTTGTCATCATTAAAAAAATCTCTTTCTGAAATTCTCATTGCAGAATAACATTCATTACAAACTTTAATTCCCTCCTTGAAATTAAAGTGCCAATTAGTATTATGTTTATCATTATGGCAACAAGGACAAATATCAAAACTTTTATTTGTGTACATAACGCCTCACCAATTTCCTTTCTAAAACTTATGAAATGCGAATTTCTTGTTTACAAATTATAACAATTTAATATCATCTGAAATGAATCGCTACTTACGTATTCTGCAATATCCTTTTCATGTCTTCTTATTCTTTTTTCTAATAACTCCCTATTTTCAGGATGTGTTTGTAAAAATTCTTTATCTTGTTTATATCTTGCTACCAGATGCTTTAATGTTACTCTTTCCATATTTACCTACCTTTCTAAACCAATGAAAAATGTGAATTTCAGACACTCATTATTCCATCTAAATAATCATTTAAGCCTTCAAAATAATCTTCGTTTGGCTGTTCCTGATGAACAAATTCCTCTTCGCACTGTTCTTCATAAGCTGCCTTCTGTGTCTCTTTATAAATAATTTCATCAATTCTATTCATTTCTCTTGCCTCCAACTCTAACAAACACGCATTTACTTTGCATTTACAGCTTCTACTAACAAATCATGATATAAACAACAATCAAAATTGTTATTCCAATCTAATTTTCGTCCTACCTTTTTCTCTGCATCTTCCCAAGATAAAAGATAAGAGTATTTACGTTCAAATTCCTGAAAACTCATTATTTTACCTTTACCTTTCCTTATGAATTATCCATTTCTAATTAATCATTGTTCCATTCACCATTTAACACTTTATTTATTTTTACTTTGTTTATGTCCTGGTCGTTAAGAGTAATAGATGAAATGCCTTTAAATTTCTCAATTAACTCTTCTCTTGGCATAGTCCAATCAAACACTCTTAAATATGTCATTACATCTTCTTTTTTCACATATTCTCCGCTCGTGAAATCATCATATTTCATTTTATTTTCTCCAATCTTTCCTATGTTTTTACACATACTCATTGTTATACCAAACAGCTCCTTTCGCATCTTCATATAATCTAGCAATTTGTATACAATCTGAATTTCCATAACCTTTATTAAGTTCCTTACAAAACTCTTCATAAGATAACTCCGTTCTACAGTTATCATCAAAGTCACTCTCAAACTCACAATAATCTTTATAGGCTTCTCTTCTGTTTCCTACTTTGATAAATGTTGACATATCCATATTTTCATTTATCTTATAAATAACAATCGAAGTTTCAACAACCTGTGAAAAATTATCTTTTATGAACTTCCTTATGTATTCTATTTCCTTATCATTTTTATATCTTGTGTCGTATCTAATATCATATGAATTAGTGTTTGAATATCCCTTCTCTTTTTCAGTAACATTGAATTTTATTATCTTGCCATTTCCATACTGAAAACACTTGCTTTCACTTATTTCCACTGTTCCTAACATAGTATATTTTTCATCATTGCAATCTTTTCCGCTAAATTCTAAATTATATTTCATAATCATTCTCCTTCATTCTTTCTCACTTTCTATGCTGTTTGCACCATCAGAGAACCCATCATCATATCCCTTATTGTACATAGGATTCTCGAACTTTGTGTTTGCTATTGGACTATCTTCTTCAATACCGAACCACTCTTTCTCTTTATCTGTCATCTCACAACAATTTTCGAAAAATTCAAACGCATTTTCTCTATCATCAGAAATAAGTCCATCTTTAAAAAGTGTTGCAAGTTCTTCCAATCTTGTCCGTGAAATATAATTCTTATTTACTTTTTCAAACAGCTTTTCAGTTGCTTTATTAAGTGCAACTAATTTCTCTTTGTCGTTTGAAAACATGTAATACACACCATATTCCCACTGTCTACCCCATCTTTGGGATGAATCATAACCGCAAGCAACAATATAATTATCACTTGTTTCAATAAGAGAGAACTTTTTGCCTTTTGTGTTTGATACCACTAATATTTCTCTATGATTTTCTTTCATATCACACCTCCAAGTTATACTCTTTAATTAATCTCTGTCTTACCATGTCGTTTAAATCTTTATTAACAGGCATTATCCTATGCGTATTTCTGTTGATATATACGAAATGACTTCCCTTGCACCTTGTCGGCGTATAACCGTTCTTCCGTAATATCATATCAAAGTCACGCATTCGCTTTGACTTTCTAAAATTGTGCATAAATCTCACTCCTTTCTGTTACCCGTATAGCCTGATAGTGCAGCTTTATATGTATATGTTCTCTCTTATGCTGTTCTCTTCTTGATAAATATAACCTTTGTACCTTCAATCACTCTTGACTGTTCAAGTCCAAGTCCTTCTACAATCATATCCTCAACATAAAGAGATACCGCTGTTCTAAAATCTAAAATAGGATATTTTGCACAAGCATTTGCCTTTAAATTTTCTGGTGTAATTTTTCTAAACTCATTTGATAAAAAACTCTTTGTTTCGCTTCTATCCTGTGCATATAACTTATACATATCTCTTAATGCACGAGTTATATAACTTACATATCCGCTATGTTTTCTATCAAATCCAGAATCTCTTATTATGTCATATACATATTCTGCACAAGCTCCATTGTCGATTGAACAGAGACTCAATGCTTCTGTATATGAACCAAGAACTCCACTTCCTCTATTACCTGCATTTTCTCTATACTCAAAGCCATAGATATTTTTCATTTTTTCAAGTGTTTCCGTTGCTGGATCATGTAATACAAGCATTGCACCATGCTTCTGAATTGGCGTTACCTTTCTAACTGATACACCCTGAAATGCATATAATTCAGCTTCAAATGCAACTCTTTCAGAATCTTCCGTTGGTGCATTTAAAATTAGTTGCACCTTTAAATCCTTATATTTATCCTTATCTACAATCTGACTTGCAATCCATCTTCCATAACCATCAACTATATACACTTTGCCTTCTTCCCAATGTGGTACACCAAGTAAAGGCATGAGCTTTCTTTCATCCCAATTATTAGTTAGATATTTTAAATCCCTTTCCGTTCTTTCGTCTGTCTGATACCGTGAATCAACTTCCATTAACTCAACAGGTATTCTAATAATTGCAATGTCTTCATGTATATCAGTGTATGCCTTTGTAAGACCTTCTAACTTGTCAACACTTCCCTTTGACTTTCTTCCTGTTACTACTTCAAACATTTTGCACATAATTAACTACCTCTTTTCTTTTAATATTTTTGATATGTATTTTAAGTAAAAAATAACGGCTCGCTTTCGCTTGCCGTTTAGTTACTAGACTTTTCAAACACTCCTGACTTGAGCATATCTGTTTTCCAACACTCAAAATCTGGATATTCTGTTTTGTCTACCATATTTCTGTAGACTTCATGCATTTGCTTTTCTGTAAATGTTTTGCATTTAAGTGGTTCTTCATATGTGATATACATTACACTTCACCTCTTTCTTTTAGATAATTTCTGTATTCAACTTCGCTTTCAAACTGCTGATATTTGCATATACTTGGCACAAATCCCATATAAGCAAATCCGTTATAATATCCCTTCATGTATTATCCTCCTTGCAAAATTCTTTACCTTGTCAATGATTGTTGGCTCGACTGCCTTCTGCCATCTCTTTTGCCTTTCTGAAAAATATAGGCTGTTTTCTACATTGATATAATCCATCATCTGTAGTGGTGTTAATGAGTTGTATGGAGTTGATAGAGTACTATCTATTATTTCAGCTCCGTTTGCCTTAATGATTCTAAAATTAAATGCTTCCATTTTTTATACCTCCTTTAATCTTGCATCACGCATAATCCGTGAGATTTCATTTTCCGTTTTTGCATTATGAATCTGTATTATTACTTCATCCGAATAACATAAATCTCTTGCTGTTGTGATTGCCGTTCTCTTGTAATTGTAGGTTTCTTTTGACATAGTTATATTCTCCCTTCTTTATCTTACAAAACCTGAATATTGAGCTTTGATAATTGTGTCGTCATAGATGATATCTGTATAATTGTCGTGCATTATTAATGAACAGATATCTCCCTTGAGCCAATCTTCTGTGTTATCTGTGAATGTCCAAAGGTTTCCGTTGAAATCCTTGGCTGTTATTTCATTTCCGTTTACACACTCAATCACTGTTGATAGTGGGTATGTGTGATTGTTGTAAGTTACCTTTTGAACTGCTCTACCTATAAATAAGGCAGAAATTGAGAGTGTTACTGTTAAGGTTGCCATGAGCAGTTTTCTCTTTTCCTGATGTGTAAATTTGATTTCTTTTCGCATTACTTTAGTTTCCTTTCTTATGATATGCTTTTTGGGTATAAAAATAGCACCCTTTGCGTTTTGCTTTGGGTGCTTTCTTGAATATTATAATTCTTCTAAGTCTGCAAGATTATGTCTGAATCTTGTTCGACTATTGGTTTTACTGTCTACAACAGTATATTTCCCTTTCTCTTCATTGATATAGAATCCATCTTTGTTTACTTTTGATGTTTTCCATTTATAGCCTTCGTTTTCACATTCTTTCCATGCCACCTTTTCGGCATTTACTGAATACTGCCTTTTAAGTTCTTCTTTGTTCATAGTATTAACCCTCCTATATAATTTATATTTTATTTTCGACATTAAATGTCAATGTGCTTGTAGGAATCGAACCTACTGATAAGTATAATGTTGTTAGCATTATATTATTCACCACATATAAGCACAAATAAGATAAGTAGCCCTCACATCCTCTGTTATATATTCACTTATTTCCTATTAGGTAGACCTCAAACATTAAATGGTATATTCACTTATTACTTATCATCAGGTGACTAACCCTTATGCAGTCAACAGTTTATTATTTTAATTCGCTCCAACTGTTACGAATACCTTACACTGTTTTATACAAACCGATTGCAAGACATACGGTTTTATCAGTGACATTATTCTCGAACTGATTACAGAATATACTATCAACCTAGTTACACTAGACAGTAGGATTTATAGGCAGGGATTGTACTGCTCATACCTCATACACGAATGTAGATAGATACATTCAACATTAGTGTTACCACTAATTCTTGTGTATTGTTCCACTAGCAACTTTTCAAATAACCAAGCATAAGTTTTCATCGTTTTACCGAAACGCCAGTCGCTAACTATATACTGAGCTATCGAATCATTGTTAATTTTTATGATAGTGAATTGTGTCAATCACTCACTATATTTGTACCAAGATGCTATGTGATAGTGTTTACACACTATGTATTATGTACTTGCCACCAGCCACCACTTTTCATGCGCTGTTCACCAAGTTTTCCCGAATATAGAGTTTATATTCGCTGACCTAGCCACTTGGGAGTGCTCCGTAACACCCTTGTCAGCCCTATACGACATCTCCTCGTTTATGGTTCTCGCAAACCACACCCTTGACCGTTCAATCATATGTATTCTTGTAGTGTTGTGCTGATAGTTTAGAGCAGAACATCTACTTGTCCACAAAACCTGAAGTCTATCGTCACCTACTTATTAACGCACACCTCCTAACTAGGTTGTATTTTGTGTAAGTGTATTGATGTCGTGTGTAGGTTAATCACACTAGAATACACATACAGTAACCTTTATGCATTGCGTCTTTAAATTTTGGGTGACTTTAATAGACCGTTTGGGAAGAACTGTCGTACTTCTACGGCTTATCACGGTTTTATTTGTATTGTGTTTAATGTTATGTATTTTTATTGACTTATGGGTTGAGTAAAAAAGAACCCTATCTTGACGAAAATGTAAGTCAAAAATAGGGTTGATGATGGAGAACCCATCACAAAATGATGATGTAGATTTTGTGACCTACCCACTCAAAGAGTGGGTAACGCACTAGGCTTGACACGGTTTATACTCGCCTAGTCGAGTTATTTAGCCATACGGCTCTGCTGATTATCCATGAACTTTGTAGCATCTTCGGCAGACTTGAACTCGTAAATCTGCACATACTTGTCATCCTTTGCAAGTGCGTCATATGTCTTGTTGCCCTTGCCAAGCTTAGTTGCACCAAAGTCTTCGGTCGCAGACATCTTGATGGCAAACCTAGCCTTGCTTGACAGAAATGCACCCTTGACTGTACGGACGAACTTGCCATCGCACTCAAGAGAGCCGACAATCCGTGTAGACTTCTTAGATGCTGTCTTAGGCTCTGACTTAGGTGTTGTGTCTTTAGGTGTCTCTGTCTTAGGCTGTTCAACTGCTCCAAGTCCTAAGAGTTTAGCGATTTTCTGTGCTTCTGTAGCGTTAATCTGATAAGCTACTCCATTAACGATAACTGCATTCTTTAATTCTTTCATAATTACCAACCTTTCTGTCTCATCTTAGAGACTTAAAAAAATATTTTTTGTTCACTGAACTGCTCGTCAGCCGTTCAGCTTGGCTACACCTTATCACAAAAAAATTCTGCTTGTTTCGGTGCAAAACTTCCAAAAATGCTTATTTTTCGTGGTTTTGAGTATGGCGAGAATGGGGGTGGCAAAAACGGATTAAACCCTTATGAAATGTAAAACCAGGTATAGCAGGTTTATTTACACACCAAGTCAAAAAATTTTTTATTAAAAATAAATTATCTTATTCTCAATCCATTAAATCCCCAATAAAATCAAGCAAAATCCCAATTTTCCCATCTCAAATCCCATATCGTACCCCATATCGCTCAAACCTACTAACCAAGCCACTTTCACCCATCTTACAACCCAAAAATCAAACTTTCATTTCATCAAAAATTCACTCACAAATCCAAAATTATCCTTATTTATAAGCACTTTTACCGATAACCATTTTTAATCCAGAATCATCATTATAATCAATTACATAAATCATAAATCTCTAATCAACAATAAGGGGGCTACATAAAAACCACATCAAAAAATCTAAAATTACCTATATACATCACAAAAACAGCCAAAAAAATCCAATACAAACCATAAAAAAATCCTACTATAACAATACCAAAAATCCCACATCTCATCTAACCTCTTTATCACGCTCATATACAGCCTTTTCATTTCGCCCTATCATTAACACCTAAAATCATTTTTACCCACCTAAATGCTCAAAATACAAGGTCAATTTTTTACATCACCAAAATTACATTAACTATCTATATACATTCACATACATTTACTATAAATAATATTATTAATTCTTGCACCTATACAAAAATCCACTGTCACAGCTCAAATTTCAATTTTTACTCTCTACCCTAACAACTAACCACTTAATACATAAAAATCCAAAATAGACTCAAAATCATTAATTTTTCGCCTTATATCCCATGTAAAGAATTTTATATCAGAACAAATTTAAAAAAGAGAATATAAAATTGTATAAATCACATTTCTAAGGAGGGTTTACAAATGAATACATATTTAATACCAACAACGGCAGCATATTGTTATGAACCATATGATTACATTTATTTTGTTTATGCTGATACACCACAAGAAGCTTATATAAAAGCATGTACTAAATTACAAGGAGAATATATACCACTTGAATCACAAGAATATGAATCATATCCATTTAAATTGTACAAGCCAGATGATACAACTATTTTTCCATTCCATGAATCAAGAAAATATGATATACTTGCAGAAGCATTTAAAAATACAGAAGGAGCAGAATATATGGCGTATTTCAATGTAAACTGGAATGATTATATAGAAGATATAATTAAAATAGCAGATAAAGAAAATTGGTCTAATGATACATACCCTAATAATAAAATTCTTACAAATTATATGGTTCACACATATAAAAAATTATCTTCTGAAAAGAACGTAATTATTAATAATGAATATGCACTATTTAACACAGGACTTTTTACCGAATTCTATCAACCAATATACGCATATCAAGATAAAAGCAAAAATGGATTAAAGTTTCTTACATCATATGATTTAGGAAATATGAATATTTCTGATCGCCCACCAAGAGCAAATTATTTTGATGATCCATCTCTCTTATTATTTGATTGGCACTACGAAATAAACATTAATTATAAACATATATTGAAAGATATTAATAATATTGAAAGAATTCCCGAAAAGCTTAAAGATAGCAAAAATATTCTTAACAATCTCAATGGTTCAATAGAAACTATGAAGAAGCGAGTATCAGCTAATTATAAATTGGCAATACCACAATATTATGAAAATAAGATTCAGTTGTTACTTCCATTATGCTTAGAGGATGATACTACTCCATCATTAGCTTTAACCGTAACTAAAGTAGGAAATTATTATCAAGGTCACACATGTTTAACACTTGATATGGCATATAATAATGCTCGTCTTATTGCAAAACCAGAATCTAACTGGTTATCAATATAAATCAAATAAATATAAAAAATTAACAGGCGGTAATTAAGCTGTCTGTTTTTTTATTGCATAAATTTATATTATTCTCCACTATTCTATTTAAAAATTCATAAATTCAAATTCATATAAGAGAATAATCTATTGTAAATAATCATCACACCACTCTTGCCAAACAAAAAATAATAAATTTTAAAGGAGGACTCATTATGGGTGGGTAACTTAACATTAATTACAACAGAAACATTTAATAACTTATCATGTAACTTTTATAGAAATATATTTGATGAATTAGCATATTAAATCACTTCTCAATCTATTTAGGGAGAAAAAATCACACCTCACAGAAAAAATTAGCCACTTTTATCTCATACCCTTATAAGTTATCACCTAAGACATAAAAATTGAAATTCACCCTCAAAATCGTTAATTTACTCCACAGATAGGGGGTATGAGAAAACTATATACAAGCTCAAAAAGATAGTATGTGCGTAAGCACAAGATGTAGCCCTTTGATAAGGGCGGTCTTTTCGCAGCGTTAGCAAGAAAAGAACATCTGTGGGATAGACAATTGAAGAGAATAATATATCAAAGGAGTAATCTATGATACAAGATGATATATCAAAATATCTTAAACAAAAAGAAAGCAATATTTCAAAGAGCAATCGCAAATCAAGGCACAAACATCAATATAAAGAATGTTTAATTCAATTTCCGATTGCATTTACAGGGAAAACATTCATAAACACAAAGTTATATGGATATTGTTCCATCTGTGGAAAAATAGGTTCAGTTAAGAATGGAAAATTTAAAGCTGAATTAGAGCAATTAGAAAAATCAAGACAAGGTAACAATAGTTTTCTTATTGCTATATCAGGTTAAAAAATATATGAAAGATATCATAATAAGTTACCTATATTTTTTATTGAAGATTCATTTGCTGATTATGTTGTTTTAGAAAAAGAGAATAATACAGAGAATAATTCAAAAGGAGAATGATATTATGAAAAAATCAATTTTATTTAAAAGAACAAGAAAATCCGTTGCCAAGAAACTATCTAATCATATTTATATAGATATTATTAATAGCCATGATACAAAATTAATAATAGATAACTTCACATTATTAGAACTTATTTATATTGAAAGAGCATTAAAGAAATTGGATTCTATGTCAGAAGAAGAAATTCAAGAATTAAATATAGAATAATTTCACATAGGTACATCTCATATGTACCCAAATGAAAACGTTAATCAAAAACACCATGTACCTAAACCAATCAATAACAATCAAACAAAAAATTATAGAGCTTGTATGAAGCGTAAGCGAAATACAAGCGTAATATTCTTCTCTTGATAATATGAGTCTATATAGATATTGACCTACACAAATCCACACCTGACATGTACCCAAATGAAGAAAATTTTTACTTTTGGGTACGTCATACATGTACCCAAATGAATTTTTGACAATTTCATATAAATGCAATTTTTAATGTTTGTGCGAATTCAAATGGAGAATATACTATTAAACCACTTATTACACACTCTCGCACAAAATTGTAACTGTAAATTATGTTTTAGAAGAAAGGATTTTAAAATGCAACAGAAAGAATTAAAAATTGATCCTGAATTAAGGGATTTACTACCACCACTTACAGGTGATGAGTACAAACAACTTGAAAAGAATATTGTAGAAAATGGATTTGATAAGAATTTTCCTATTATGGAATGGCATGGTTATATTGTAGATGGTCATAATCGCTACTCTATTTGCAAAAAACACAATATTGATTATGTTGTTGGTACTCTTGGATATGAAACAAAAGATGAAGTTATGGAATGGATGTTGGATATTCAGCTTGGCAGACGTAATTTATCACCTATTCAAAGAATTGCTGTAACTGAGAAATATAGACCTATTTACGAGAAACAAGCAAAAGAGAATTCATTAAATAATTTAAAACAGAATCAAACTGCCGACAAGTCAAATTTGACCAATCGAGAATTTAAATCAACAAATAAGAAACTTGCAGATATAGCAGGTGTTAAACCAACTACATATAAGATGGGTGCAAAAGTTCTTAATTCAGATAACGAAGATTTAAAGCAGCGTGTTTTGTCAGGTGAAACTTCTATTAGTGCTGGTTATAAGGAATTACAGAATGAAAAGAAAAAAGAACAATTCTCTGATAATCAAAATGAAGAATATAATATTGAGCAACCAACTACATCATCTTCTATTGTTCAACCTTCTCAAAAAAATCAAGTCAGCGAAGAAGTAAGACAAATATGTGAAGACCTTAAAACCGAAAAGTCAAAAGAGTATCTTGATTCTATTTGGGATTATAAGATTGATATAATCGAATGTATGAATATTGGATTTGAAAGATTTTATGATGGGTTTGTTAGTATTCTTAGTGATATGGAAAATCGTGTAACCAAATCAGAATTAGATGAATGTATTGCCAATGCAGAGAATAATATAACGAAACTATTAACTGCTATTGAGTTAGCAAAAAAAACAACATTAAAAACGGAGGATTAAATAATGAAATTAAAAGACTTAGTAAAAGGAACAAAAGTAACAGACAATAAGATTGCACATAAGGAAGTACCAATTGATAAATTGGATGCAATGCTTAATTATCAGAGAGATATTGATATGAAGCGTGTTGAAAGACTTAGTAGTGATGAGTATTTTGATGAAAATGAGGTTGATGAAGTAAAGGTTAGCGTTAGAGAAGATGGTTCTATGAAAGTATGTGATGGTCAGCATACTATTGCAATTTTAAAGATGAGAGGATGGACGACTGTACCGTGTGAACTTCGTTATGGTTTAACTATTGAGGAAGAGAATGATTGGTTTACCATAACTAATACAAAAGAAAAGCCACAGAATAGAAAACGCACACTTACATCTCAGATTAATGGTACATATGAAAAAAATAAGATTGAACAGGATTTTAATAATTGCATAAAAGCACTTGGCTTTAAGTTAGATATTTTTGGAGAAGAACCAGGAAATGATTATAAAATTAAGTGTCCTGCAAAACTATTAGATATGTATAAGGAATATTCGTCAAGAAATGACGTAGATGGCTTTATTGAATGTATGGATTTAGTCAAGGGCTGTTGGAATGGAAATTCAAAATCATTGCAGTGGAATTATATTAGGGGAATGTTTGACTTTTATGAAACATATAAAGGTATTTTTGACAATAAGAGACTTATTACTTCTGTCGGGAAAAAATCCCCATCTATCATTAAAGAAATTGCAGATAATGATAAATATACAAAGAAACCATCTTTAAAATATGCAAAGATTTATGTAAATGAATACAATTCTGGTTTAAATAAGAACAAAAGATTAAAAATGTCCTTATTAGAAGATTAACATAGTGAGGTGATACGTCTTGCCAAACTATGTAAAAATTCCACGAGAAATCATCTATGATAAAGATCTCTCATCTAAGCGTGTAATAATCTTCTCATATCTTTGCACAAGACGTTCACTTGATGACACGGTGGCATTTTCTACAACAGAACTTTGTCACTGGTCTAAACTGAAACCTAATTACAGAGATGGGAAAATAAATCAAAAATATTATGAAGTTCTATTACTTCTCTCTCATTATGGATATTTTGAATCATGTCCTGATTTTGAGAAGTGTCTAAAAGAAAACACCAATTCGGTGAAATATCAGCAAGTACAACTAAATATTGAAAAATTCGATGTGCCTGATAATTTTGGAATCATTTATTTTGATGAATTGGATAAAATATTGAATTTTAAGGAAGAGTTAAAAGGTAAAAATATAGACCTTGCGAGAATGTCATCTGCTTATATCTTACTCTTACTTTCCTATATTCGTGTCAATTTGAATCGTATAGAAGATAAACCCCTCTGTTGCTATCGGTATTTCAAAACGATTTCAGAAGATATTGGACTTTCTGAGAGATATATAGGACGCATAGTTGATATTTTGGAAGAATTAAAAATTATAAAATGTCAACCTATGAAGAGAGAAAAATATATTAAAGATGGGAAAGAAAAATATTTAACTACTCCAAAGGTATTTGTTGATTATAGACATTTTATAAATGATGAGCATGGTCAAAGAATTGATAATAAATATGATCCATGTGAGGAAATCAAAAAACAAATAGAGATTTTGGAGAACAATAAGTTAAGAACATAAAGAGATACTGCCACTTACGACAATATCTCTTTACCATAAATTTGCGCAATGAGTGTTACACTAAACACTCTAATTTGCAGTGAGGCTTCTAATTCACTGGTGAATTATTGTTAAAAAAGTTACTATAAGAAATGAATACAATAGTAATTCACGTACCTACTATATCCTATTTCTTATATGATATGCCATTTTTCGTGATGGCGACACGTTCTTTTCCTGAAGTTACAAGTAGCTTCAATTCTTTATACCGTGTAAAACACTTAACACAATATTTAACAAGATTCAAAACTGCGATTATAACAGCTGGTGTAAGAATAATGATTAGCAATATCTACAATCCTCCTTTCATAATAAGACACTATTAAAATAGGAAAGATTATAGATTTCACTATTTTTAATGTGCATAATCACACCTCCGTACCTGATATAAGAATCAGTCGTGACTTTAGTTAATGAGTTACAAGTGTATATACACATCTTAATGATTATACCATATCAGTGAATTAGAACAAACCCTCATATTTTAATTTTTTAATAAAACCCTTTTGCAATAAGGGAATATATAAAAGTAACACATAAACCGTATCACACTATATATAAAGGAGCGATGATATGAACTATTTAACAAGGAGAACAAATATTTATGACAAAGGAAACAGAAAATCATGTAGCAAGAAGAACAATGGAACTTAAGAGAAAGAATAAGCTTGTATGCTATCCCAAGCTAGTCGAATCAGATTTCGGTGGCTGTGGAGTTAATATTGCCAGTCGTATAGCGGCAGATTTTAAGTTTGATGAAACCAAAAAGAGAGAATGTACAACTAGAGATTATAACAAAAAGCTTAAGGCTTGTGAAGAAAGACAAAATTTAAAGGAGGAAGCGGTACATGCTTAGATACGAAATTATTGCTAATGTTGGTATTAGCGTAGACTTACATAATAATTACACAGTGGTTACCTTGGCAAAATGGAATAAAGAGAAAGAATCTTATTTAGCTACTTTCTACATTAAACAGACAGATATTGACCATTTAGATCTTATGGATGACCAGATTGAAATAGAGTTTTCTTCTGAGATAAAAACAATCAAGAATGATTTAGTGAAATATATTGAAATGCTTATAGAAAGAGGAATTATTCAGAGATATATGGACAGATACAAATATGAACTTGATTGTATTGATAGAGGAACTGCTATGTTTGAGTTAGAGAGAAATGTTAAGTAAATCAGATTATAGATATTTTAAAAAAGCTAAAATGGCTGCTACCATCTCGGATTATAAAAAAACACATATAGGGTGCATAGCCGTTTACCAAGGAAATGTAATAGGAATTGGTTGTAATACAATTAAAACGCATCCTATTCAAAAATATTATAACAGATATAGAAATTCATGGAATAAGAATGGTATTAAACCGACTTTACATGCTGAAATCAATTGTCTTAATTCTATCCGTCATCTGGATATAAATTTCCAAAAAGTAAAATTATATATTTTTAGAACGAGATTAGACAGAGAATTTGGTATGTGTCGTCCATGTCCAAGTTGTATGGCAGCGATTAAAGATTTAGGGATAAAACATATTTACTATACAAGCAACGATGGATATTCCTATGAATGTATAAATTAAAAAGAGAGGTTATATGTATGTGCAACATTTGTGGCAATAATCCTTGTCTTATAAGATGTCCAAACTTTCATCAGAAATATAATTACTTATGTTGCTATTGTGGTGGGGGTATTTTAAGTGGACAAGATTATCTGAGAAATTCAGAAGGACAATATATACATAGAGACTGTATTCCATGTACTGATTATCTTATAGATTGGTTGGGATATCGTGTCGAAACAATGGACGAGGAGGATTATAAAGATGAGAATTATTGATAGACTGAAAATATTTTTTGATATTGATTACAGTTCAAATAAGGAATATTGGATTCCAATTAATGAGATTAAAATTAGAGAAGAATTTCTTGCTACTCCACCCAATTACAGAAAATTCAGGAAGAAAGAAAATACATTCATCAAGTATGGTGAACTGGGGAAGATTATAATTGACAGAAATTATGAATTGATAGACGGATATTGTTCGTATCTTATTTGCAAGAAATATGACATAGGTAAAGCTCCTGTGTGGTTTGAATAATTGTAAATAGAAATTTCATTTAGAGAATATATAAGTGGAGGTAAATTTATATGAATAATAATTTTGACAATGTTGAAGAAATGAAAGAATTGATTATAGATGAACTTTCGGAATGTGAATTTGACAGCAATTTCAGATGTGAAGAATGTTCTGAATTGGAGCAATGTTATTGCAAAGCATCTATAAAATCATCTCATGAATTCGCAGAGAGCTTAGATTATGGTGGATATGATTCTGAAGATGAATTTTGGGAGAATTTAGATTAAATATGGAGGTATAACTATTGGATAATACAGGAATTTACATACCATCTATTGATGCAAAGGATATTTATTTATCAGCACATTACATTGAGGAAAATCCAGAAGGATATAATTTAAAACTCAAAGATGGACAGTATAATTTACGAAAATTTATTAATACACTTGATTACAGTTTGGATCTTATAGAATTAAAAGATATTTATTATAGGAAATTTAGAAAACATGATTTTTCATTTAGAATTAAAAAGCACGATTATTCTGTGAATGTAATTAATCTCACATTTAAGTATTCCGTTAAAGAATGGAATCAGATGAACAAAAACACTTTTGTAAGACTTGGATATGATTACAGAGAACTTACATTTGAAGATGGAATTGCTAAAAATAGCGAAGGTGAAATTGTTGGGATTAAGACGAATGAAAAAATTGAAGATCCGATTGATATACCAAAACCATTTGTTAAAAAGCAGGTAAACATCTACGACAAAAAAGATAAATCTATTGTCAAAGAGATTCAAACTCAGTATCACAAAAAGGGTGAACCAAAGACTATAAAGACAAATGCAGAACTTAGAACTGAGTTGTATAAAGATGGATTTATATGTAATGGTATTAAATATTGTCGTATGAAACGTTCTACTGGTTCAGCAAGAGTTGGTAAATGTCTCTTTATCAGAGAAGATTTATATGAATCAATTTTAAAGTTCAGTTCAGGTAGTCTTAAATACAATCAAGGCGATCCAATTGACTTAGCTGCATATGAGGGATATATTGCTCTTCCATCTAGTAGTATTATTGATACAATTTCAATTAAACCAGAAAATATTCTTTTAATTGATGACTATGATAGCATATTTAATGAGGATGTAATCGAGACTCACGATGAAGATGGATGGCTTAAAACCACTGAAAAGAATTGTAAAATCACAAATACAATTTGGGATGGTCAGTCTCTTATGGATATATCATTATTTGGTGATTATTCAGAATATGGTATGCTTCTGCTTAGAAATCTAATGTTCAAGTCTTGTTGTTTTAACTGCAATATCCAACAATGGTTCAAAGATAATAATATAACAGATGTATCTCAGCTCAATGGTAAAACAAGAGCTACACGCATTGAAGATGTAAAGCTAATTACCACACCTAACAGTATTAAATATTTGAAATTTAGTACATGGGACGAATGGCTTGACCACTTATATTCTGATTTTGGTGTTGTAAAGCATGATAAGAAAACTCACTTCTTTGGTGGTCGTTTGGTACAGACTCATTATCAATTACTCAATACTCTTCAGATGTCAAAAGATGAAGTAAGGGAATTTTTGCAGGAATCACTCGACTTTGCACAAATGCTTAGAGATAGACCAGAAGTTGTGCGCTATTACATTAAATATCCTGATATTGATGAAATGTCACCTATGGATAAACCTATGAGTAGTAAGAATGATGTAGTTTATAACTTAATGTGTGTGAATGATAATTTTACAAAAACAAAATACTATCAAGAATTTCTTATTGACTTACTTCGTTCATATTACAAAAATCTCAAAAATGGACATATTTATGTAAATGGTAATTACTCTACTCTTCTTGGCAATCCAATAGAAATGCTACAACAATCAATCGGTAAGTTTGAAGGAAAAAGTCAAATTGGAATTGGCAACATACATAGTACACGTTTTGAATATAACAAAACTCTTCTTGCTAGTCGTTCACCTCATGTTACAATTGGAAACATTTGGCTTCCATATAATACGGAGAATAAATTGATAGATTGTTATCTTAATCTTACAAATGAGATTGTGTGTATTAATTCTATTGGAGAAAATGTATTGCAGAGACTATCGGGTGCTGATTTTGATAGTGATACAGTAATGTTAACAGATAATGAAAAACTCATTCGTGCAGCTAAAAGAAATTATCATATATTCAAAACACCAACATCGTTTGTTAGTTCAACAAAAGTTAAAAGATATTATACACCTGAACAACAGGCAGATCTTGATATTAAAACATCTGTAAATAAAATCGGTGAAATTGTTAATCTATCACAAGAATTAAATTCTTTACTTTGGGATAAGATGTATCATGGTGCTACTTATGATGATATTAAGGAATTGTATTATGATATATGTCAGTTAGATGTTATGTCTGGAATTGAAATTGATAAAGCAAAGAAAGAATTTATTATCAACAATGGTAAGGAGTTAGACAAGTTACGTGAAAAGTATGATGAGTTTGTGCGTGAATATGAAGAAAATGAAGAAGGCGAATTAGTAAGAGGCAAAAAGCGTATGCCACACTTCTTCTCTCATATCTCTAAACAAAAAGGATATTACAATCCCGACAAGAAACATTATTGTAAATGTCACACTTCGATGGATTATTTGCAGACTATTATTAATGGATTTAAAATTAAGAATCCTTATAAAAAGGATTGGCTTCCATTTGTATCTATATTAGATAACTCTTTATTTAGGACATCTAGTATAAATCAAAAACAGATAAATCGAATTTATAGTATTTTAAAGAAATACATAAATGAAAGGAAGAATATATTCGCCATTGATTCCGACTCAAAAGAAGAACGAAATGATAAAGCAAATAAGCTTAAAGTTGATTTAATTGCAGATATTGAATCAGAAACAATTGGTTTTTCAACATTATATCGTTTACTTTCTTCTCTTGAGGATAAAGAAAATTCTCAAATCAAAAATCTTTTATTAGAAGTTTTGTATCTTTGTGGTAATGATAGCTTTAATAAAGCTATTATCCAATCTAAAAATGAAATTCTCCAATTAGAAGGTAATGGATCTGATATTAAATTATTTAATATTGGGTTTAAAATTACAAAAAAACAAGTAAATTCGGAAATTGACAGCTAATTACAGTTCTCATATGAGAGCGAAATTAAAGTTACATAGGAGAGGGTAGTTTTCTACTTATTACTTTTATGATTACTGCCCTACTCTATTGTAATATTCTATAAATGCGATTATAGCAAAGGAGGAATTACAATACAACAAGGAAAAAAATATTATAATCAAAATGATATTGCAAATGAAATTCGTAATAGGATTGATTGTTCATCAATAGATGTACTTCGTGTACTTAATTCGTTAGGTGATGTGGTAAAGGATAAATTTAGTGATAGTGATGAATATGTTGAATTAAAAATATTTCCTGGACTAAAAGTAACTTCAAGATATATACCACTTGAACAATCTAAATCTAATCTTAATTTAAAAAATAATTCTATTTTATCTATTACTTCAGTGTTCACTGATGATTTTCGTAAAAAAGTTAGAGAATTACATAATAATTTAGAATGAAATCAGCTTTTCTTAATATCCTGCCCTATGGGGCATTACATAATATTAAAGGTTTATCTTATAAATTAACCTCTCTTTCTTATATCGGTGGTTATATTATTAAAAAATGGTGTAATCACTGATACTCTTCCCATATAGTTCAATGGTAGAGCAACGGACTGTTAATCCGTAAGTTACAGGTTCGAATCCTGTTGTGGGAGTTATCCTATTTTTATAGGACTGGTCGGTTTCAGATCAGAGAATATTAAATTCTAAAATAAGCATGGTGACATGTATAAAGTGGTTCTTATCGTATTATAAGGCTGCGACTGTAGTGATATAGTTTGACGGAAAACACATAGGATTTATACCTAACCTAAAATCAGAGGGCTACTGCTAATGATATGGTTCGGTAGGTGTCATGAGAAAGGCACTGTTAATTAACACAGAAATGTGGGGATAATCCGTGTATGGTTGGTGGGAATACCGCAAGTATAACTGCTGGTCAGATTTTGGTAATATTTCTTAAGTTGAAAAACAGGGATAGAATCAAAAAGTAAGGAGATCGCAATCCGAGCAGGATGGTGATGATTGGGCGGTACTCAAAAGGTACTGATGGTCAAATATACACCTCATCATCCATTTGTAAGTACATACTTTTGGTGAATGAAGAAAATTTCTTAATAATAAAAATATCATTTGATTTACTGATAGAAAATAACAAGCAAAAGTGTGTATGACCGCAAAGAGAAAAACAACTTATTGTCCTGTAATATGGACACATATAACACTCGCAAGGTGTTATGTGAGAAAGTACAAGTATATGCAACTCTAATAGGCTGCAACCTATGAATCTCGCAAGGAAGAATGTGTAAAAAGAAAATCTATAACGCTTTGTGGTAAGAGTTTGCCAATTTTTCGCAAAATTGGTGTTGTTGTTACCTACAGTCTAATCGACTGTGTGATAAATTGTGTCCAACCACAATAGATGGTAACGTGTTAGGTCAATATCTCAGCCTAAAGAAATAAAGTCTCATGCGAAAGCATGGGATTTTTTATTTTGCTCTCTTCGTATAGTTTGGTTTAGTACGACTGACTTGTAATCAGTAAACGGCAGTTCAAAGCTGTCAGAGAGCTTCACTTCTGCTATTCAGCAGAAAATAAATCAAAGGATGTGAAAATTATTAAACAGATTTCTAAAAGTGAAATTGAAAAATTGTTATCCGAAGGTGTAATTAGAAATACAAGACGAGGATATGTAGACCGGAATGGTGAACATATTGGATATTACAAGACTTGTGGTGGAAAGCGTTACATTGAAGATAAATACGTTAAGTAGGTTCTGTCTATGAAAAATAGAATTGAGTATAAAGGTTTTTATATTGACAAGACTGAAAATGGCTACCGTATCTGTAGAAAAGAAGATACAGAAAAACATACTCATCTTTCAAATCTTAATCCATCGTATAAGCTGATAGACAATGTATTATCAAATAAAATTCCTACTCGTTGTAGGTGTTATTATTTGGAGTCACATATTCGTTTAAGTTATGATGAAAATTATATTAGGAAGATTTGTGAGTATATCAAAGTAAAACAGAATAAAACGAAACAAATGTATTTTAATCCTGGCAGAAAGCATTCTGGTGGGAATTTTTAATTTTATGGAGGATTTAAAGGATTATGGCAAATTTTGTTTTTAAGGAAACCAAGCAGACTTCTATGAAGATTGCAGGTATCATTGACACAGATAATATGACTGTTGAAGTAGATGGCGAAGAAAAGAAACTTGCTACTCTTCTATCGGTATTTAACGGTGGTGGTGTTGAAATAAATGTGAAGGTAAAAGAGGAAAATGAACTCGATGAGCCTACTGAATCTAATAAAGAATAGAGAGTAGGTGATTATTATATCTGATTTTACAAAATTGGAAAACGAAAATTATCATACATATATATGGCGATTAGATCAGTTGATAAATTCTGGGAAATATCATAATTGGAGAGAGATAACACCAATGGTTAATAAAGAATTATTTGGTGATGATGAATCTCAATATAGAGATGAATCTGCTTACAGAAAAGCCTGTAAATATGCAAAAGATTTTAAGGAAGCTGGCGTATTTAATTCTGATAATGAGTATTTAAAGGAATTGCAGATTCAAAAACGTGAATTGGAAAAAGAACGCAAGAAGCTTCATAGCGAAAAGCTTGAATATAATAAGTGGCTTAGAGAAGACGCAAGAGATGAACTTATTGCGGAAAAAATTTGTGAGGCAATTTTAAATCTTCCCCTTTTAAATATTCCAGAATATATCAAGCCAATTCATAACACTAAAGCATATTGTCTGGTTTTTGGTGATGAACATTATGGTGCAGAATTTGAATTAAAAGATTTGTTTGGGAATATTATTAATTCATATAGTCCTGAGATATTTGAAGAAAGAATGTATGATTTATTTGACCAAACAGTTGAAATAATTCATAAAGAAAATATTGATACTCTTAATGTATATTCTATGGGTGATTTTTCGGATGGCTGTCTCAGAGTATCACAGCTTATGAAATTAAGATGTGGAGTTGTCGATGGTACTATTCAGTATGCAAATTTTATAACTAATTGGCTTAATAATCTTACAAAACATGTTCATATTAAATTCCAAATGACTGATGGAAATCATACAGAACTCCGTATGTTAGGTCAACCAAAAGGAACTTTTACAGAAGATAATATGGGAAAAGTTGTAAGAGAATTTATTAAAATTAGATTAGCGGATAATCCTAATTTTACTTTTATCGAAAATCCAACAGGTTATATTTATGGACAACTTGCATGTAATACTGTTATGGGAATACACGGTGAAGTACGTGATATGGAGCGAGCATTAAAAGATTTCTCTAATATTTATAATGTTCCAATTCAGTATTTATTCGCAGGACATCTACATCATTCAAAAGTTGAAGAAATTGGTATTAATTCAGAAGTTATAAATGTTCCATCAATTATTGGGGTTGATCCATATTCTCTTTCTTTGAATAAGACTTCAAATGCCGCTGGAAAATTAATTATATTCGAGCAAAATAAAGGAAAAGTATGTGAATATACACTCAAATTAAATTAGAACTTATTTGCAACAAATATTATATAGAATCAGTTGCAATTAGATAATAAACAAAACAAATTTTAGTTAATATATGCAAATATTCTGAATAATTTTAAATTATGTAAATATTACGCATATTTTGACTGACGAAGCCACTATTAGAGGGAGTGTACCTTATATGGACGCTACCCTCTTTTATATTACAAAGTAAAATTAAGGAAAATAAAGGAGATTTTAAAACATGGTAAAGAACGAATTAGTAGGCGCAATTGCAGAAAGAATTGAAGGAGCTAAGAAAGGTGATATTGCTCTTATACTTGATACATACGCAGAGGTTATTACAGATACATTAAAAGCTGATGCTACAGAATCTGTTCCTGTTGGTAAGCTTGGTAAATTTAAGGTTAAGGATGTACCTGAGAGAACAGGCAAGATTATGTTAGGTGACAGAAAAGGTGAGGAATATATAACTCCTGCCCATCAGGAAATTACATTTAAGATGAATAAGTCAGCAAAGCAGCTTTAATTCTGAAGGGGCGTGATTACTATAGATACAATAATTATAAATGATATACATGAATTAGCTGATTGGACTAATTCAATGTATCATAATGTAGTTTCTTATGATAATTTAAACAGTATAGCAATTGTTGCCAAGTATTATGAAGCAAAGACATTAATCGAAACTCTTATTACTGAAAGAGGTTTTGAAATTTCAAGTATTAAAGAACTCGGCGATTCTAATGTCAATGGTTATACAGATGAATATATTATCACATTATTTGTTAATGAAATTGGTTGTGAGCCTGCAAAAGATAATAATGGATATAAGGACATATGCGGAGAAGCCGTTTATGTTCTTGAGAATTGCAATTCTAAGATAATGTCGCATGTTTATGGTGAGAATATATTTGAAGTATATATTGATAATATCAAAGATACTGATGATGACTACGATGAAGATTGTGAGAATTGCGATTGTTGTGGTAATGATACTCATTATTTTGATGTAAAATCTGGAACTTATGAGATTAATGGTAAAAAGGTATCTAAGAAAGAATTGTCAAAATACTTAGAAAAGAATATCGAAGAAATGTCAAAATGGACTGAAACTGCTTCTTCTATACTTTCTGAATATGAAGCAATTCATAATAGCATTAAGAGAATCTATGAACTTGATGATTTGTTAAGATTTTAAGTAGTAATATGTTGCGCATTAAGGCTTTATTTAGGCGTTAATTAGCAATATGTGGCTAGTTAATAATTAGAATCTTTGGAGTGTGTTGTGCATACTGCACACTCTTTTTACATGGGTAGGTCGTATAGCGGCAATTACACCTGACTGTAAATCAGGCGCTTCGGCTTCGTTGGTTCGAGTCCAACCCTGCCCACTAATTTGATGTTTCTGTGAATGGAAACAGAGAATAAATATATGTACTCATGATTGGTGTCATAGCTGATTGTGGGATTTATGATGAATATATAAAAATGCGACAAAGAAGCGGTTAGTTAATGATACTACTGCTTCTTTTTTGTTGTTTGAAAGGAAGTGAGATTTAATGGGTAGAAAAATACAACACAATAATATTGTTACTGATGAGTTATTAACTCAGTGCAACAAAGAGAATATAGAGTTAGGAAATGACTTTTTGGATTATCTTCGTTCAGTTGATAGATCTCCAAATACAATCAATGCATATAGACGTGACCTTTACATTTTCTGGGTGTATTTACTTCAGCATTGTAACAACAAATTCTTTATTGATTTATCTAAGAGGGATATTGCTCGTTATCAGAGTTTTTGTCTTTCTGAATATAAATGGTCGCCAGCTAGAATGCGTAGAATAAAATCTACTCTCTCTTCTCTTTCAAATTATGTCGAAGCTATATTAGATGATGAGTATGAGAACTTTAAACCGATTATACGCAAAATTGAAAATCCTGCAAATGAGAAAGTATTTACTAAAACTGTGTTATCTGATGAACAAGTACAGGGAATGCTTGATTATTGGGTTGAAAAAGGTAAGTATGACAAGGCTTGTATTTTAGCATTAGCTGCATTTAGTGGCAGACGTAAGAGTGAATTACCACGCTTCAAAGTATCTTATTTCGATGACGAAAATATCATATACGGTTCTTTATATAAGACACCTGAAAAGATCCAAACAAAAGGAAGAGGATCTCGTGGAAAAATGTTAGTAGCATATACACTTGCAAAACCGTTTAAACCATATTTTGATTTGTGGATGAATTATAGAAAAGAACACGGAATTGAATCAGAATGGTTATTTCCAAAGAAAGTAAATGGAGAATATATAGATGAACCTATGGATTCAAGCACTCTTGACAGTTGGGCTGATACGTTTAGTAAACATTTAGGAGAAGACTTCTATTTCCATAGTCTTCGTCATTTCTTTACAACTTCTTGTTCTCGAAGTGGACTTCCTGATGATGTAATTCAAATGCTAGTCGGTTGGAATTCGCTTGATATGGTTGCGGTGTACAAGGATATTGATGCAGATGAGCAATTTGCAAAATATTTTGCTGATGGAGAAATTAAAAAGGTTGAACAAAAATCACTTTCTGATCTTTAGTTTTATCTAAAATCACTTCTTCTTATTCCAACACTTCTTCACATAACAACCAAATTTAATAATTTTAACCCCTAGAATACCTATCCCTTTAATTATAATCTTAATAAGAAAAATAACTAAGAATACCCCTCCGCATACAAATGCATATTTGTAGACCACATCTTCATTATTAAATAAAGCTGCAATTATAAATGACATATAAATAATTAGCCCATCTACTCCACAGAAAAATATGAACTTATCGTCTTTAGATAAATACATAACACTCTGTATAAAATTAGGTTCAAGATATCCTAATCTTCTGCGTAGATATGAGTTTCTATCATATATGTTATTTTTGAAATTATTGTAGTTATATTTATTATGATTGTCTTTTAATATTATATATGTTTTATGAGTGGATCTATCAATATATTTGATATTATAATCATTCATATAAGTTGATATATGATTTATAACATCATCTATAGTATTTTCATTATATTCCTTATTATTGTTTAAAATTTTATACAGGGGATAATAAATTCGATTATATGCAATTTTCATATTATCTAATGGAACATTCTTATTATAATTATATTTGGTTACAATAAAGGTAAATATACCTGTTATAAGTGCAGGAAGAATTATTTTTAATATTTCTATAAATGATTCCATAATTTTACCTCATTATATTTTTACTTGCATCAGCTAATTATATGTGTTATAATACAAACCAAAAGAAACAAGCAATTATCCGTTAGACGGTTGAGCCAATATAATCAACAATGGCTAAATAAATATAATATTCAACACATTAATGACCGTGCTTTGGCGAGTGGCGGTCATTTTTGTGTTTATCAAGAACTCTAACTAGGTATGTAGAGCAAATTCCGCTTACTATACCAGTTACTAATGTAAAAATTAGTAAACCACAAAATGTCACGTATTATCCTTCTTTGTAAGTATTTCCTACATGATGTCACGAGGATATTTATATAACAGAACATCACTGCTCTGACGTGACTCAACCACCTAACCATCTCTATCTAGCCAAACAAAGATGTTTGAATAACCGCTTGTCCTCTACATTATAAATCATATGACATTTTCTGTCAAAATATTCCAAAAATAAGAGAATAATATAACATATAAATCAATCAGAGAATATAAAAATATCTTAAAAAGAAATTCTTTTGTATGGGTTGAGTCTAACTTGATCCTAGTTTTCTTAATTCTATCGACATCTAGGATAATCGGTTAATTTCAACCTTAGAAATAAGAAGATGTTCGTGCCTCTCTGCGTTAATGAGAATCCTAATTGACAGATAATAGTCATTAAATCTTATCAATTAATCTTTACTCCGAAGACCGAAAATATATAGAGAATAATCAGTAAGCATGGATACCTTGTGTGTCTTAGGGTACTTAGTTTGTACCTGAATAATAACTGGATATGTACAGTCCAATATCAGCTAGTTAGTGCTTTATGCTGATCCAGTGGGTGAGATGCCCACATTAGGTCTGTTCGTCTAGCGATCTAGGACATCGCCCTTTCACGGCGGCAACAGGAGTCCGAATCTCCTACAGATCATTACGTAGCTGATACTTAAATGGACAGCGAGGCTATACATTTTTTGTATAGCAACAGAGAGTCACTTCATGAGGTGGCTCTTTTATTATGTAGTATTGGCAGAGTTGGTATTGCACTGGTCTTGAAAACCAGCATTCCGAAAGATATGGGAGTTCGATTCTCTCACACAGCGTACTAAGTGAATTGCGCTTTTATGGTGTTTTATAAGTTGAATTTTTATGAGAAGTGGTATTGCTACTGCTTCTCTTTTTTATATTGGAACAAAAGGAAAGAAGGTGAGACAATGGCTAATTTAAGACAAGCCAAAACTGATGATGAGGTCAAAAAGTTAACAGTAAATAATGTAAAAGGTGCGTATCATGATTTAGCCATTGACTACAACCATTTACTAGATTTGGATTATATCTATTGTCCTCATTGTGGAAAATGGAAATCAACTAAAGGTAATGGAAACTTTTATAAATCTAACAAAAGTAAAAGCGGATTTGAGCATTTTGCATGTAAGGCTTGTATTTTAGATTTGTGTACTGACGTAGATCCTAAAACTGGCGTTAGAACAGACAATAGAGAAAAAACAATTAACACTTTTAGGCAGCTTGATTGGAAATTTAGCGAAAGTGATTATAACGCACAACTACAAGCTATTAATGAAGGTGTTGGTGAAAAAGTTCGTGGAACGGCTGTTCAAAATCTTATTGTAATGGTAGCTTCTCTTCCACAGTATAATAACACTTCCTATAAAGACTCTGAATTTTCTGTTGATGATATGGAAAATAATCCAGAAACAAATACAAAGATTGTCCAAAAAACTCTCAAATCTGCAAAAAAGCGATTTGGAAACAATTATAACAATGAAGAACTTATGTATCTTGAGACGGAATACCAAGATTGGACGACACGTTACCCCTGTGAAAATAAATCTCAAGAACTTTTATTTAAACGAGTATGTTGTAAGGAACTTGAAATAGATAATGCTCAAAAAAATGGGAAAGATACAAAAGATTTAGATGCTACTTTGCAGAATTTATTAGGAAGTTTAAATATCAAGCCTAATCAGAAAACTGCATCTGAATTAACTGATAATCTTACATTTGGACAGCTTATTGATAGATGGGAGCAGGAACAACCTATACCAGAGCCACAAGGAGAATTTAAAGATCCTGATAAAATTGGATTGCTGATTGATGTATTCTTCAAAGGGCACTTATCTAAGATGATGGGATTAAAGAATGCATTTTCTGCAACATATGAGAAATTTATTTCTAAATATACTGTTAAGAAACCTGAGTATGATGAAGATACTGATTCAGAAGCATTATTTGATAAGATATTCGGTCAAAAAGCTGATGAGGAGGTATAATTATGCCTCAAGTAAAAACTCAAACAGAGATAGAAAAAGACAAGCAACAAAAAATAATGGAAACTGTTGCTTGGAGAGCTGGGTATTATCGCAGTAATCCACATAGATATGTTATTGACGTGTTGGGACTATCTTTAAAATGGTTTCAACAAATTTTGTTATGGTGCATGATGCACTATAACTTCGTTATGTATCTGGCAGCGAGAGGTCAAGGTAAGACATACCTAACCGCCCTCTTCTGCTGTGTAAGATGTATTTTATTTCCTGGAACAAAAATCGTTGTTAGTTCTGGAACTCTGAAACAAGCTAACGAAGTCTTGCTCAAAATACAAGATGATTTTATGAAACAGTCTTCCATATTACGTTCTGAAATTGAGAAATGTAATATAGGTCAAAACGATGCTTCTATTTATTTCAAAAATGGTTCATGGATAAAAACTCGTACAAGCTCGGAGAACAGCCGTTCAGCCAGAGCAAATTGTATAGTCGTGGATGAATTTCGTATGGTTGATGAAACTGTAATTAATACAGTATTACGAAAATTCTTAACAAGCCCTAGACAACCTAAATATCTGAGAAAGCCTGAATATGCACATTTGCAGGAAAGAAATAAGGAAATCTATATGTCCAGTGCATATTTTAAAAGTTCATGGGCGTATAAAAAGGCACAAAGTTATACATTAAATTTCTTTGACGACACGAAGAAATATTTCATCTGTGGATTACCTTATCAAGTTTCAATAAGAGAAGGTTTGCTATCTCGCTCTCAGTTAGAGGATGAAATGAGTGAAGCTGACTATAATGAGCTTGTTCAACAAATGGAAATGGAATGTTTGTGGTTTGGTGACACGGATGGTAGTTTATTCAAATTTGATGAACTTACAGCACGTAGACGGTTGAGAAAAGCATTTCCACCATTAAGTTTCTGTAATGACAAGATAACAATTCCGAAGTTGACTGCTACAGGTAAAAGAATTTTATCCATTGACGTTGCTCTTATGAAATCTACAAAAAAGAAAAAGAATGATGCTTCGGCTATTTACATTAATGATTTAATTCAAGTAAATGATACAGCTTACCAGTCAAATTTTGTTTATGGTGAAACTTTTGAAGGTTTAAAAACAGATGAGTTAGGAATGATTGTTATGAAGTATTTTTATGAATATCAATGTACAGATTTAGTTTTAGATACTAACGGTATCGGCTTGGGTGTATATGATTTCATAACAAAGGATCAAATTTGCCAAGAAAACGGCAAAAGATATAAAGCCATGACATGTATAAATGATAAGGATATGGCTGAACGATGTAAGGTTCGTGATGCAAATAAAGTTGTTTGGTCTGTAAAGGCTAATGCTAATTTTAACAATGAAATATGTGTATTACTTAGAAACGGAATACAAAATGGAAAAATCAATTTTCTTATTCCTGAACAAGATGCTGATAGTTCATTAAAAGAAACTTATAAAGGATATTTTAAGATGTCTCCAACAGAACAGGCTAAATTGAAAATGTCATACATACAAACAACTTTTGCTGTTTATGAATTAATAAAATTAGATCATGAAGTTAAAAATGGAAATATTAAGGTAAAAGAGGTTGAAGGTATGCGTAAAGATAGATATTCTTCCATCGCCTATTCTTACTGGTGTGCTTGTCAGTTAGAACTTAAATTGAAACCCCAAACACAAAATACACAATCTTTAATTAATAAACTCCCTATCCGTCAACCATCACACTCATCTTCATTTTCAAAACGATTCTAATTAAATCACAAAAATTCACACATAAAAATTAAATAAAAAATCTCAAAGAAAAGGAGGTGTTTACTACATAAATGGCACGACCAAAAAAAGAGATGTCAGAAACATCTCCTAAAACAACTACTAAGCGACAACCTACGGCTGCTGAACGAAAGCAGTATATGGAAAAGCTTGAAGCACAGAAACAAAAATTTGCCGAAAGCAAACAGGCATTTAAGCAAGTTCGTGATGTAACCAAAACAGTTCGACAGACAACTATTAGTTCTTATAGTAAAGATGATGTCATCAGATATTTACAGAACATAGACAGCTATGAATCTGAATTACGTGGATTATCACGTTATCTCTTCTATCGTTCTCAGGTATATTTCAGATTGATTATGTATAACGCTACAATGTTTGATTTGAATTCAAGATATGTTGTTCCTACATATAATCCCATTGAAGATAATGATAAAGAAGCAATCCTAAAAGATTATTATGAAACATTACAGGTCTTAGACAGGATGGATTTACAGAACAGCCTACTTCCTATGTTAATCAATAATTTTATCGAAGATGTTTATTATGGTTGTTGTTGGATAGATGAGACAGGTATTTTCATATTAAAAATACCACCTGAATATTGTAGGATTTCAGGAAAATATTTCACAGGTGATTTTTCATTCAGCGTGGATATGAGTAATTATAAAAAATTTGAAGATATCCTTGATTTTCTTGGAGAACCATTAAGTTCAATGTATAAAGCTTATGGTGGAGATAGTAAAAACAAATGGCAACCTATGCCAGATGAATATGCTTTGTGTACAAAGTCAAGAATGGAGTCTTGGGAAACAATTGTACCAATTTACAGTGGACTATTCATCGACTTAATTGGGTTGCTTAATTTAGCTGATGTACAAGCTGTAGCAGATGAACAACAGATTTATAAATTGATTACTGCTACTATTCCAACATTATCAGGTGCAACAGATCCCGATGCATGGTCAGTTAATATTGACTTAGCTGTGGATTATTACAACAAGATGGTTGAAAGTTTACCTGATTATGTAGGTGCTGCAATTACCCCTATCCCACTTGGTACTATTTCATTCTCTGATGACCAATCTACTGACACAACAAAAGTTCAAAAGGCAACAAAGGAAGTTTTAAATACTTCTGGTGGCGCACAGATTTTGAACTCTTCTACTATTAGTGGAGCTGAAGCATTTCGTTCAGCGACTCGTGCTGATACAGAATTTGCAATTTCAGCATTACTTGGTCAGATTCAAGGTTGGACAAATCGTATGCTTGGCTATCAAGTTTCTAATCCTGCCAAAGTAAAATTCTTTGAAGTATCAGCATATACCAAAGACGCATTTAAGGAATCATTACAAAAAGATTTACAGTATGATGCAACAAAGATTCTTGCAATCAATGCACTTAATGGTATTAGTGAATTAGATACATTATCACTCGCATTCTTAGGTAATGACATTCTTGATTTACCAAATAGATTTAAGATTCTTACTTCTGCTAATACAGTTTCAAATAGCTCTGATGGAACAAAACCAGAGGTTTCTGATACACAGATTTCAGATGAGGGAAGTGAAACTCGTGACCAGAATAAGAACGATAATTAGGAGATAAAAGGATGGAACAGAATTTTATAAAAACTACAGATGTCTCTACTGCCGAGAAATTATCCTCTCTTGGTTTTCAGAGAATAGATATTGCGAATGGTATTTATACCTTTTTGAATTCTGGAAAAATTCAGTTTTCAAATGATGATATAGATAAAAGAAAAATTCAGTATAGCAATATGCTGAGTATTTAGCACTCTCCTATCTGAGTGCTCATGAATAATTCAGAAAGGAGGAAATAATGCAAAAGAAATATTTTACAATTGAAGATTTAATTAGTTTCTGTAAGCATAAGAAAATGTATAATTTTTCTTCAAAAGAATCTGGCAAACCACTTTATGTACAGGCGGTTCAAGATTTTTCTTCTGCTGACATAGAAAAAGCCGAAGATAATAAATTATATGCTAAAGTGCGTGTTTGTCACACATTACTTAATCGTAATGGTAGTTACATATCTGAAGATTCTATGAAGGCTGCAATGCCAAGTCTAAAATATTCTCCGCTACTTGCGAACATTCATCAATTGGATGATGGCTCTTGGGATTTCCACTCTCACGATTATCATATAGAAACAGATGAAGATGGTAATGAAATAACCGTATATGATGAAAAACAGGTTGGTACTTTTACAGCAGACGAACCTTATCTCGAATATGACAAAGATATGGATAAAACATATGTCGTTGCTCGTGTGGCAATTCCTGAATCATATACTCGTTGTGCAGACATCATTCGTGAAAAAAATGGAACAAAGGTGAGCTGTGAGCTGATTGTATACGAGTGTTCATACAATGCAAAAGAAAAGTATCTACAATTAGATGATTTTGAATTTGCAGGATGTACTTGCTTGGGATCTGAGAAAGATGGAACACCTATTGGTGAGGGAATGCTTGGAAGCAAAATTACGCTCGAAGATTTCAGTGAAGAAAATAACAGTCTAATTAAATTTAATGAAAAAATGGTTGAATTACAGGCACGACTTGAAAAATTAGAGACTGCTTGTTTTGACAATAAAAACAATTCTAAGGAAGGAGGAAACAACGTCAATATGAATAAATTTGAAGAGTTATGTCAGAAGTATGGAAAAACAGTTGATGATATTACATTCGATTATGAAAATATGTCAGACGAAGAATTAGTTGAAGCATTTGCAAAAGCATTTGATGATACTGATACTACTGATGGCACTACAGATAATACTTCAACGGAAGATACTCCTTCTACAGACGAGGGTGTAGAACCAACTAATGATGAACCAACCGAATCTACTAAAGATGATAGCAAGGAGGATTCAACTACAGATGAATCAACTACTACTCCATCAGATGATGATGAAGTCAAGAAGAAAGTAGATAATTCTGTATCTAATAATACTGTTGAGTATTCATTTGTGAAAGATGGAGAAATCAAAAAGTTTGCTGTATCTTTACAGGATAAAATCTATGCTATCCAGGATTTAGTAAACGCTACATATGCTGAGACAGATAATACATATTATGGTGTCACTGTTTATGATGATTATGTAATCATGTGTGATTGGTGGTCTGGAAGATATTATAAGCAGACTTATGATTCTAAGGATGACAACTATTCTCTTACTGGTGACAGAGTTGAAGTATATATTGAGTTTGTTACTGCTGATGAACAGAAAGAACTTGATGATATGCGTTCAAATTATGCTGAATTAAAAGCATTTAAGGAAACTGTAGAAAAGAATGAACTTCATGAAAAGCGTGAAGAAATTCTTGCAGATAAGAGATACGAATCTATTTCTACAAAAGATAAAGAAGAAAATTTTGTAAACAAAGATTTTGCCGAGCTTTATAAGAATATGGATAACTACTCTCTTGCTGAACTGGAAACACAGGTTAAAGTGATTCATTCTGATTTTATTGCAGAACATTCAACTTTTTCTGCATCGACAGAGGAGAAGAAATCAACTTCTAAGAAACAGTTCGCTAACCCATCTAAAGTTGTTAAATCAAGTAGATATGGAAAATTGTTTCAGAACAAATAAATAGAAAATTAAATAATCACTTTTTGTTAGGTCGCTTTTATAAAGCGGTCTTTTTTATTTTATCAAATTTAAGGAGGAAAAAATAATGGCTTTACGTTATTCAATTGAACAGCATCATGTTTGCTTCCCTACTAAAGTCCTTTCTGAGCGTGTAGGTAGAACATTAAACATGGTAATTAAGACAGATACAGACAACGGTACTGTATGCGGAAAAGGTAAATATGTATCTTTTGATCAGTATGAGGTCGCTGACGCACCTACTACTTTTGAAGGGGAAATTCTTGAGCAGGCTGCTGATGGAAACTGGTATGTGGAGGTTAAGAAGATTGATCCTAATGCACCAGCGATTTTAATTTATGAAGTTCCTACTATTGCAGAAAACTATAACTCTAAGTTTACAGCTACTTCTAACTTCTTTAACGAAGCAAGTGCAAGTAGAACAAAGACTGTTAGAGGTTTTGTTCTCGGTGTAACAGATGTATATGAGCTTAGTGCAGATGCTTTTGATGGTACACCTGTTGCAGGTAAGAAGGTAACTATCGAAGCTGGTAGCCAGAAACACAAGGTAGCTACTGCGTAAGAAAGGAGGATAAAATATAATGAGTAGAATGAATTTTACCGCACATGTAATGAATGTGTTTAAAGAAATGGAAACATCTTATGATGAAATTAAGAACCTTATGTTTGATTTATATAAGGGAGAACTTGATGAGGGTATTTCTAAGAAGGATGCCGAGGATAAGCTTCGTGAAATGTCTCTTAAAATCTTTGGTTTAACAAAGAATGCTAAGAAGAGAGAGCGTATTCGTGCTTACGAAGAGTTTGGTAGACAGTTCTTTAATGTTATTGAGGAGGTAACAGACTGGACAGTATCTACAGGTCTTAAAGAGAACGAATGGTTCAATGAGCTTGTAAACTATAGAAATCTTAATGATGGTGATGAGAACTTATTTAAGAACGAACATGAGGAAGTAATTCTTTCTGTTGCAAGAATGGGTAAGAGACACCATGATACAATGCTCCAGAGATTACCAGAAGGTGAAACATACTCTGTTGAGACTGATCTTTATGGTGCTGCTGTTGGTGCTGATATTGATAAGTATTTAATTGGACAGGAAGATTGGACAAAACTTATTGATGCTATCACAAAGGCATTCGTTGTTATGGTTCAGGATCTTATCTTCGCAGAAGTTCTTAATGCTCCAAAGAAGCTTCCTGTACAGACAGGTTTCGTTGAGACTGGTGCTTTAAATACACAGAACAGAGGCAAGTTCAACAAGGTACTTCAGAATGTATCTGTTGCAAATGACAATGCGGAAGTTGTAATTATGGGTACTATGGTAGGTCTTCAGGAACTTGAAAACCTTGTAAATGTAAACTGGATTGCTGCTTCTCAGAAGGAAGCCGTTGCTTCTATGGGTAGACTTGGTAATTATGGTCGTTATCGTCTTGTTGAGATTCCACAGAGATTCGCAAGAAATGATGTAACAAAGACTATGTACGATGATGATACACTTTGGATCTTCGCTTCTGGTGATAATAAGATGGTTGATATGGTTGATGTTGGTGAAACAATCATTGATGAGATTACTGACAGAGGTGAGGCTAATAGTAATATTGCGGATCTTATGAAGTACGAAGTACAGAGAGAACTTGGTGTTGCTACTCGTCTTGGTCGTTACTTTGGTCAGTGGAAGATTACTCAGGACTAATTTAATACAATACTTATGTAGGAGGGTATGAAAATACTCTCCTATTTTATATGGAAAGAAAGGAAATAAAAATGGGTTATACAAAGAAAACTGTCGCAAAAACAGAAGAAACTGTTGAAGCGAAAGTAACTGAAAAGCCAAAGAAAACTTTTACTGATTCTGACTTTATTTTATGTCGTTCAGTATGTTTTGGCGGTTTAAATATTACATGTCCATCTGGTAATACATATGAATTTAAGGATTATGGGAAGACTTGCGAAATTAACTACAGAGATTTAGTTACTTTGATTCGTAAGGGTTCTGACCATATTTTCTTGCCTAGATTTATTATTGAAGATGATGATTTGTTAGCTGATTTCCCTTCAGTTACAAAAGTATATGACAATATGTATACAGCAGAGGATTTATTAGAAATTTTAGATTTACCTAATAGCAGAATGAGAACGGAAATTGAAAAACTTCCTATCGGTGCAAAGGATGTACTTTGTCAGATGGTTGCAGGTGAAATCGCAAATGGACATCTTGATAGTATTTCAAAGGTAAGAACCTTAAGTGAGATTTTTGATTCTGATTTTGATTTGATTAGTAAGTTATTCGTTAAGTAAAGGAGGCTCACAATGACGCTTCCATACGAAACAATTTTTTCACGAACAAGAGGACGAATTTCAGATATGAAAGAACTCTCTCTTGACGAAAACGATTTGCTTGAAATTTATACAGAACGATTAAGCAATGTAATTGCTAATCCAAGAGTGCGCAGGCTATTCTCTTCTCTCACACTCGATGATGAAATTCAACAGTTGGATTTTGTACTGAATAATTCAGTAGATGAAACGGCTGATATGAATTTTGTCGTAGGAATTCTTGTACTTGGAATGACGATTGAATGGTTGCAGCCACAGGTTGATTCTATTATGCACACATCAGTAATGATAGGTGGTAAGGAAGAAAAGAAGCTACTCGACAATCATAAAAATATGATTGACCGTCTGGATTCCATGAAAACCGAATTGAATAAACGTATTCGTGATTACGGATATATGTACAATTCTTATATCAATACGGAGTCCTAATATGCAATACATATATGGTGACTTCACAGACAAGCAAATCAATAAAGCAGTTCGTGCAATGCATGGCGACATTCACAAATTACTGCTCTATAAAGACAAGACAATTGAAGAGAAAATATTTGAAGATGATGAAGCATTTCTCGTCTTCTTTGAGAATGTTATGTTTAAATTAGGCGGTACAAAAACCTTATTTAATGACAACGGACTTATGGTAACTCTTATGGCAACCTTACAAGGTGCTATGGATAATTTTAAGAGCGACCATTTTAGTTACAAAAAATTCCGTAGGGCGATTTTAGATTCTCACGGATATATAAAAGCAATGTTTGAGGAGGTGGGTTGCGATGCCGAGTCTACAAACAGCTAGGCGTGTCGCAAACGCCAAGAACAACGGTGCTAAAACGATTGGTCAGATTTATAAGGAACAGTCTGACGACATGATGAATTGGACGTGGGATAATGATAAGCAGAGTAAAAAATGCTATATCTATGATTGGAAACATGACGATTCGCCAGATATAAATGTTGGTATGACATATGAGAATACCACAAAGACACCGATTGATGCGAAGATACTTGTAAGTAAGTATGGTTCTATTGATAAGGACTCTCCTACTTTACAGTGTCAGTTCAGACCAAAACAGAAAGAATACTTTACAGAAGATGACGAGTTATTCTATATGGAAGAATATAGAAAAAAGTACCAATTAGTTGATATTTTTGTGGGGATGTTTTTGGATATTCCAGATAAAGATGGACTTTATCATAAACATTTAATCTGTATGAAAGATGTTGAACAGGACTTTCAGAAGTATTTCATTTTACCTTGCGATTATCTCTTGCAGTGGATACAAACCGAAGCAGATAAAAGATATAAGAGAAGTATGTGGTGCGTTTTAAAATCACAGTCTAGTTACAACTCAGGAATTTGGGTAGATAACGTGACCGCAAGCCAACAGAATCAGGAACTTCTGTTTATTCCAACAAATGAAATATCTGATACCATCTATTATGTTTCTGAAGATAACAATAATAACCAACGACTCATTGTAGACATTCCAAACTACTCGATTGAGAATTGGACACCTAATACATGGGTGGTAAGTAAGGTTGAACGAGTTAATGTCCGAGGAAGGACAAAGCTTACTCTATATCAGAAACCATTCAATAGCAATACTGATTATATCGAGAAAGATGAAAATGGTATTATCACAGGTCTTTGGGCTAACTATTTTGGTGGTACTGCCCCAACAGATCCGTCTACTCCAACCACTCCCCCATCTTCTATCACAGCAAGAATCTCAGCATCCACTTCAACTATTAAAGTTGGTGGCTCTTACAAAAATCTTACAGTAAATCTATTCAATGATTCCAATGAAGATATTACAACTGAATATGCTGATGCAACCTTTACATGGACTTGCTCTATTGACGATGAAGATTGGACTGATAAAGTAACATGGCGAGCTGGTACAGAGTACAACCAAAAGAAAGTAAAGTTTCCTAATGACACTTCCGTTATCGGCAAAATACTGTCTATTAAGTGTGAAATTGTTAAGGATTACTTGCCGATTAAATCTGAAATTTTGCCGTTGGAATTAATCGAATAGGAGGTGTTTTATGGCAAAAAATAAAATGATAACTAAAAAAGATTTACTTACAAAACTTCGTGCTTATAAAGAATCTCCTGATGATGATGTGATTCGTATCAAAAAAAAAATTGAAAAGATTTTTCTACAGTGTCCTGAAATATTATATGCACTTAATGAAAAAAAACTTGAATCAGAACTTTTTGATGATGACGGAAATATTAATTGGGAATGGAATGAAGAATTAGGTGAATATGAACCACTTGGAGAATGGGATAATTATATTGGTAGTACAGCAAATATACGTCCATTCTTATTTATTCCTGATACTCAGACAGAAGTTAAACATTATATTTGTTATCAAGTAGGAACTGATGAAAATGTCAGATATAATCCTACTGAAAAACTTCTTAATATCACATTTACCATTTTTGTACATGGAAATGATAGAGTTGATAAATTAACTGGTATACCAAGACATGATTTATTAGCTGCGCTTATTAGGGAGAATTTTGCATGGACTGGTTTTGAAATTGAAAAACCTACACCAATATGTAATAAAGAATCTACAACAGATAATAATTATCTTGTTCGTACATTACAGTATCAATGTGTACTTCCAAACGATCTTGTTATTTCTTCAAATGGTACTACTTCTTATAAGAATAAGAGGTGGTAATAATGGATAAAATGTTTTCTAATAATTCTTTTATTCAGCAAACTATAGAACAACAACTTTCAGATGAACAGATTCAAGAAGTTGAAGAATTAGGATTCAATCCTTTAAAAATGTATTTTGGTGAAGATTATGTAATAAATGAAAAAATTATAATTCATCAACCATCTATTCAAGACTTTATTGATTCAAATAGTGAAACTGATATTTATGGAGTAATTACACCATTTGTATCGAATACAACGGCTTATAGACTTCAACTTTGGGATATGGGCATTGATTGGAATAAAATCAGTAATCTTGAACTGTTCTCAATTCTCATAAAATCAATAGATTTCAATTATTCAAAATTAATATTTGGAGATATTGATTTTTCCACATTTAAATTATATCAAAAGCAGGTTAATAGAGATACCGCATTAACTTTATATAGTCAAGAATTAGATTTGGAAATAGACGAAGATACAAGAAATAAGATGTGTAAATATATACAGTTTATGTTTAACTCTTTCCCACCAGAAGAAGAATTCACATCTAATAAGACACTTAAACAGGATTTGATAAATAAAGATAGGCAGAAATTAATTCAAAAGAAAAAAGAAGCCTCTGAAAATAAAAATCAGCAAAGTCTTCTATCAATGATTGCTTTTTATCTTAATCATCCTGGTTGTCATTACAAAAAAAATGAATTACGTGAAGTCGGATATTTTGAATTTATGTATAACATTCAGCGACTTCAAATTTATGAATCAACTCGTGCCCTATTTGGTGGAATGTATAGTGGTATGTGTGATTTAAGTAAAGTGGATAAAAACGAATTTAATTTCATGCGTGATGTAAAAATCACAGCATGATTTTTTATTTTATAAAAACAATTTTAAGGAGGAATAAAAATATGGCTTTTAGATTAGGCGATAAACTTTATAAAGAAATTCTTTATGGCTATGCAGAAGATTTAACTACAACAAATCCTTTATATGTACTTACTCAGTTATCAGATGGTAGTGTCGAAGTAACTGCTGAATCTACAGAAGTAAAAGATAAGAATGGTAATTTAGTTAAGAAAATCTGGAAATCAAAGGCTGGTACATTTTCTGCTAAAAATGCATTCGTTAATACAAACATTATAGCTGCTTCAGCAGGAACAACACCTATTTTTGCTTCTAATGGCAATAAGGTAACAATGCCAAAGATGTTCCATGTTAAGAAAGGTACTGATGTTACAATCAAAGATTATGTTGCAGGTAGCGTAAAAGTTGCTCAGTATTTTGGTGATGGTTCTATTGGAAAAACATATACATTGGGTGAAGCGGCAGATACAGAAAAGTTTGCAATAGAGTCTACTTCTGGGAAACTCTCTCTTCCTACAGATGCAGAAGCCGATATGTTCTTTATTAAGTATCTTAGAGAATCTGAAACAGGTGCTATGATTCAGAATAAGGCTGATGAGTTCCCAAATTCTGTAAAATTCATTATTAAGGCTACATATTACAATCCATGCAAGAAGAATGAATTAAAGGCAGATTATATTGAGTTCCCATCATTCCAGGTGTCTCCTGAAACAACAGTTCCAATTAATGCAGATTCTGCCGAAATGGATTTTAAGGGAGATCTTGAGATTGATTACTGTGGAACAGATAAGGTACTTTATAACATTTATGATGCTGATGAAGTTGATGCAGAATAATTTTTAGAGGGTGGATTATTACCACTCTCTTTATTTATGCAAAGGAGTGAGAACTTAAAATGGCAAATAATAGAATTTGTCTTACTTGTGGTAAACCTTATGAGTATTGCGGTTCTTGTCCAAGCAGTTTGAATCTCCCTGTATGGAAAAATATTTTTGATACAGAAAATTGTAAAACTGTGTTTGAGACAGTTAGTGACTATGCTCAAAATGCAATTACTAAAGAATCAGCAAAAGTAAGATTATCAAAATGTGATGTTTCTGGTGTTTTTAAGGACAATATAAAAAAACTTATTGAAGATATTAATAAGGAAGATATTAAAAACACAGATACCAAAGACAACGAGTTTAAAATAAAAAGTGGAAATAAAAAGAAACCTATTTCTACAATAAATGATTGATATATGAGAGTGTGAATTTTAGGGAATACATTTTCATATGTTGTGAATTTTGTATTCCCTATTTTTTACGCTTATGGAATGAAAGGAAATTATGAAATTTGACAAAGAATATTCGACTTCCTATGTAGAAGAAATGAAATTTCTTCGTGATAAGGGGATTCGTTATACATGGGTATACATGAACGAAGATAAAATTTCAGTATGGAAGTATAAAAAAGAAAAACGATTATGGGATGCTTTATCTGAAATGTATTCTAAATATAACTTAGATTAGGTGGTGATTGAATGTACTTAGACAATGCTTCGACCACTCCATTAAAATCGGAAGTTAAGGATTATATTATATCTCTTTTGGACACATACCAGAATCCATCGTCAATGTATCAGTCTGGTGTTAATGCGAAACAAATAATTACCACAGCACGAAATAATGTCGCCAAATTCATTAGTACAGATCCTAAAGACATTATCTTCACATCTGGCGGTTCAGCCAACAATACGCTTTTTATTAAAGGTTATACTCAGAGAAATGAATGTAGAGTGTTATACTCTCCTACTTCTCATAAATCGGTGTTGAAATGTATAGAATCACTCAAATATAAGTGTCCACTCAAAGTTGATCACACGGGAAGAATAGATATTCAAGATCTTAAGGAGTGTCTATCATCTGATACAATGAAGAAGCTTGTAGTCATAGAATATGCTAATTCTGAGATAGGAACTATTCAAGACGTGAAACAGATTATTGAAATGTGTCATTTTTATAACGCAATAATCTATGTAGATTGTACAGGCTCTATTAGTCAAATCCCTGTAAATATAAGAACTTTAGATGTTGATGGTATAGGATTCTCAGCACATAAACTTGGAGCATTAAAAGGTACTGGTGTTTTATACAAAAAGTCATTTATTGAACTTGAACCTCTTATATATGGTTCTCAGGAACAAGGCTTATTTGGTGGTACTGAAAATGTAATAGGTATAGCTGCACTTGGTAAGGCAGTTGAGAATTATGATTGCTCTTCTATTACATCTAATAATCGTGATTATATCTATAGTTACATTAAAAATAATATTCTAGATTCATATTTGGTTGGAGCTGATTTGAAGCATAGATTACCACATAATCTATACATATGTTTTAAAGGAATACAGGGTGAATCATTAATGACATTACTTGATATGAACGGATATCAGGTGTCAACAGGAAGTGCTTGTACAAGTGGTGATTTAACACTATCTTCTACTCTATTGGCTATCAAAATGAACAAAGAAGATATAAATAGTTGTATAAGAATTACAAGTGGTAAAGAAGAGATTACTGAACTGAATACGTTTTGTAAAACATTAAAGAGATGTGTAGAAACATTAAGACAATTGAATACAGTATAATATAAGGAGGATTAAAATTATGACAGATTTATCATTTTTAACAAATTTTGCAGTACCGATTATTGTTGGTATTTGCCTATGTATAGGTTATGTATTAAAAAATATTGTTACAACAGATGCAGTTAATAAGTATATTCCTGCAATCATGGGTGTATTGGGTGTGGTACTTAACGTATGGATGAATATGGCTTTTACACCTGAAATATTACTTGGTGGTCTTGTCTCTGGTCTTGCTTCTACAGGTTTATATGAAGCATTTAAGAATTTTTTGAAGAAGTAAGAAGGGATGGTACATATGAGTGGGATCTATAGAAAAACTTACACAAATTGATTATTTATTAGTCATTCTTGGGTTCTTTGCCATCTTATTTGCAGCCAAGGAAATTATCGAAATATTTAGTTATTTTAAGAAGAAACTTAGATTGAAAACAGGTATTGACGAAGATAAAGAGACAATAGAAAACCGTATTAAAACGCTTGAAAAACACGATAATTGGCAGTATCAGGAAATTTTAAAGATTTCTAATGGCATTGACGATATTAAAGACAACCTTACTAAAAGGGAAATTAAGGATAAAGCAAAAACAGTTGCTACTCTTCGAGGACAATTGTACGGATTACATGAAAAATTTGTAACCAAAGAGTATATTGATAAATCAGGGTTAAAAACATTTATTGAACTTGGAAAGATCTATGAAGCTGCTGGAGGCGATGATATTTATCACGACAAATTATATCCTGAAGTAATGGCTTTGCCAATTAAAGAAGATTAAATTTCTACCACAGTAAAAATTTACCATGATAAAATTTGTATAAACAAAATATACATATACATATTAACATTATGGACAACAAATTATGGTATTATCGAAATAAAAAGGGGTTAACATTACAGGAATTATCAAGACTTAGCGGAATATCAGTTGCAGCTCTAAATAAAATAGAGAATGGAAACACAAAGGATATACTTCTTAACAATGCTATTACTCTTTCTCATATTCTTAATGTTGATATATATGAATTGTTTTGTATTAAACATTGAGAAAGGAAGAATGAGTATGGGAAAAATGTTTTATAACTTAATATGTGAAGAACTATGTATAACAGGTGGTAAGGTTATATATATTGATACCAATGTTGGAAGTCTTGAAGAAGTACATAAGATAGTAACTGATAATGCTGATAAATACCCAAACGGAAAATGGGAATTATACCCTATGCAATTAGCGGTATAAAAACAATTAAATATAAAAACTTTATGAGAACGAGTCCAATTCAGACTCGTTCTTTTATTTTGTCTAAAAATAAAGGAGGAACTTATGGCTTATAGAATTATAGATGTGTCAAGCAATAATGGACAGCTTGATTGGGATACAATTAAGTCAAGTATTGATGGTGTAATCATTAGAATTGGCTATGGCTCAGATATAGAAAGTCAAGACGATTCACAGGCTATTAGAAATATGCAGGAATGTGAAAGACTTGGCATCCCTTATGGTGTGTACATATATTCTTATTGTCTTAATATAGAAGAAGTAAGAAGTGAAGCTGCACATATATTAAGAATGATTCAGGGATTTAATCCTGTTCTTGGTGTGTGGTTTGATATGGAAGATGCTGACGGATATAAAAGAAATCATGGACTTGTTCCCGAACAGAACGGTGAACTTCTTACAGACTTTTGTATAGAATTTATGCAGATTGTCAAAGACGCAGGATATACAACGGGTGTTTACGCAAATTATAGTTATTTTACTAATGTATTAAACGATGGTAGATTAATGTCCTTTGAAGGATTTAACAGATGGCTTGCACATTGGGGAATAGATGAACCTTCGATGGATTGTCTGTTGTGGCAGTGTACATCAGATGCTGTTATTGATGGATCTTCGGCAAGAACAGATTTTAACTATTATTATGGAGAGTTACCTAATGTTGAACCAGTTATTCCATCTGAACCAATCGAAGACAACTCTGAATCAGATGATATTAAAACAAAATATCATGTAGGAGATTATGTGTCATATCATACAATTTATGCGTCTTCTACTTCCGAAAATGGATTAACACCTTCAATTACGGGGGGTACAATTACTAATATCATTGCATCTGCAAGAAATCCATATCTTATTAACGATGGTACAGGCTGGATTAATGATGATTGTATTGTTGAAAATAATGAAAATACTTCTGAACCAGAATCTTCTGATGAGGAAGAATCTACAGGTCTTACTCATTCTGTTGGCGAATATGTCACATATTCAGCACTCTTTGCTTCTTCAACTTCCGAAGAACCACTTAACCCACTTTATACAGATGGAACTATTACAGCTATCGCTGAAGGTGCGAGAAATCCATATCTCATCGAGAATGGCAGAGGTTGGGTAAATGATTCTGTTATTAATGGCAGTTCTGCACCAGAAAATACTTACGAAGAACCATCTTATGATACATATGAAGTTGAAAGCGGAGATTGTCTTTCAGCCATTGGTGATAAGCTTGATGTAGATTGGTATTCTATTGCAGAAGCTAATGGTATAGGAGAACCATATACTATTTATCCAAGTCAGTCTCTTATTATACCTAGATAGTATATTAATAATAAAGAAAGTGTGGTTTCATAGTAATTTTTGAAGCCACACTTATTTTTCAAAAAATTATAAATACACATTCAAAATGTCTTTACTACTATCTAGCCATGTAGTAAGGGCATTTTATTTATATGGAGAGTGTGTGGCTAGACCACTCTCCTGCCCCCTTAATCAAGAAAGGAATGAAAGATATAGAAATTATTGATTTGATTTTAAACCAAGATGTATTGGAGAAATATAATAAATATTATTTCAAACAACATCCTAAAGCAAGGAAAATTCCTATTGAAAGACCAATGCACCCCTCGATCAACACATGGATGATATTACCAAGAATACAGATGAATCAACTTAAACAAAAATGGAAAGATTTTATTGTTTTTTGGATAAAGGACTTAGGTTTACAAGATAAACACTTAGAGTCTTTTGAGATGATATTTACCACTTATATGCCGACAAAAAGGCGTGTGGATTGTGATAACACAGTTCCTAAATTTATCCTAGATGGATTTAGTGAATCAGGTTTTATTATTGATGACGATGGGAAGCATTTACATTCTCTTACATTAAAAACAGGATATGATAAGGATAATCCAAGAACGGAAATAAAAATTATAGTGAAATAAAGGAGAATATTAAGATATGAACAAAACATTAAAGGTATATCAGATAATTAATGTCAATGCAAGAATTAAAAATGTAATTGAAGGTGACTCAGCAATTAATGCTGCATTTAAGTTTAAACTACTCAGATTATATTCAGAAATTCAGGGAGTTGTAAAGGATTTTGAAATGACCAAAGACTCTCTTGTTAATAAGTATGGTAAAGATGTTGTTGACGAAAAGGGGGAAGTTGTTCCAAATCAGAAGAGAATTAGTCCTGAAGATGAAAATTGGAAAGAATTTATTAAGGAAATTAATGCAGTAAGTGATTCTGATGTAGATGTTAATTTCACACCTATCAGTGCGGAAGAATTGTTTAGTATGGGGTTAGATACTGATGCTTGTGCTGATTTAATACCTATTGTAGAAGAATAAAATTATAAAGGAGATAAAAGGAATTATGAATAAGATAACAGTTAAAGAATTTGTTGAGGGATATAATAAGTGTGTAGATTCATTAAAGAATAGATATATACAGGAAAAGTTAAGCATTATATCTTACTTACCTGTAAATATTAAAGATGCTATTGCAATAATCATTACAGATAGAACTATGTTTGAACAGAAAAAATATACTGACGAAAATGGTGAAATAAAATTTCGTAAGACTGATAATGTACATGTTAATTCATTTATTCAGTATATGTTATTTGTTAGAGAAGTTATTGAAAAGTATACAAATCTTGTTTGGAGTAATGACGGTAATTATACAGCGGATTATGATTTATTAAAATCTTCTGGACTTCTTGATAAATTAATGATTGGAGAAATTGTGAATGGAAAAGAAATTCCACCACTTATTCCAGCAAGTGAAATATCTGAAATAAGAACTCTTATTGATATGCATAAATCTGATATTATGCAAAATGTATATGAACCACACGCATATATTAGTCGTCAGGTTGAAAGGTTTGGGACACTTGCAAATATAACCATAGAACCACTTATAAAGCTTATTGAACAGAAGATACAGGGAATTCCACAGGAAGATATTACTAAGGTCGTTGAGCTTGTAAGAACTGGTGATTTTAAGGAAGTAGAATAAAAAAGCAGTACTATATTTTACATATAATACTGCTTAAATGTCCTTAATTGAGTGAAGATATATGTCGGAAATTCAATTAAGGACTGACAATTATTTTCACTTGTTAAATATATCATTACAATTAAATATTGTCAATATTTTAGGCTCTATGCGTGTCACAGCGTATAGAGCTTTTCTTATGGAGAGTGGTAATACTGCTCTCCTATTTTAGTGTAAAAATAGTGAAATTATAGTGAATATTTTGGAGGTGATGATAGATGGGTTCATTTAGACTAGATCAGAATTTTATAAATAAGATAGAAAAACAATGTCAAGAAAAAGCAAAAAATTTAGCACATGAGGCTTCTGAAAAATTAACAAATCATTATATTACATTGCTTGATTGGTATTATGCCGATTATCAACCAAAACTGAATAAATACGATGAACCATATTATATTCGTACCTTCAATTTATATAAATCAGCTCACAAATATTATAAAAATGGAACTGATAGATTTTATGGTGGTGTTCGTATTGATGGTTCTACTATGAAAGATTATTCAGGAATTAGAAATGCTTCAATATCTGGACAGGATTTATTGAGTACATATATCTATAATCCATCTGGTACATGGCATGGTGGTGATTGGTATGGTGGTTATGGAGTTACGGCGAGTTTTAACATTTATAACGAAATGCAAAAATATAAAAATAAATTAATAAAAGACATGCAGAATAGATGCAAAATCTAATAAGGAGGAATAAAATGGCAAAAGATGGTATAGTAAGTATTGCTATTGATTATAAAAACGAGCTTAATCAAATGATTCGTGATTATGAATCTGCTTTAACTAAGATGGCTTCAAATGATAAGTTATCAAAAGGAATGAAAGCACAATTTGATAATACAATTGCTGAGTTAAAGCGTTTTAAGGCAGATATGGAAAAATCTTTTTCTGATTTAAGTATCGGAAAAGTGGATAAAAACAGTTTTAAAGCTTTTAAACAAACTGTTAATAAGAATTTTGAATCTGTTCGTGCAGAAATTGATAGATTAGATTTAGCTGTTTCAACTATAAATTCACAGATAAAAATACTTGGAAATGGTGTTGATATAAGTAAGATAAGTAGTCAATTTAAAGATTTTCAAGATTATGTACAGAATACAAATAATGCTATTGATACAATGATTAAAAAACTTGATGGTCAAGGCATTTCATTAATATCATTTGATGATAGCGCAATAAATCAAGCAAAGTCTCAGATAAAAGAAATTAATAAATTACTTAAAAGTACAGATGAGTTCAGCGATGCAAAAGGCTCAAAATATGAATTATTTGATACAGAACAAGCTCAAGCAGAACTAGATGTTCTTGCCAAAGATTTAAAAAATACTCTTGAATTAATTGAAAAATCTGAATCGGAACTTTCAAATTTTGATAAAAATAGCATCGGTTTTGAAAAAACTATTAACCAAATCAATATATTGAAATTAAAAGCTGCCGATTTACACGATTCTATTCAACAGTTAATAGATATTCCCGATAAAACAGGAGAATATACATTTGGTGATTCAATACTTATTTCTGATGACAATGTTGATAAAAAAGTATCTGAATATGAAAAAATTGTAAAAGGAACTTTAGATGAAATTCGTGAATCTGCCATCAAAACTCGTGAAGAGTTAGATAAAATCGTAACACCTACCTCTTCCAAAACAGCTTCTGCAAAAATATCAGATAAACTCAACCCAAATTCAGCAGAATTAGTAACTGGTGTAACAATTGAAACCACTTCATCTGAATTATGGAAAAAGTTATCTCCTATTATTGAAGATTTACAAAATATCCTTAATAAAAATCCCGTTGTTGCTCCTGTAAAACTTGTAGTAGCACCAAATGCAGTATCTTCTGAAAAAAATGGTGAAGTTGGCACTATTAGCAAATCTTATTCGAAGAAGTATCAAAGAGAATTAGCAAAAACTGGTGAAGATGCAGTTATTGATTTAGAGGGTGTTTATAAGAAAACATTTACTTCTATAATGGATGAAGCTGTTTCTTATTCTAAGGAAACAATTTCTAAAATTCAAAATATCTTTGAATCTTCTCCTATTAAATTACATTTTGATTTTAATGAAGAAGAATTTAAGAAAATATCAGATACACTTCTCTCTTCTGATTCTGATAAAAAGATTGACATTACAGATCAGATTGCAGAATCAAAAAAGGAGGTTAATGAACTTGCTGAAAAACTTGCCGAAGTTAATGAATTATTAAATTCAGCAGATTCAAAGGATTTTAGTTTTAAAGGGTTTGATAAATTCGCAGAAGAAATTTCAAAAAGCCTTGGTCAATTAGTCGAATTACAGTCAATGTTAAAGACATTACAGAATATAGAATCTACTCTCGCTAGAGCATCAGGTGTAAGTAGTGTCACTGATATTGAAACACAGTGGCAGAATGTATCTAAGTTAATTGAGAATTCTATTAAGTTAGATGGTACTTTTAGAAAAAATGCAAATGTAGATAAACTTGCTTCAGAATATAACAAGTATCTCAATATGGGTGGTACTAATGAGTTATCATTTATTGGAAAGGTTGGGAAACTTGAAAATAGCAAGAATATTATGGAAGCTATTCTTTCAAAAGCTAAAGAGCTAAATTCTCAAAAAGTAGATACATCTTCTGTAGATAAAGCAGATGATGAATTGAAATCAGTATCTTCTACTCTCGATGACGTTATCTCTCGTCTTGACCATATGATAAATTTGACAAGAGATATTGGTAATACATTTTATAAAATGTTCAAAGACACTTCTGTTAGTGATATAGATAAACAGTGGTCTTCTATCGAATCTAAGTTCAAATCTATTGCTGATGAATCTGGCAAAATAAATCTCTCTAAACAGAAAAAAGATATTCAAGAATTAGTTGAAATGTACCAAAAGTATGCAAATACTGGTGGTATGAAAACTCCTTTTGATTTAACAGATAATGCAGAAACCATTAAAAAAATAAATAAAGTCTATGAACAGATGAATTCAAAAAAAAATAGAACTTCTGTTACGAATGAGTCAAAGAATTTCATTAAAGTAGAGGATTCTGTTAATAGTCTCACTTCTGCTATTAATACAAAGACTGAAGCTATTAAAACAGAAGCTAATACAATGGAATTAGCTGCAAGAGCTGAAGTCAAATCTATTCAGAAGATTATTGATGCATTAAATCCATTAATTGAGAGAATAGAAAGTATTCCTGAATTAAAGATACCAAAAGAAGATACTATTCTTCCACATAAGGAATCGAATATTTCATCGGCTTCCAATCCAAGGAAAGACGCATTTCCCTCTAATGAAGAAGTAAAACAGAAAGAAAAGTTAGCTGAAGCAACTAGAAAACTTCGTCAAGAAGAAAAACAGTCAAGTCAAGATTCTGTTAATTCTGCGTTAAAAGATCAAGTTTCTGCATGGAAACAGATTCAATCTATTCGTGAAAAAATAGCAAAGGTTGATAATCCAGATGTTATTAACCAACTTCAAGAAACTAAAAGATATTACCAGCAACAGTATTTAGATGCAACTAAAATTCTAAAATCTAATCAAGATTTATACGATGCACAAGGACAGTTAAATAGGCTTAAACAAATTGAGTTAGAAACAACTGCAAAAATTAGTCAATATCAAAGTAAAAATACTGAAAGTGTTTCAAAGTATAATCAATCTCTTAAAGATAATGCAACTCAAAAATTATCTAATTATAATAACACTTCTAAATATACTCCTGAATTTATTGAACGAGTTAATTCAAAAATCTCTGAAATTGGACAACTTGATATTACGAAACCAGAAGATGTTGCTAGATTAAAAACAATTGACAGTGAAGTTCAGAAAATTGTCGATGATTCAAAGTTATTAGAGAATAAACTTGTTAAACAAGATTCTAAGATTGCTGACATTATATCACAGATGAAGATTTTTAGGTCACAAAATACTAATATGTCTTCATCACAAAAACAAGCATTAGATGATGTAATTAATTATGCCGAAAAACTTGCAAATACTGGTAAGGTAACTGCCCAACAAATAGAAAAGATAAAAATATCATTTTCTGGATTAAAAGCTGTAGTTGCATCAAGTGGTAATATGGGTAAAAACTTCTTTAGTCAAATCGGTAATCGTCTTACTGATATGAACAGCAAATTTGTTGCTCAGTTTTTGAGTTGGCAAGATTGGATAAGATATATTCAGCAAGGCGTAAATACTATTCGTGAACTTGATACAGCGATGACTGAAGTTAAAAAAGTATCGGATGCAACAGAAACACAATATTCATCATTTAGAGACACTATTTCTTCTACTGCAAAAGAGATTGCAACAACAAATAAAGAATTGCTTAATTCTAGTGCAGATTTCTTAAGATTAGGATATAGTCTTGATCAAGCAAGCGATCTTGCTAAAAACGCCACATTATTTGTTAATGTCGGTGATGGTGTTGATATTACAGAAGCTACCGAAGACATGATTACAGCTATGAAAGCTTTTGATATCCAAGCTGAAGATAGCATTAAAATTGTTGATGATTATAACCAGATTGGCAACCAGTTTGCGCTCTCTGCTTCTGATATTGGTGAAGCAATGAAACGTTCTGCATCTGCTCTTGAAACAGGTAATAATAGTTTTGAACAAAGTATCGGTCTTATTACTGCTATGAATGAAATTGTTCAAAATAGTGAAAACACAGGTAACTCTCTTAAGGTTTTAAGCCTGCGTTTAAGAGGTGCAAAGGCAGAATTAGAGGATATGCAGGAAGACACAGATGGTCTTTGTGATTCAACCTCTAAGCTTCGTGAACAAATTAAATCTTTGACTGGTGTTGATATTATGTTAGATGACAATACATTTAAATCAACAACAGACATTATTAAAGAATTAGGTGCTGTTTGGGATAAATTATCCGATTCTTCACAAGCTGCAACTCTTGAACTTATAGCTGGAAAATCAAGGGCGAATAATGTAGCGGCGTTACTTAAAAACTATCAAAGAATTGATGAAGTTATGGAAAGCCTTGGTGATGCCGAGGGTTCAGCAATGCGTGAAAATGAAGCTATAGTTGATTCAATCGATGGACGAATTAAGAAACTATCTGCTTCTATGGAAGATTTTTGGCAAAAAGCAATAAATACAGATTTTGTAAAAAATATTGTATCATCACTTGATACCATATTAAATCTATTAACAAAAATCATTGATCAGTTCGGTTTACTTCCAACTATTATTGGTGTTGGTGGTGCTGGTACAGGTATCTTTAAGTTTATTAAGAATTTTGATTGGGTTTTAAAACCTTACACAAAAAACTCTCTCCAACAGTTTTTAGTTGGTCAATCATAGATAAGAGAATAACATAATGGCGTTGTAATCAAGTCTATGGATACATGGGATTCTTAATAAAAAACTCTGCAAACACTTTAGCGGAGTATAAACTTTACATGGAGGAATAAATGCTTGAATGCTTGGTAGCTTAACAAACTACCCACGGATCACATAACAAACCATAATCCATATAGTTATATTGGATGAGGTTGCGAAAGTAGAAAAAATTGTATATGTGGATATATGAGAATATCAAGGAGACTTGATAGGTGTCTAAGTATCATTAACAACGGGCAACGAGCAGGACGGTACTCTACATTTTATAATGTTGACCATATATAGAAATGAAAGGTCATATATAGAGAATAACTATATAAGAGAGCAATCCCCAACGACATACCCATCCTCTAAGTGAGTCATCGCCTTAAGTATGACATTCGCTTATAATGCATAGTGTACATTGCGATTTCGGAATTCAGTAATGTACTTGAGTGTGTGTTTCACTCAACTAGGAAATTCCAAAAATAATTTATAAACAGAGAATAATAAAATAGGACTGTCGTGAGACAGCCCTATCATTGAAGTAAAGGAGAATAAATATATAAATGAAGAACATTAATGATGAAGATTGATATTGATATCCTTAGAAGTCATTTCTGCTAAACTTCCAGTTTTGGAATCACTGTAGTCTTTGCAGATTTTAGCAATGTAACATTTGCCAACGATTGAAGCTATGTGGCATATTACATAACATATTCCAAGAATTATTGAACCGATTATCTCGGCATATAATATATTCAATATGTATTTTCACCTCCCTTCTTAGTAAGAATATAAATAAGTAGGGAATATTCTTTTAGCCCAGAACGGGCAGATATTTATTCCGACTGCCATAAAAATAGACATTGGGACAACCTTCGGTTATAGAGTGTTATGGCACACATCTATGTTGTTTCTCCAATGTCTATATTTTACCATTGTATTTAATTCAATACAATCCCAGAACAATAGTTCTAATTTTATAATTGTGAGTTAATATACTCTTCTCTTTCGGATTTCGTCATTGAGAAGAATTTTTCAAATTCTATATCAAGATTTTTGCATTCAATGTTGCATGTTCTGCATATACATTTTATATAATGTGTGTATGTGATTCTATGACAATTAGGACAATAATGGATTTTAAACATAATCTAACTCCTTTGTGTGGTATCTAAATCAGTCGTATTATTAAATGTTAATCATTACATATTATCCTTTTCAGTATCGAGCGTTATTTTATCATCGCTTAATGAATATTCTCTATGATAGAATTTAGTAATATCCATATCTAATGCCTCAATTACCCTACAAGCAGTTTGGAAAGTGGCTGATTCTATTTTACGCTCTCCACTTTCAAATTTTTGATATTGTTGAGGTAGAATTTTTGCTTTCTCGGCAACTTCTTGCTGAGTTAATCTAAGATTGATTCTTCTTTCTTTGAGTATGTTAGATGTTGTTAATAATTTAAAAAGTTCTGTTTTCATATTTTCCTCCTATCACATTCATTTGAGTGTATTTTACATTCAGGTGAATGTCTTGTCAAGTACGAAAATACTAAACAAATGTTCTTGTAGATATATGCCAAATATTGGTATATAATGAACAAAATAGTATATTTAATAGGAGACTATATGAACAGGGAACATTTTTATCAAAAAACATGGTTTAAAAATTTTATATTAATAATTATACCATCTTTAATATCTGTTTTTGGTGTAATTATTTCTTTTGTTCCAGAAAGTGTAAGACCTATATTAATTTTTGCAACAATCATATCTTTGGCAATATTAATTGGATTTGTAATTTATTTTGGAAATCAGGATGACGATTTACATAAAAAATTAGAAAATCAACAATTACAAAACCTGACACTTACAAATATTATTGCTCATATGGAAAATTTATATAAAACTAATACATTTGAGATTTCAAGTTTATCTAATACCTTTGAGGTATGGGCTTCAGCAATTAATTCTTTTGCTAATAATATATTTAAAACTGGAACTATTTCTAATAAAGCATGGGATAAAATAAAATATATAGATGATATTTGTGTTTGTTGTAGAAAGTTAATAGAACAATATTGTAACAATACTGATGATTCTAAAGTGTTTGTAAGTTTTGTTTCTTACACTTTGGATAAAAATGGTGAAGAATGGGTACATATGATATGTCATTCAAGTCCTATTACAATAAGACCTACAGCATATAAAAAGAAAATGAAATTATCTACATGTAAATATCATTTTGCGGATTTAATTAAAGATAGTTATTCTGGTATTGAAATTGCATTAGATAACAATGAAGTTAGAGCGTTATTTAAAAAAGTTTCCATAGAAACTGATTTATCCCAATATACTCAATACATTGCTATACCTTTATATTGTAAAAGCGGAAAATTATTGGGAATCTTTCAAATAGTTACAAAGAATGGTTATATAATTGAAGATTCAAAAGTAAAAATGGAAAAATTCATTACAGATAACATAATACCTTTATCTAATTTAATTATTCTTACTGATAAAATATATAAAGGTCTTTACATTACTCCAACAAATATTAATGAGGAGGAATAATTTATGGCTAAATATAAAAAAAAAGAAATTCAGATTATCGACATGAGCAGCCGTTTAAGGGTTAAAATTGTTGAAAGTACATACGAAGAAGAGCGTAGACACGAGGAAGAGTTTGAAGAAATGCAACTTAAAGTTGAGAAAAGAATGATTCAATATGAAAAAGATATTCGTAATCTACTCATTGAGGCTAAAACAGAAAGTTGTATAAAGGTTACACCTAAAGATACAGAAAAATATATAAAAAAATATAATGATGAATTTTCAGGCAAAAATTCTAATAACATTCAAAGAAGAATACAAATGATTCAAAAATATTTAGAAGAGCAGGACTAATCTCCTGCTCTTTTATATTACTCTTCTTTTCTATTATCTCATCAGTCTTTATCTTCAGATCCGCTACATTCGTCACTGTGTTCACAGAATTCACAATAACATTCATCTGTATAATCACCTGTTTGCCAACATAGTTCTGTTGGAGGCATATCATTGTTCATAAACTCACCACTCCTCTGCTTAAAAATATCTTAATTATACACTTGTTATTTTATCAAATTATTATATGTGAGGTGAATCAATATGAAATTATCTATAAAGATTAAAATAAATGAAATACGAGAACTGAAACCAATTGTTGAGTATATAAAGAACTTGGAGAATAATTCTCCCGAACTCAATACAGAGATAGAAATTGAGCTGGGAGAATAATTATTAGTTTTCTTTTATAACTTCAATAATTGAAATTTCTGACTTAGAGATGGTAAATGCATTAGTGTCAGAATATAAATGTAAATCATATCCAACTGAATAATGATGATTAAATATTTCTTCATTTTCAAGATTGTATTCTAATACGCCTTTATGACCATAATAGACCTTATTGATATGGTTGTATTCTTGCACTTTACCATCTTTGTTTTTAATTTTAAATGTATACATAGTATCCTCCTCTGTAATTTGATATTACTATCATACTACATTAAGGAATATTTTACCATTCGGAACATTAGTTCTTACTTAAAAATCACTCTTACAATTATTGCAGTGCCATTGTTTCTTAACCTTTTGTGAGAATATACCAAACATCGCTACCGATGTTACCTTTGATACTCCTGATATTTTCTTACAATTTGTACTATTACAATATGGACAATGAACTTTATTCAACCAATCTTGTGCTTGTGCGTTAGCTTGGGCGATTTGCTGTGGGGTAAGGTCGGGAATCGCAGGATTGTTTTCTTTAGTTCCATATTGTTTACTTAATTCACACCATAGTTGTTGAGCATCGTCATCTGAACAATTTGTTAATTCTTGAATAAACTTTATTCCTTTTAATGTTTGATTTTGAGCAATTATCACCAACATTTTTGTTGCTTCCGTGCTTTCAATTTGATTATCAAAATAATATTTTGCTTCTTCGTAATTCATAATAACCCCCTTTTTTTGTTTTTATTATATCAGACAACACATAAATACGCAATTAAAGACTGTTGGAGAGTCTGTTAGCGTTATATCAAAACTTGAAGAAGCTTTAAAAGAAATAGACAATATTGGTACTGTTGGTATGCCTAGAATGGCACAGGTAAACAGATTGTTAAAAGAAACTTTTGCTGACTGTTCCATTGAAGCTGCAAAAATGGCGATTTCGCAAAGTGCATTAAATAAAGAGCAAATAGAATTGATTTTATCCTCAAAAGGTCTTACAGGTAATATTCTTGAAACCACTACGGCTGAACTTGCCAATGCAACTGCTACTAATGCCGTAGCTGTTGCCGAAGGTACTGCTACTACTGCTACTGTTGGATTTGGTACGGCTATTAAAGGATTGGGAGCATCGTTAAAATCACTCGTTGCCGCTCATCCTGTATTACTTGCTATAACGGCTGCTATAGGTGCAATTTATGCTACCGTAAAAATCGTTGACGCTTGTACGACAAGTTTTGATGAATTAAAAGATAAAATATCCAACTTAAAACAAGATGTTTCTGATTCTGAATCAACTTTAAAAGATTATAAAACTCAGCTTGATGAGATAAATCAGAAAATAACCGAAATTAATAATCAAGATTCTTTAAGTTTTACAGACGAACAAGAATTAGAAAATCTCAAAAATCAGAAAACCGAGCTGGAAAATATGTATAATATTGAAAAAGCTCGTCATGATTTAAAACAAAAAGAATTAGAAGATACTGCTAATAAATATTTTGATAAGAAAATAACACCTTCCTTGTCTAAAGAATATAAGGATTATTCGGTTGTAGACGAAGATGGATTTGAAAAAAAACTTACAAAACTTGATATAATGAATTTAGCCAAAGAAAGAATGCTTTTAAATCAATCTAGGTTAGATACATTAAATGAAGAATATAATGATAAATCAAACCCTTCCAATAAAGAAACTAAAGAGTATGAGAAAAAGAAGGCACAACTTGAAAAAACTCGTGATGATGCAAAGACAATTGCGTTAGACATTCAAGAGGAAGCAAAAGATCAAGTTGAAGGCTTAGATTCAACTTCTGATACCTACAAAAAAGTTACAGAAGCTTCGCAGGAATTATCTGATGCGTTGGCAAGACTGAATAATGACTGGGATAGTCTATCTGATAAAGGTAAACAAGAAAATTTATTTTCTAAGATATCAAAAGATATTCAAAATAGTATATCTGATGGATTAGATGATGAATATAACAAAATATCCGATTGGGGACTTGACGAATATACAGATAAGATAAAAGATGGAAGTATTCAATCCAAATTTGGCAATGTGGATATGGATAAACGTACTATTATTCATTGGTCTGATGAACTAAAGAAAACATATGCTGACGCATTAGCAAGTTGGGATTACGATCCAGAAATAGGTTCTATTGATACAGTATTTGGCGGTTCAGAGCGTTTTGGAGAAGATTTAGATGGTAATGGTTGGGAAGTCGCCTTCACTCCTATTTTGCCAGATGGAACATTTTTATCTAAAGATACTGTTGAAGAATATATTAATTCTATCTTAACAGAAGCTTATGCTGATGATGGCAAAGTTACAGAAGATGAATTGACTGCTATTGATGCTGAAGGTCGTCAGATTGGAGATACATTTGTACAAGGTATTTTCGCTGGTATTGATGATAGTCAAGACTATGACAATAATGGTAACTGGGCAGAAGTTGTTGGTCGTCTTATGCATTTTTCTGGAAAAAATGGTGCTGTACAGATATTAAAGAATAATCAAAATTCTTCATCTGATAATATGAGTGCAATTAAAGATTATCTTTCAACCTTATCTGATGATGATTTAAACATTCTTGCTAATGTGACTTTTGATGAAGACACTACAGTCGAAAGTCTTAAAGAAGTTATTAAAGCCGCTCAAGAGGAAGCCAACAAAAGTTCAGTAGATTTATCTGTTAAAACATTTGATCCTACTTCTCTTCTTGAAGAATCAGATGATAAGACTAAGACAGCAACATTAGCAGACCTTCAGTCAGAAGCAGATTTGCTATCTTCTATTCAGAAGGAAATGTCTGAAACAGGTCGTATCGGTGTTGATTCAATGCAGAAAATTATCAAGCAGTATCCAGAAGCAAAAGACGCTTTAGGTCAGTATATGCTTGGTATTATTTCACAGGAAGAGTTGTTTGACCAGTTACAGGGTGTGTATGAGGATGATAAAAATGCTTATATTTATTCACTTGTTGAGAAGTCTAAGAATGATAGTACGTTCTATTCTAACCTTGTAAATACAAATAATGAGTTCTTTGCAGGCTTATCTGAAGCGTATAGTGAAGATTTCAGTAACTATAAAAATCTCGCACAAGCTAAACAGAAGATTGATGACCAACTTGTTAAATATCTTTCTGGTATGTGGGGTAAATTCTATCAGAAGACTATAGATACAGCAACAGGATTAATGTCTTTAAGTTCAAAAACTACTTCTATGGATGATGATATGGATTTAGGCTTATATCTGTATCAGAATGGTGCAGATGAAGAGACAAATGCAATTGCTGAAATGCAGAAAATGGTTGATGATTACAATGCTTTACAGAATATATCATTTGAGTCTGCTTTTAATGGTATTGATTTATCATGGCAAGGTTTTTCAGGTGACGATTCATCATCTTCCAACAATTCATCCTCTTCACAAACAGAACAAGATGTGGACTGGATTGAACGCTTAATCAATAAGATTTCTACAGCATATTCACGTTTAAAGAATGTTGTATCAGATACAACAACTACATGGCTCAATCGTAATAACGCATTGTCAGATTCTATGAGCACACTTGCAGATGAGATAAATGCACAGTCAGATGCTTATGAGTATTACATGAATGCTTTTAATTCTTATGGTCTTGATGCCTATTATAAGAATCAGATTGCAGATGGTTCTATAAGCATAGATGTTATTTATGATGACGACTTAAAGGACGCTATATCTGATTGTCAGGATTTCTATGATAAAGCACAGGACGCTAAGACCGCCGTTCAGGAACTTAATATTGAGTTAAAAGGACTTGCTAAGAGTAGGTTCGATAATGTAGCTTCTGAATTTGAAGAAAAGATTAATAAGATTGTTGCCGTTAGAGATTTATACAGTAAAGAAGATGAACTTATGAACGAAAAGGGTTGGTTCTCTTCTACCCTACTCAATTCAGCAATGATTGACCAGGAAAATAAGAATCTTCAAAAACTCGAAGCCGAAAGGGATGCTTTAGTCAATGCATTAAATTCTGCTGTAAATTCTGGAAGCATTATGCCTGAATCAGAGGATTGGTATTCTATGCAGTCAGCAATAGATGAAGTTTCTTCAAGTATTTTAGATGCTAAGAAGGCTTTGGTCGAGTATGATAACACCATTCGCCAGATTAATTGGGATGCTTTTGATAGAACTCGTGATGACGTTGAAAACCTTATTACTGAAACAGACTTCCTTACAGAATTACTTAAGGATGTCGGAATAACTGATGATAATGGTAATATGACCAAAGAAGGTCAGGCTGCTCAGGCATTACTTGCACAGAAATACCAATTATACCTTAATCAAGCAAAAGCTTATAAAGATGAAATTGCTAAAATTGATGCTGATTTAGCCAATAATCCTTATGACAAAGAGTTACTTGACAGAAAACAAGACCTTATTGATAAGGAACAAGAAGCTATTAAGTCTGCTATGAGCGAAAAAGATGCCATTAAGAATTTGACTAATGATGCTTATAATGATTTTATTGATAAGCTTGGAGATGCCATTGATAAATACAAAGAGCTTATGAGTACTATGAAGGACGCTTACGATTATGAGAAATCTATTCGTGAGAAAACGGAAGCTCTTAATGCTTTAGAGAAACAATACTCTGCTCATCAAGGCGATAATTCTGAGGAAGGTAAGAAGAATATTCAGCAGCTTAAAGACCAGATTAATTCTGCTAAAGATGATTTGAAAGATACTGAATATGAAAAGCTTATTAGCGACACTGAGAAAATTTTAGATCAATTAAAAGATAATACACAAGAATGGCTCAATCAGCGTTTGGATCAATTGGATAATCTAATTCAGGATATTATTGACCAATCTAATGATAATGCTTCTGATATTGCAGAAACTATTACTTCTACTGCTGAAAATTATGGTTATAAACTAAGTGAATCAATGGCTTCTATATGGAGTACTAATACTGGTAATATAACTAAGGTTCTTGATAATTTCAGCACAAGTTTCATTGATAGCAATTCAAAGATTAAAGATGTTTGTGATAATATCAATTCCGCTGTACAGGGATTACTTGCAAATAGTAATGCCGAGGCACAGAGAGTTGCCGATGAGATTGCAAGACAGCAGGCTGAACAGAATGCAAGTTCTGATGGCGGTTACTCAGGCGGTAATGATTATTCTGGTGATGATTGGAGTGGAAACTGGGATACTGGTTCAGATGATAATGATTCTTCTGGAAGTGACGGTGTTGATTGGATATATAGTAAGGATTATTTCGATAAAAATAGTTTAAATATAGACACATCAATCGTAGATCGCCTTAAACTACACGATTATGATTCATCATTCGCAGCTCGTAGTCAGTACTACGATCAAATGGGTGGTGAAGGACAGTATTACGCTACTTATGATCAGAACGTGTGGATGCTTGATTGGATGAAAAGTCATGGTTATCGTAAAGGAACTAAATCAGCAATAAGTGGACTTCATATTTATGATGAAGATGATCCAGGTTCAGAAGTACTTGTTACTAAGTATGGTGTGCTTCGTCAGTTTGATTCAGGTGATACAGTATTCAATAAAGACCAAGTTGAAAAACTTTGGAATCTTTCTAAAGGAATCACTACACCAAACATGTATATGGATAATCTTGGTGCTAAGTTACCTGATATCTCTAATATGTCTAACAACCTGTCTAATAAGGTTGATGTCCAATTTGGAGATGTAACTTTATCATTACCTAATGTACGAAACTATGAAGACTTTATGAAAGAAGCCCAGAAAGATCCTAAGTTCGAAAAGATGATACAAAACATGACTCTTGGACAGACTCTAGGTAGGAATTCATTAAACAAATTAACATTTAGATAAAATATCAACTAAGGCATACCGTAATTGGTGTGCCTTTTATTTAAATTATCTTATACGGAGAATCAATAATGTCGAAAATAAAAAAAAATAAAGAAAGTAATGAATTGCAGTATTACAAAAGTCACTGCAATCTACTCGAAAAAGAAAACGCAGAACTAAAAGCTAAAATTGCCAATTATGAAATCACGGTTTCAATGAGTGGTAAAGGCGTTGATGAGAAGGTTAATGACCTCTCTCTGCTTATAAAAAAGGCACTTATATCGAAAAATATGTACGAAAAACTTTGTAATGAATATAAATCCAAGATTGCTGTTTTGGACGAAAAAATAGCCGAAATGGATTCAATTAAGGCAGGCTATATAAACAAATTGAATAAATTTTTCAAAAGTTTATTCAGAATTTTCAAATAAAAAAGGATGGTGAAAGACATGTTTACTGATTTTCAATATGCAAACGAGTTGGCAAGTGATTACGGATTAGTTGCGGTTAATTTCGACTCTTCCTCTGGCGGTGCTGAAACTGTCTCATCTGGTTCTAATCTGACATTCAATTCAATTAAATCGGTTGGGCAAGATATATCTGAATTATATGGAACATCATATGAAGAAGATTATTCTTTCACCATCCAGTTATGTAGATTAGATTATAACTGTGAACCTCTTCCAATAACACCAGAAGAATACAGTGCAATCAACAGGTGGCTTAATAGAAAGAGATTTGAACAGTTCAAAATAAATAAAGAAGGCTATGAGAACATATCCTTTTATGGATCATTTAATATCCAAGCAATTAAGATTAATGATGATATATATGGAATAGAATGCACGTTTACTTCCAATGCTGCTTATGCTTTTAATGATGGTAACGATTTAGTTTTCACAAATGTAAAGGAGTTCTGTGTACATGATGATTCAGATGAGATTGGAGAAACTTATCCTTACACGACAATAACTTGTAATGAAGCTGGTAATCTTACTATAACTAATTCAGCAGATAACGAATTATTTATTATTGAAAATTGTTCACAGGGAGAAAAAATCACTCTTGATAATAAGCATGGAATAATTACATCTGATAATCTTAATCACAAGATTGCCAATGATTTTAATTACAATTGGTTAAAAATTATAAACACATATAACAACAGAGATAATTACTACTCTTCTACACTTAATATAAATATAACTATGAATTATCAATCTGTTAGAAAGGTAGGAATTTAGTGCAGAAAATTAATGTAAAAAATTTACTTAGAATGCAGAAAACTGGTCAAGGCATAAGACCTTTACATATTATTCTAGGTAACAGAAATCTTGAAAAATTTGGCGAAATTATTAATATTCCTGCCGATTCTATAACATATCATCCACAATTCAATGTAGTTGACGAATTATCATTTAATGTATATAAAGAAAAAAATGATAATGTTGAAAATCTGTGGGATAAAATCGTTGATTTTAAAACGATATACGTTAAAGAATATGATGAATGGTTCGAGATTACAGTTGGAACAGACGAATCAGAAAAAAATACAAAGAAACTTGTAACAGCTAAATCGTTGTGTGAAGCTGAACTTGGGCAAGTAATTTTACACGACATTGAAATTAATACAGAGGATGATATTGCTCGTGAAGAATACACCGAGCCAACTATATTTTATAACCCTGATAAGAAAGATAGTTCTTTGCTGGATAGAATTTTTGAAAAAGCACCTGGTTATACAATTGCTCATGTCGATGAAACTCTCTTAAAAATTCAGCGTTCATTCAGCATAGATGGTACAAGCATATATGACTTCTTAACAAGCACTCTTTCTCAGGAAATTGGATGTATATTCTTATTTGATTCAAATACAAGAAGTGTCTACGTATACGATATGGAAACTTGTTGTTTGGATTGTGGATATAGAAGCGAAGATGTGTTTACAATTTGTCCTGAGTGTGAAGGAACAATTTTACATGAACCATATGGCAAAGATACATCAATCTTTGTAGATAAAAATAATCTTGGTTCTGAAATACAGCTAACATCGGAAACAGACAGTGTTAAAAACTGTTTTAGAGTTATTGGTGGAGATGATTTAATTAATGCAACATTGAAGAACATTAATCCTAACGGCAGTAATTATATATATTATTTCAATCAAGATACTTTGTCAGATATGCCAGACGAGCTACAATCTAAGATAAAATCATATGATGAACTTGTTGATGAATACACTAATAACAAATCTTTTTCCTTAGAAGCTTCTCTTGTAAATCAATATAACGATATTATTGAATATATCAAAAAATATTATCCCGAAACTATATATTCTTCTATTCAACAGCAGTATATAGGTTGGAGTAATATAACATCTGTGTATTATGATGTCATTGATTTATATTCTTATCTTAATAATTCTATGATGCCGACATGGAAGCAAGAGGATAAAACAGCGGCATCTCAATTAGCTTTGCTTACTCCATCTAATTTGTCTCCTGTAGCGGTTACAGATGTAAGTAAGATATCTGTTTACACTGCTAACAATGCAGTTCTTGCGATGGCAAAAGCAATCATTGATACTTCCATTTATAAGATTGAAATTCTTGATGGTTCTACACTTAAATCTCAAACATGGACTGGTCGCTTCAAATTAACCAATTATTCTGACAGTAAAGACACGGCTGAAATGAAAGATGTTATAAGTATTGAAATCAACGATGATTATATTGCTTACGTTAATCAGCAAGTAGATAAAGCGATGGGTAAGGTTAATGATCAAGGTCTTCAGGATATTTATAATACTAAAGATATTAACAAATTCAAGGAAGAAATTCACAAGTATTCTGCTCAAAGATTGACTTCTTACCAATCTGCTTATCAGTCAGCAATTAATATTCTCACTGAACAAGGTGTCGCATCTAATTCTTCTGATCTACACGATTCTATTTATCTCCCATATTATGAACGTTTTATCGCATTAGAGACTGAATTATCTTATAGAAATTCCCAATTAGACACAATCACAGGACTTGAGAAATATATTGAGGATTTAATATCTAAGACTCATAATGAGCTTGATTTTGAATCGTATATAGGTGAAGAATATTGGAAATTGTTCACTTATTATAGGCGTGAAGATGATTATAGTAACGAGAATTATATATCTGATGGACTGACCAATACTGAATTAATTGATAAAGCTAATGAATTATTGGTAGTTGCCAAGAAAGAATTAGTTAAATCTGGTGAGAAGCAATTCACTATCTCAGGTACATTGCAAAATCTCCTTCTATTAACTGACAAAGACGGAAACAGAATTTTCGAACCTATTCTTGATGATTTTACTTTGGGTAACTTTATCAGAACTAAGATTGATGGGAAAATTTATGTAATGAGATTGGCAGATATTTCAATTTCCTATGGAGATTTAAGCAAATTATCTGTCACATTTTCGGATGCATATAGATATGGAAGTCCAGATGTTAATATAGTTAAAGACATTCTTACAAAATCACAATCTATGGTATCAAGCTACTCTTCTACTGTTAAGCAGGCAAGCCAAGGTGAGAAAGCCAATCTTACATTTGAAAGATTGCAAAAAGAAGGATTAGATTCTGCTCTCTATAGTGTTCACAACACTAATTCAACTGCAATATTTGATGAGCATGGTATTCTTATTAGAAGTTATGACGATGTGATTGATGATTATAAAGATGAACAGGCACGAATTAATGCTAATGAATTTGTATATACGACAGATAGATGGAGAACTGCAATCACTGCATTGGGAAAGCAAAAATATACTCTTAATGGAGTTACACATGAAAAGTATGGTTTGAATACACAGTTTGTAATATCTGGTCTTATGGTTGCAGGTGATATATATTCGGCTAATTATTCTAATCTTAATAATGAATTAAAAGGAACACATATAAACCTTGAAACTGGTGGCTTCGAAATGGCTGACGGAAAGTTGATATATGATGCTAAAACTCAAAAATTAAGTTTAAAGAATGTAGAGTTATCAATTAACTTTAATAATGAAGAAAAAGATATTACAGATATTGTTGGAGATACCATTGTTTCTCAGACTATGCATTACTTAGTTTCAGACAAGTCTGAAGGAATTACTATAGAGTCTCAAGGATGGACAACAGATATCCAGTATGTGTCTAATGAGAAAAGATATCTTTGGATATATATAACTAATACCAAGTCAAATGGTGATACTGAAAATACGTCTCCTATAATTTATGGTGTATATGGCAAAGATGGAGAAAAAGGTGAACAAGGTATTCAAGGGGATACTGGTTCGTCATATTTTACATGGATAATGTATGCCGATGATACTAACGGTACAAATATATCGGATACCCCACTTAGTTCAACTCAATATATTGGTATAGCAACTAATAAAGAAAGCGAAAACAAGAGTAATAATCCTAAAGATTATACTTGGAGTAAATACATAGGAAATGATGGCGTGAGCGTAACAACTGTAGTTCCTATATATTTTTCGTCCAATTCAAAAGATACTGCACCTATTGCACCAATTAATGTTATTGAAAATAATGATACTGGATATGGACATTGGACGTTGGCGACACCACTGTATAACGAATTATATCCTTATTATTATACATGTAACCAAATTTTATACTCTAACAATGTATATCAATGGACTGTTGTTGTTAGAGATGGTGCAATTGAGAATATTGCCAAAACTGCTTATGATGCAAAAAAAGATACTGAAACCATCTCGGTAAGCATCTCTCAGTTTGATAAAGATATCAGTTCTTTGAACACTTTCAGAGAAAGCTCTGATGAAAAAATTAATGACTTATACGAAAAATATAATGATGAAATTGGTGTGATTAATCAGCACTTTGATTTTACTAAAGATGGTATTTTTATTAGTGCAACCGCTGACTCAGATGTTAAGTTGTGGCTGAGAAATAATCAAATTGTCTTTGTTGATAAATATAATAATAAACTAGCTTATTTCACCGATCAAATGCTTAATGTCAATAAGGTTAATACGTCAGATTGGTCGCAAATTGGTAACTTTAAATGGATACCATCTGCATCAGGTGGATTAAGATTAGTTAAGGTAAATTAATATGAAAGGAGTAATAAATGGCACAGTTAATAGTCGAAGGTTCAAATGGTCATCATTATTTTGAGCTTAATGTTTTTGAAACTTCTTATGACATTTCAAATAATTCAAGCGAAGTATATTATTCCTTAAATCTTGACGAATATAGTGGAGGGTGGAACTGGGATTGGAGTGGTTCACCAGATAAAATACAAGTACGTGTTACAATTGATGATGAAGATTTTTACAGCAATATTCCTGTATTTAATTGCGAAAAAACCACCATTATATCTGGATATAAAACAATATATCATAATTCTGATGGAACAAAAAATATTGATTTTAGCTTTGGCGTAAACGACACTACTGGTCAATATTATACTTGTGGTGATGCAAGTGGTTCTGGTGATATTGATTTAACCACTATTCCCCGATCCGCATCATGTGAATCATTTTCTAAACCAAATGATTTATCTGGTACATTTTCTGTATCATGTGCAACCCAAACAGATTCTTATTATTATAATCTAAGAATCAGTATTCCAAATATAATTAAAATTAAGGATATTGAATTAGGTAATAGAGGAGCTTATTCTTTTTCTGCCACTTTTTCTTTTAGTAAATCTGAGAGAGAAAGTATATATAATAGATATAATAATCAGAATTCTGTAACCATAGGAGTTGTTGTTGAAACATACTCTGATTCTGGATATTCAAATAAAATTGGCGAAAGTGACGAACTTACGCAAGTTGTAAGTTTTGTTTCGTCAGAGGTGCAACCTGATATATCTTGTGTAGTTTCAGATCCAACAAATTTTAAAGATGCCGTTGGTGGAGGAAAATTTATACAAAATATTTCTAAGGTTATGATTACTCCGAGTGCCACAATGAAATATGGCGCAACTTTTTCAAATGCAAGAGTATCTTTAGATGGAATGACTTATACAAGTAGTTCATTATCTTCAATAACAAGTAACGTTATTAAATTTTTATCTCTAAATTCTATATTTGACAATCTTCCATTAACACTAACTATAACAGATTCAAGAAATATATCTTCTACATATTCAACTAATATTGAAGTATATAGATATATATATCCTTATGTAGATATCTTCGAAGCAGTAAGATGTGATGACAATGGAACTCCAAACGAAGAAGGATATAATATAAAATTAAATATTAGTTCATATATATATAAATTAAATGACAATACACACACCTTTACGGTCAAAATTAAGAAAGCATCCGATTCTACTTATAATAGTATTGATAAACTTACTGATTTACCTGGCGTATATGACACTTTGACTGGAATATATAAATTTGAGAATAATGCCATAATTAAAGGTGTGTCTACCGAATATTCATATGATATAGTCTTAATCTTAAACGACACTATTAAAGGCGAATCCAGTTGTCATATTAGATTAGGTGTGGGTTATTCTTTAATTGATATTCATCCTTCGGCAAAAGGCGTAGCTTTTGGTAAAGTGTCGGAATATGAAGCTTTTGAATGTGCTATGCCATCCAGATTTACAAAAGATGTTTTGATTACAGATAATCTTAATGTGGGAGGAACTAGCATAGTTCAAGATCTTATTGGTGACACAGCAAAATTCACTGATATTAAAATAGATGATGGCTTAGAAATTCCTGTACTCTATGATAAATTAAATCAACGAGCCACAACAACATCATCAGATAAAGAGGCATTCCAGCGTTCATGGACTATTAATGGCACTGGTTTATTTATTCTTAATGCCGCAGTATGGACAGATACGACTAGCGATTATGGAACTACTGCTTGTGCTATATATGTTAATAGTGCATGTGTTACGGCAAATACACATCGTTATGGAGAATCATCAAATGCCGTTGAATTAGACGCAGGAGCGACATTTGTGTACTGGTTTCAAAACGTAGAAAATGTAAGTGTATTGCTAAAAGCAGGTTCAACAAAGACTGGAACAAAGACACTTACTTATACCTCTCAAGGTTTATTTGGTTTAACAGTATTGGAAGCTGCTTAAAGGAGTATATATTTCATATACTCCTTATTTTATTAGAAAGGAGAAAAAGATGCAAACAATTGCTAAAATTTCACTGGATTTGTACAACAAGAACATTGTTAAGGTATCGGCAAAACAATATGATACTGGACGTGGAATCGAAGTTACATGTACACACAATGGCATAATATACGATGTTGATACTAATACTACAAGTGCCTTTGTACGATTTAAGAAGCCAGATGGTTTTAATGTCTTTAATCAATGTGAAATTGTAAATAATAGAATCATGATTGAATTAACACAGCAAATGTTGGTCGTTCCAGGTAAATGTGATGTAGATGTCATGATTATGCGTAAAGTATATTCATTAGGTGAAAAGTCGATTGATGATATTATTCAGTTAGATGCACCCATAGTATCAACTATGAATTTTACACTCAATATTGAACCGATTCCTATTGATTATGATGATATTGAATCTTCTTATGAATTCGATGCACTCACAGAAGCTTTGGCTCATTTAGACAAACAAGATAAAATCATCAAAGACTTCCAAGACGATTTGAAAAATCATAAGTTTGTTTTAACAGATGATAAGAATGTAGCAAATGGAATTGCCCCTCTTGATATAAACAAAAAAATTCTTAGTGAAAATATAAATTTTGGTACTACAACTGGAACTGTGTTTGAAGGTAGTCGTGGTAAGACTGTTGAAAGTAATTTAGATGCACATGTTACGAATAGGAGTAATCCTCATTCAGTAACAAAGTCTCAGGTAGGTCTTGGAAACGTTGATAATACAGCTGATGCAAATAAATCTGTTAAATACGCTACAAGTGCAGGTTCAACTACTACAGCTACAAAAGCGACACAAGATTCAGCTGGTCAGCAGATTAATACAACATACATTAAAAGTTTATCTGTAAGTGGCAAAGTAATTACTTATGCCAAAGGCGATGGAACTACAGGTACTATTACTACGCAAGATACAAATACAACGAATACTACGGGTTCAACAAATACATCAAGTAAGATATTCTTGGTTGGTGCTACTTCACAAGCAGCATCTCCCGTAACATACTCTCATGATACGGCTTATGTTGGAACTGATGGATGTTTATATAGCAACAGCACTAGAGTTGTGTCTGAAGTAACGCAATCTACAGAACCAACAATACAAAAAACTGGTGATTATTGGATCATCGAGGGATAATTGAAAGGAGGAAATAAAATATGGCACTTTCATCTGGTTATAAAAAAATAACTAGAACACAAAAACAGTCCGATGGAAATTATAAAAAAATTTCTGAATGGACATCTTCTACAAGTGTTGAACGTGATAATGGTGAAACAATAGAAACTTCAGTATCAAAATTAGAGAGCGATCTATCTTCTCTTTCTAAGACGGTTACGAACAATAAAACTTCGTGGGGAGATAAATACACTAAAAATGAGATTGATAATAAATTTTCTACTTTGGAAACAAACATTGATTGGAAAGAGAGTGTAGCAACGTATAGCGACATTGCAAAAACGTATCCTAATCCTGCTGATGGATGGACGGTAAACGTAAAAGACACAGATTATACATATCGTTACAATGGTACTGGATGGGTTGCTATTTCTGCAAATGCAATTCCAAAGGCAACTACTTCGGTTGACGGTTTATTAAGTAAAACAGACAAAGCACACTATGATGATGCTTATTCAAAACGACACACTCATAGTAATAAGTCCGTTATTGACGGAATTACATCTACTTTGGTTAATAACTGGAATTCTGCAAAAACTCATGCCGACTCAGCACATGCTCCAAGTGATGCACAAGCAAACGTAATTGAAACTGTAAAGGTGAATGGGACTGCTCTTACACCTTCTTCTAAAGCTGTGAATGTAAATGTACCTACAAAAGTTTCTCAATTAACAAATGATAGCGGATATAAAACAACGGATAACAATACAACATATTCATTGTCTAAATCAGGAAGCACTATTACTCTTACTGGTTCTGACGGTAGTAAGACTTCTGTATCCGATTCGGATACTAATACATGGAGAGGTATACAGAATAATTTAACAAGTACTTCTACAACGGATTCATTATCTGCTTTTATGGGAAAACAATTAAAGAGTATGATTGATACACTTATAACAACAGGTTATTATGATACCATGTGGTCAAACGACGCAGGTAGTATGAATTATTATATAAGATTTTCGACTGGTATTATGATTATGGTCACAATAATTCCTGATGGATGGTCAGTAGAAAATAATACTCGTTATATTTATCCTGTATCATTTATAAATAACAACTATGCCTTAATAGCAGTAGATAATACAAGTACTAATGGACAAACTAGTGGCGGCTTTGATAGAAGAATCCCTATGATACGTCATGAAAGAAATTATTTTACTGTATGGTCAAATTCAGTAACTCCTGGCGATGATAACTTTTACAATGAAGGTATAGAAGATAGTATGAGCGTTATTTGTATAGGAAGATGGAAATAGGAGGTAAAAATGTCAGACACAGCAATAGAAAATACATTATATGTTGTATACACTTCTCAGGGTGTTTTTATTGGATTTTATGATGATATTGAAGCAATTAATTCAATTTTGCAAGAAAATAATGAATACATATATAAGCCAATTACTCGTGAGATACGAGATTTTATATTGTCAGAACCATTTAATCCAGCAAAAGATATTTTATTTAATATGAATTTTCTCACATCTGAGGTGAATATTATTGATGATAAAAAGTATTTGTTACAAGAATATTCTAGTGCCATTATAGATATGGAGAAAATAAAAAATAAAATGTGTAAAAACATTAAAACAAAATGTGGTGAATATATTACTAGCGGATTAAGTATACAACTGTCAGATGGTTCAGAAAAGGACTTTACATACTCTTTAGAAGACCAAATAAATATTAAATCATTTGTTGATAATTTTAAGTCTGGAGATATGCTTGTATATCATGGTACAGGTGAAATGTTTAATTTATATTCATATGATGATATCTTAAAAATATACAAAGAACTCGAAAATAATAAGATATATAACCTAATTTACACAAGTGTATTATGTCAATATATTATGAAAGAATACACTGAAGAAATGTATTGCAATAAAGAAATAATTGGATATGGTTATTCCAATGAACAAATTCTAAAGGAGGTAAATACTCAATATGAAGCACAATTATTACAGTGAAAATGGATCACAAATAAAGATTATTCATCTTCCTGGTAGTGGTTTAGAAGAACATCGTGAACTTGCAGAATATAACCTTGATAGAAGTTTTAATATATCAAAAGATTTATCAATTATATCTGTTATGAATAGTCAGTGCGAGAAAGATTCGTTTATTCTTAAACAGTGTGAATTTAATAATATTAAATTACTTAATACTGCTTCTGATGTAATATTTTGGAATAACCCTATTAAGATTGAACATATTCTTGAATGTTTAAGAAAAGTTACAACTAAGTATGCACTTATTCTTGATGGCAGAGATACTGTAATTACTGGAGATTTAGATGATTCATTTATAGAAAAATATCTTGCATTTGATACTCCAATAGTTTTTAATGGTACACCAGTTGCTTATCCAAGTAGTCCTATAATTGAAAGTTTGCAAGAAATTATTAAAATCAAAGGAAAACAAAAATATCTTAATGCTGGTGTATGCATTGGAGATAAAGATAGCCTTATTTCCTTTTACACAAAAGCACAAGAAATAAAAAATAATATGTTTAATAACAATAACTCAGAACAATATCTTATTAGACTGACAAAGAAAAGAAATCCTAAGTTAGCAACTGTTGATTACAACAACAATATATTTAGAATTGTTCATAAATATGACTCTAAAATTATTGAAAATGAAAATGGAGATTTTATTATCAGTTAATAAAAAAGGGGGAAAATAATATTGAATATACTGATATGTGGATATGGCAATATTGGAAAACACATAGAAAAAGAATTCTATAAGTTAAAACAAGCAATTAGTGTATATGATAAATATAATAAATCTTTCTCAGACAAAGATATATTGAATGATAAATTTAATTATGCATTCGTTTGTGTTCCTACAGAAATGAAAGAAGATGGTTCTTGTGATACGTCTGAAATTGAATGGATAATACCTAAAATTAAAGCAGATGTTATTATAATTAAATCAGCTATTCCTGTAGGAACTTGTGAATCTTTTCATCTTGAAAATATAGTAATAAGCCCCGAATATTATGGAACTACACAGCATAGCCTTGAATCTCCTAATTTTGTTATTCTAGGAGGAAATAAAACATACTCTTCTATGTGTGTAGAACTATATTCCAAGGTAAAAGATGGATCGTTTAGATTTATTTTTACAGACTGGCGTACGGCAGAATTGGCAAAATACATGGAGAATTGTTGGATTGCTACAAAGGTTACATTTTGTAATGAATTTGCCAAAATTGCTGAAGCATATGGAATAAATTATCCTGAATTAAGAGAATGCTTTGTTGCAGATGAAAGAGTAAGTTCATCTCATACATATGTTTATAAAGATAAACCTTATTATGATTCTCATTGTTTAAACAAAGACATTCCTGCACTATTAATGATGGCAAAAGATAATGATATTCAAACACCTCTTATGACAAGCATTTTTAAGATAAACAACCAAATAAAAAATAGTAATACATCGGACAATAATACCATTTAAAGTATTAATTATGCGCATAATGCAAAATTAAAAATGAGATTTATATAATGAAATAGGGTAGTTGAGATTTTATTCTCTTCTACCCTATTTTTTACGATTTTATATGGTATAATTATTTCAGTTGATATTTGTGGAGGTATTTATGAAAGAGGGAATTGAAGCTTATATTATTGAGAGCAATTTAAAGGTTAGAAAGGTAACTGTCGCTCATGTTACTGGTAATCTTGCTACTGTACGATTTGAAGAAGGCGGTGGAATCAGAGTACCTATTAATAGATTGTACGGATCTGAGGAAGAGGCTGCTAAAGAATTGAAATATAAAACCGAAGCGAAAAAACCGCCTCATAACTATTTGAACGGGCAATTGTTATAAAATAAATTTAAAGGAGATGTATTTTTGTACCGACCCCCAAAAGTTAGACCTAAGAATCTAACGATTGGAGGTCGGTATTT